AAATTACACCCACGATTAGAGCAGAATTGGAACAATTTCTACAACAAGAAGGCTTAACATTATCGCAATTTGGACAAATTACAGGGATGAATAGGGGAATAATAAGTAGCATTGTAACAGGTAACAAATCTATGTCTATTAATCAGCTTGATCGAATTACTGAAGCTATGGGCTTACCAGAGGGTCACTTTTACGACTTGTTCGTAGAAAACTACATCATCGACCATCCTCCTAATATGAGGCGAATTGAGCCATTTTTATATCGCTGTGCGGAGTTGGACAAGCTCGGTGTGATCCGTCGAGTGGTGGGAGCCATCATGGATAATTTACTGTATTCGCCCAAGCTATTTGAAATTGCAGAAGGATTGTTGGCGCAGGGACGACTAGAAGCGGCATTGATACTCTATGAGGGGGTAGCTGAAGCGGAGAAATATCAACACTCTGAACGTTTGGCGATATGCCAGTATCGTTTGTTCACGATTCGTGTTGGAGATGATCAAGAGAAAAGCTATGATGCAGCCGTTCAATTCGAACCTTACATTGAACGATTAGATGAGATTGATCAACTTGATGCACTAAGAGCCTTAGTGAATATATATCGTTCTCTGCGAAAATGGGCTAAATTGGATACATTTGCTACAGCTTTAGGAAATAAAGCTGAGATACAATACAAAATTGACCTACAGCGTACAAAGAGCGAACAAACAAAGAAACCTTTTTACCCTCCATTTGTTTACTGGGCATTTTCACATTTAATCCGTGCTGAAGTTTGTGATGCTAATAAAGATTATGAGACAGCACTCCAGCATATCCAAAAATATGCTGATTTAAGCTGGGTAGAAGAAAAAGATGAAACGACTCTAAAATGGAAAAATCAATTCAAGGAATGGGCAAACGCTAATACTTATGTAAATAGGCTTCTTGCAGGTGAAATAAACGTGCTTCTCGATTATGTAGCTTATTTTTCTCTAAGAAAAGATGAAGTTCTTCCTGCGCTTGATATTATAGTTGAGGCGGCAAATCGATATCATTTTGATGTAGATGATATTTTGAAACAATTTGAGGTGGAAATCTTATCTTATCTAGAGGAACAAAAAATCGAAAGTTTTTATACTCAGCGATTCGTAACAGAACGTTATATACACTTTTCTAAGGAATTAGCTGTTTATTATTTGACCAAAGGAAGATTTTCTGATGGCTTTACTTTTTTATTAAGTTGTTTGGCAAAATCTACATTAAACAATAACAAATCGTATATAATTAAATGTGTAAGGCTCTATGAGTCTTATCAAGAGTATGCGTCAACTGAGACGAAGGTATCGTACAGAAATTTGATTAAAGAGGTGGGAGAAGATGAAGCGTAAAATAATTACAACCTTATTGGTAACCAGTTTTATGCTAGTAGCAGTAGTGGTCGCACCTATACAATTTCAAGATAAAGGATCTAGTTACCAGCCAGCACATCACGGTGAAATTTAATCTTTCCTAATATGGATCAAAGGTAAACAGGGTAGCACACTAAAGTATATGATCAGTTTTGGAAGAGGTTAGATGGGATTGTCCGTCTAGCCTCTTTGATATGAAAATAAAGTACAATTTATACCACTAAATAGACTTTTTATTGAATTATATCGAAAAAATTACCTTTAATGTGAAACTTTTGGTTCGTTTTATGAGTATAATTAGTGTGGTAACCAAAAATTACAAAAAGGAGATGATACATAGTAATTTAATGGTATAAGGAGTTACCACATCAAACCATTTTCTGAAGGGAGTTTTTCTGTTGAAGAAAGGAAGTAAGTTTTTTGCATTATTGATATCGTCTTTGTTATTGGTTATTGCTCCTCTTTCTGTTACTGCTGCTTCTGTTCAGTCTGAAGAAGAATCTGCTAAACAAGCAGTTGTAAATTATATCGATGCTATTAATAACAAGGATGCCGATGAGTTAGCCAAGTGGGTTGATGATTCAAGATTTACATCTCCAGATGAGCAAAAAAAGCAATATAAAGAACTCTTTCAAAATGATGAATTTTCATCATATTCTATCGGGGATTTCAAGCAAGACGGAAAAGAATATGATGTGACTATTGATTTAACACGTAAAGATAGTGGAGAAGTAAACACCGTAACATTGCCTGTGGTTAAATATGGCGACCAATGGAAATTGGTTGTGGTCGGTGAAGAAACTAAAAGCGAACAGGTGAAATTGCAAATTCAAAAAGATAGAGGAGAAAATGATAAAATTGAACTAGACAAAAACAAAATAATTAAGCCACAAGCAAGCGCCATTGCTAACTGGGATTTTTCATTGACAAAAAATGATGGAGGGCTTTATACAAGGACTACGGCATACAGCTCCAGTTCATTCAATATGACGGGAAATTCATTAACAATGAATGGATGGCAGGAACTACCTGGCACCACCAGTGGTGTGAGTCTTGTATATCAAATTGTTAAAAAAGGTTTTGTAAATGATGATGTGTACGGAGAACAAATACTGTCGGGTAGATATCGTGAAAATGGTAGTTGGTATTCATTCTCTTTGAGTAAAAGTGGTCTTGCGCCTCAAACCGGACTTTACATTAAAATTTCTAATCCAAGCGCTGAGCGTGGTGCTATGGGGGCAGGAAATGCATATCAGTAATTTTAATTGAAATAAAAGTAAATCTACCCGTTTTTGTGTGGGTAGATTTACTTTTATAATACACATAAATATTTTGAGCAATTTAATGAGGTGAAAGTATGACAGATAATCAAGAAAAAAATATAGAAGGCTTACAGGATGAATTTTTGAATGAATTAATGAAGTATAATGAAAATGAACAAAAAAAGATTTTAGTCAGAGCAATAGAAGATATTAAAAAAAAGAAGTATTTGAAAAAAGAAACTGAAAGTTTAAGGGACATTCTTTCACTAAAGATGGTAGGAATAATTCTGATTGTTGGAATATCTCTTCCAGTTATTTTTTATGTTTTATTTATTTGGATTTCTCTGTTGGTTGAGGATTAATGCAGTTTTTACAACTTGTATGTAACAGTGACGAATCTAAAACTAGATAATACAACCCAAAGATTAAATAAACTATTAGAAAAATTTTAATACTTGTGACATTGTATATGAAGTTGCTGCCTTTGAAGTGAAGGGTGTTGGGAATAAATATTTTATTTAATAAATATAAGGCAACCGAAAGCACTTCTCATACATGGAGGTTAAAATAGGCAGTCTATTTTACGATTCACAATCTTTTTTCATAGTAGGATTAAGGGAAGGGGCGTAAATGCAGATACCGTTATACTTAGTGACTACTTCAATCCGACCACTCGATGCTTTTAAGGGCTTGCTAAAACAATTGAAGAAAAACGGACGTAATAGTATCAATCTACCCGATCCATGCAGTACTTTCGTTTCCTTTATATGTATATCTCATCTAATAAAGAAAAAAGGGGAACCCTCATTAATATTGAGAGTTCCCCTTTGATTTTACTGTTTTACTGGTGTTGCTGCTATTGATGTATCCAATAATCGGATACCTTTATGGACTAGAATTTCGATTAACTTCAATTCTTTATCGGTTGGTGTAACTTCCAGCCTATTCAACAATCCATCAACTGTTTCAACGGCTACCTTTTCCTTTTGTTCAAATGTCAAAGCGTCATTGGAATAATTATGTACATATTCAATTACTTCACTTGCCACATCTAAAACAAAATTAGCTTTGCCTTTATGCTGTTCAGCAATTGGAAGTACCTCTAAAATCAATTTTCCTACATCGACACTCCCAAGAATACTATCCGTATCACTCAGATTGACACCTCTCTTTTTAAACCAAGTAATAACCAATACACCTAATAGCACAAACAACACTGTTCCACCAATAATATAAATATCATTCACCTTACATTTCTCCTTGTTATAAGAATAAAAAGAGAGGAACCTATGTCCCTCTCTGTCTAAAACTATTATTTATCCATGACATACTGTTCAGTATTATATGCTCGTGATCTTCCTGCTGAAACATTCTCTGTACGAAGTGTTCTTTTCTTACTCCAAGTCGTTCCTTCTTTTGGATTATTAAGAGGAGCTATCTTCTTGGTTTTTAGTGTTTCTATTTTACCGGGATCATACCACATATTTTTTATTTTCATTAGAAGTTCTTCGCTTTTATTAGCCCATTCATCACCTAGTATTAAAAGGGCTAGTTGTTCAATGGTTGGATTGCTAATTCCTCTGACTTCGAAATACTTATGCAATTTTTTTAGAAATTTATTATAATCTATTGCTTCTGGCATAGGGGGGAATATTATTAATCCAACCATTGACCTAATCTCATGCTTTAAGGAATACTCATCTGCTTTGTTTTGTAATAGTGCAATTCCAGAGCTTACATCGACAATTCCATTTATGACATTGAATCTTATTATGCATGTTGAACCAACACAAAGTTTACTTCCAGTTATTCTATTATGTAGTACAAAATTGTGTTTTAGATTGGAAGTATGGCACAATTGACACTTATTATCGAAGTTATCAGAAGTTGAATCGATAACGTCATCTATTTCCCATTCTTTTTTTGCATCATCGAAGTTTTTAGCATAACTTCGCCTTAACATGTTCTTTACAACTAGCGGTCTGGGGGTTGAATTCTCCACTTTAGCATCGTATCTAACAACTATACGTTTATTGCTTGTGAAAGGCTTCAAGTAATCACTCTCCATACTATATTTAGAGCGAACGTGCTGTTCAAACTCCACATATAGTATATCCTAAATATTTCCGACTGTAAACGACAAAATAAGATATTTTATGTCGATTGATGTCGAAATGTGAATTATTTAAAGAATCCTTTGCGATACATCACAGTAATTAAACGATAAAAGTCATAGCTGCCACCTGATGTTGTATCTACAGCGCCAGCATTCTTGGCAGCCACACACGCCTCTATTGCCCAATCTGGAATCTTATCCATAGACAACTTAGAGGTCAATTGCTTTATTTGTTCTTGTAATGCTTGAAAATCTGCTTTTTCTTCTTTTGTCATAGGTTGATCTTCCTCACTAATATTATTTTGACCTTTCAATCTATTCAGTTCTTCTTGAATCTGAGGCAGAAAATTCTTTTTAGCTGCTGCTATTGTATTTCCATCTCCCCAAAATGCTGTACCCGGACATGTTTTACTTGATTCCCCGGGAGTATAATCGTTCAAACGTGTACCTCCATACGTAAACCATGCGTGATAGACAATATGATTCGTATCGATAGATAGATTAAACTTTTCAACTAGACAAGCATAAACATGAACAATGGCGCGCTTCTGTTTGTCGGTCATAATGTCATTACCCTTGTCGAAGTAACCAATGATCTCAATACAAATTGCTCCACTGTTAGCATTACGAATCCCAGCAGGCGTTTTGTCTAGGTTCCTGTCTAATGAAATAGCTACTTTTCCATCTTCAAATATGGTTATATTTTGACCTGTTCCAGACCATCCCTCACTTAAATGATATCTTCTCATTCCTTCAAGACACTCAAAATGATCTTGTTGAGCAGTACCATTAACCATTCTGCGTGTTTTATAGTTAGGCGAGGCTGTATGATGGACTTGAAGACGGTCAATGTTTCTAGAAACGACTTGTTTGCTTAGCCATTCACGGAACTCATCCCGATCCATGAGTAAAAAGTTACCTAGTTGAATCATTTGAATCATTCCCTTCTGAGATGTCGTTGTCTTCCATAAACTCTTTCTTCTTCTTTTTAACTAAAATTAGAAACCAAGCCATATCTGTATGTCCTGCATCAATTAAGTTCTCGGCAATACTTTGTGTCTCTCTAAAAAACATGAACCCATAACAAATCGATGTAATTGCGATAGCTATTTGTGGTAGAAACTCTGTGAATCTCATAAATAAACCACAACAAATCATAACCATCAAAACACTTACAAGCTTTTTCTTTGTTCCTCTCCACATGGATTCAGAGGATATCTTTCTTGTTATAATTGCATTTCGAAAACCACCATTTTGCATTGAAATAGCATAATACTTCGTTGCTATATCTAAAATAAGTGCAACAAAGAGGCCAATAGTAGGAGCCACATATGCTTCATTGGGGAAAAGTAAATACGAAACAATGGTTGAAATAAACACAAAAACAGGTCTAACATACTCGACTGACTTATAGGCATACTCATAAGCACCAGTCATTATTTCTAAAAATTCATTCTCTTTCATTGGTTAAACCTACTTTTCAATAATATAAAAGACTCCTCAGAGCAGAAGAGTCTTCGTAAAATGTCTCTTTTATAAAATGTACCAATACACACCAGACGTTCTACCTTTGACTATAATAAAGCTGCTTAAGTCGCTTACGTCTCTTTTTCTGATTTGTGCAACTGCATTTAAATCATTCTCTCTGGCTAACCTTGGATACAAGTAGCCACCTAATTCAGGTCTACTAATCATTACTTTAGACTCAACGTTATGAACATTCTTGATGTCTACAGTTGAATCCAAGTCATTTTTCTGGCGAATATCGATTGCCACATCTAAATATTCACGGTTCTTTACATATAGAGAGCCATCGATATCGTAGAACTTTTTCACTTCAATAGATGCGCCTAAGTCTGGTCGTGAAACTATTACAGTGGCTTCTCGATAATCAAAGTATGGCACTTGAACAAATGAATCTAAGTCATTATCTCCAATAGCTCTGATAACAACACTGCTACCTAAGTCAGGCTTATTTACAATCAAACTACTTTTAACATCAGAAAATCTTATGCCTTGAACCATAAGGCTTGATTCTATATCGCTATTTATACGCTTATACTTAGACACCGTTAAACTTGCATTCATTTCTGGTCTAGATACAGAAATCGAGCTATCAATTGTAGATTCACGTCTGTATGCTACTGTTAGCTCACTTTCAAGGCTCATCTTAGGATCAACTGTTAACCTTGCTCCCAAATCAGGTCTGGATATAATCACCGATGAGTCGGGTGCAGATGTTCCAAAGTTAGCAACACTAATAGATGCAGATAGGTCATCATCTTTGCGATACACAACCTTCAAGGAGCTGTTTATGTCTGGTCTGGAGATTGCCAAGATTGAATCTGTATCATGCTGCATAAAGTCTTTGTACTTGTGGACATATAAAGAAGCAGGGAGATAGTTAAATCCAAAATTACTTTTAACCGTAAGACTACCTGTTACTTCTTTTCTGCCAGCACCATAGATATATAGGGAAGAATTTAAGTCTCCTCGTCCAAAACTATAGTTCTGACTTGTGATGTACTTAAGCTGGAGAACAGGAGGTTTAAGTGATTCTCGTGTATTAAAATATGTTGGATGTGAACTTTCGGATTTAATTATCAATCCGTAGTTGATTAGCGATTCATCCTGCCAACGTTTAACCAAGTCAAAAACATCGAATTCAATGTATTTGCTCGTTCTGTTGACTGTGTAAGAGTCCAATAATAATTCTATTCCGTAGGGTTTGTTGGCATAAGTAATACCATATTCACGCCAAAGTGTATTCGGCTGATACACTTTAATATCCGTGTCATCCGTAAAACTTCCACTATAATATAGTCGTAACTTAGCTTCTTCGAGCTTATTTAAATCAGGAACTACAACTTTTAGGTCACCAAAGTTAACGAATGACTCAAATTGTTCTGTATCTGACTGCCCAATCATCATAGATTGTGTATCGCCATAGTTTACCGTTTGCAAGTCTGAACGACTACGCGTTGTAGCATCCTCGATTGGGTTTAAGTCCTTGGTGACTCTAGGAGCTTCCATTAGCTCAAACTTACCTAGTAATCTGTTGTGCGGTCTGACTTCCAATGTACCAGCTAGATAATTGACAGAGGTTGATTCCAATACTGAATTAATATCAGTATTACCTCTATATTTGATATCTAATTGACTGCTAACGTCTGCTGATCTCTGAACACGTATAGTAATCGTTGCATCTACAGTTGTTTCTCTGCGATAAGCAACCAACATTTCAGAATTTACTTCACTTGTTTCTTGCCGATAGAGTACAAACTTACCCTCCATACGATTGGAGGGCGATTTTATAAATATTTCACCGCCTAAATCATTGTATACATCCAATTGCTCACTTCCTAACATCACATTGTATTGTGACTATACTGCCGCTTTATTTGAGTTAATCTTGAGTTCAAATATACCGTTGGGTACTGGCTTGGCTTCAATATCTGCAACAATCCTCACATAGAATTCTTGTGTTTCTAATGGTTTGGTAAGCCCATATGTAATATAGTCTGTTGCTAAAAATGGAGACTGAGTACGCGATAATTCTATTGTCACACCTTCAGGCAATTTTTCTTTATTCACCTCAAGCAACAAATTATCAATGGGGTATCCGAGTTGATTTTTGATTACAACCTTTTGGTCTAACGTAGTTTGACCAGCAAAGATCATACCGAAATCTAAATACTTCAGAATACCACCAAAAGTATCTGATAGATACTCTCCAGACTCATCCATAAACATTAGTCCTGTGTATGTTCCTGCAAAGGTTGTTTGCCAGTAATCTGTATTGCCCCAATAATCCTTAAACTCCACACGTAATTTATTGTCTTTATCAAAATGCATATCTCGTTCGGAAATATTGAGATTGATATCAACAGGAGAGAGGGCTAAACGAGTAAATGAACCATCATTAGGGAAATAGGGAAGATCGTTGAGTAATACACGATATTGTACCTTACCCTTATCTTCATCGTTTATTTGTCCAAGAATTTTTCCACTGTTAAATGTGAGTTGAATCGTCGCTTCTGTGTTAAGAACATAAAAAGATAAATTCTGAAATTTGGTGTCGTCAACATTTGATTTGATAACCAGTTGAGTGGCATCAATTTTTGTGGGATTGAGCGATTCTTGTTTCTTGTCTTCTATGTAATATCCGAATCTAATTTTGTCTCCCAGATTATTAAAATGGCTTTCAACTAGCTTAGATATTTCTTTGTACGACATTGCTTGCTTTTTAATTGTGTTCATATCATCAACAGTTACTTCTATCCACTTACCATAACGGAATGTCTTCCAAGTCAAACCAGAATCAAATGACAGCAAAAACTTTGCATTATTACTAGCGCTCTTGACTATCGTAATCGCCTGTAGGGAACCGGGTAGAGTGAAGTCGTTAGATTGCTTAATGAACTGATTGACTGGCAAAGCACCAAGCGAGAGATTAGGTGGATTAATTGGTTCATCAGTCCACGTTACAACTTCAAAATTATTTTGGATATCATCTAATGGGGAATAATTAACATTATACTCTAAAGAGGCTGCTGTCTTAGTTAATTCATCGGTATAGTAGAGGACGTCAATATTGTCACCAAGTTCATCATATAGGATGAAAGATTCGGTTTCTAGCGAGATGGACGATTCGGTTTGTTGTGTATCATCTGTATATTCAACAACATTAATCTCATTATCTTGCCATTCCTCAGCAAAAGTAAACGGGGTAGTCTCAATAATGAATTGAGTAGATGTTGTAGAAGGATCGTCTGAGTAATAACATAGTTCAACATCTCCTTGAAGTTGTTGCCAAGCTGATTCAGGAATAATTGAAACATCAATCATACCTTTGGTAATATAATCACTTTCAGATGGAGATGTTCCAGAAATACCAACTTCAATAAAGTTAGAACCATCATAGACTTTATATTTGCTGTCATTGTAAACCATGCATCGCTTATCAAATACAACACCAAACATTTCAATCTCATAAATAAACAAATAATAAGCATGTCCATTGTTTTGTGTTACATTCACTCGGTAACTTGTAAATCGTTTATCATTGGTGATTTGAAACTCCCTAGTCGTGACCGATCCCCATCCAGCCGAAACCCAATCAATTTGATTGGCTTGAGTATCTAATACTGTCCAATTGGTATTGTCATTTGATCCTTCGAACGTCCAAGTTTTGGGAGCCATTCTACCGTCTTCACCACCAGATTTAACAGTATACTTTTTTATAATTTGAGGGGTTGGAAATTCATAATATATTCTTGCGCTAATTGTTCCTCTGGAAGTAGACCAGTAGGTATTGGCTTTTCCATCAAAAGCACACCATCCGTCTGTGGCAGCGTTCTCAACAGAAGTGGCACTCACTTTTCCGCTTGGAGCGGTATTTGAGGTCATAGCTGGAATCATATTCTTTAAGTACATAGGCTTCCTCCTTTCTGTTACGTGATAGACACATTTTTAATAGGATTTTTTTCACTAATGGAATGCTTAAAAACCTTTCCTGAGCCAACTGAACTATTTTTCGTTGTTTTTATAAGTATGTGACTATGCTTATTATCTAAGTCAATTTCTTCTTCCTTGACGAAACCGTAAGCTGAATAATCGTTTTCTTCAAAGGTTGGAGTAATAACAACTGGAATGTAATCATAGAACTGAACTACGAAAAATGTAACCCAATCACGAAGACTGGTCGCTTTTGTCATCTCCAACTTGTAGTAGTAATAAGGTGAAGCTTTCGGAACGATATAAGATTGAACTGTAGTCATATTGACAGGAATGTTAGTTTTAGTGTCTAGAGTAACCCATGAGACTCCATCATTTGATGCCATCAATTTAAAGTCTATTAATCCAGCCAAAAACTCATATTTTTTAACTGTTACTGGCGTATTGAATTTATAGCCCACATAGGCTGGCGCACCAGCAGAAGGGACGAAATTTGTAGCATAGCCTGAAATATTATCCCCATCAAATGCAAACCAATTAGGTGTGTATGCACCTGAGCTAATGACAGATCCATTTTCACCAACGGCTGACTTAAGTTTTGGAACTAAGGGCTTCATAGGAACTGCCCCATAAGCAATGTCATCTTTTAATATCAAAAACTTATCAACCATTTCCCATGCATATGGAAGAAATCCAGTAGGTGGCGTATATTTAAAAGTTGATGCTCCAAAATTAGCGGTCATTACAGTAGCATCACTGCTACTTTGTCCAGAAGAAACAAAAGGATACACTGGTCCCATAGAGAGAATATTAGTATGTGAAACGCCTTGGGTGATTCCATTTTTCCAAAATTCTAAGCTTCCGTTATCTAAATCAAGCAATACGGATATAGTGTCAGTTGAAATATATTTGGCTCCATAAGCTACCCATTCAGGACTCTTCCTACCATCGACATAATAACCACGTACATATGTAGAGCTAGTATCATTCGAGTTCAAATTAGAAAAATCATTTAATATGCCGACAATAGGATTAGCAAAAGTGCCTGAGAAACTTATCTCCCAATACCATTTTCCACTGGTTTTACCTACAGAACACCTTGCCTTAACTGAAGAACTTGGCGTAGTTGCTGACAGGTTTCCATTGGACAAGACTGTAGTGGAACCCTTGTTAATTGAATCCCAAGTGATCAGTGAATTGATTGCCATGATAACATCCTTTCTATTTGAATATAATCTTACCTACCCTTTTTTCGTTTAGATCGACTTTGTGTTTAAAAACTTTACCCATCCCCAAAGCTGCACTCGAACTCTGAACATCCGTGTATCTATTTAAACGACTACTAAGGTTAAGAGGGCTATCAAAATTCATTCCGTATTTTTGAAATGAGGATTCATTGTTATGTGTCATTTCAATTAAGCTAGGGACGCTTAATAATTCAAACAATTTTAGTTCCCCAACACTGGTGTAGTCTGTTGCCCCATTGTTTGCAGTCCAGTTGATTCTATAAGCTGTAAACGCCTTAATATTGTCAATTTCAAAAACTTTATCAGTCGTAGGAGTACTCCATATTTGTTTGGATTGTCTGTCTAGCACTTCCCATTTTCCATCAAATCCATTTGTGCTATCATTAGATCCTTCAAATGTCCAGTTTCTAGGCAGACGATTATAGCTATTCAGTGTTCCATTTCGAACTGCATACTTACAAATTACTTTTGGCGTTGTAAACTTATATCCTAAGAATCCCACTCCACCCGAGCTGCTAGTAGAACAGTAACCTTCAGTTTCATCGTTTTGATTGAAAGCAAGATAAGCTTCGTTTATGCCAAGAGCACCTTTTGAAAAAGCCAATCCAGACGGTGCAGCGTTGTTTGTCATTTTAGGAATGATTGTTGTATCGGAAATTTTATTTGGAGTAGTAGAATAGAACTTATTATTCGATGAAAGTATTACTTTAATATACTTTAGGCTACCCCAAGCAAATTCGCCGTTGTACACGCCGTTTATAGTTGTTTGGGTAGTTGGATTATAGTCAGCGTCAAAGGCAGTCACTATGTTTCCAACATCAGGCGTGAAACTATTTGCTATTGCACAATTAATAAAGTCATTTCTAACACCATTGTCAGTACTAGAGAAAATGGGGAGTATAGAACAATTAACATACTCCAGTTTTTTAATCGTCGCACCAGCAGAATTACCAGCAAAAATAGGAAACCACGTTGGAGCATATGGCTTGTTATCCCATACACAATTCCTAAACGAGAGGTTAAGAACCGAACCATCAAAGAAATATTCATACGTTCTTGCATCTCCAGCGCTAGCACTTGATTTCTGTATAATTAAACCGATAAATTGATTCAGTTTATTCATCACGAAACCGCCAGAAGTTGTGCTAGTTAGGCTGAGTATGACACGCTTAGTCTTATCCCTAAGAGCAATAGTAGCTATAGTAATTGCATAATTTGCATTCAATATTGATGTTAGTCTTGATTCTGTATAAATGCCTTCTTTTACTATATAAATCAAAGTATTATCCATAGTTACAGATGAAACGGCCTTACTTATCGTTTTAAATGGTGAAGTAGGAGAGCCATTATTTATGTCATTGCCCGTTGTACCATCCACATATAAAACCTTTGCGAATGAATCAATAAATCCACCAAAACTAGGCATTTTTTATCACCACTTTCTGTATAAAATCGTTATTTTATTATGATGCTTGTAATGTCAAAATACTTCTTTAAGTCTAAAGTGGACTTAAAAACTTTACCTGATCCTAAAAGCCCATTGTCGCTCATGGGTTGATTGATCGTTTTGGCATTTCGATTCAATACGCTTAAATCGTCTATACCTTTTGTTATAAAGTTGTCTTTAGTCGGGGAGGATGTAGCGACTGTTTGCCATGCTCCGTTTATATAAGTTTTATATGTTCCATTGTCATTAATGAGGTGTTTTTGCATGTAATCCTCCTAGCTTTGAATACTAGATAATGAGTCTACTTTCTTCCAAATAGATTTATCAATTATTGTTCTATATAGTTGTCCATCTTCAGACCAAGTTGGGTCAGCGACATAATCTATTGTGTATTTTCGTTTCATTTCTAGATAGTCCTGAGAAGTATTCAAATACGCGTTGTCGTAGCGATCATCATTAAATTCATCTACCGTAAAACTCAAATTTTCCGTAGGAGAACTGAATAACTGAATTTTGATACGTGCATATGTATTTGTTTGTGACTGAATAGAGCCATCTGTACCCACTTCGACATAGGGAGTCCATTCCACTCCATCAACTGATGATTGAGTATAAATTTTAAATGTTGAAGTTGTTCCGCTAACAATTGTATTCTTTACAACTTTCTCAAAAGATTTAATCTTATCGGCAATTTGAATCACATCTGATTGCCAAGAACCAGATGAGGCATAAACTATCTTACCTGTATCACTTTTTTGTAGTTCTACTAGCTGAAGCTTACCGTCTTTATAAACAGTGTTTTCGTATTTACCTTTTGATAAATCTATGGGTATGCCGATTTCGGTTATGCTCATTATTTCAGCTCCCAATTCAGATTATTGCTCATATTTGCTAGTAGGGGAGCATGTACTTCTTCGGATACGAGTCCATTATTACGGATAATCAATTTTCCGTCCAAATTCTTATCGGAAGTTACCTTGATTTGAAAATATATGGCATCTCGAAAAGGAATAGAGCAGATACATTGAAAATTTATGTTCACACCTTCTAATTGCATTTGTTTTTTGTAACCGATATTATATTGCTCAATTCGACTATCGAATCTTCCGTATTCTTCTCTTGTGAGCAGGCTAGCATCACTTGAGGCATTTTTATATTGGATTATGTCGTTATAGAGAAAAGTCCTCCCCGTTAACGGATATTCACTTTCTTCAGTTTTATAGGAGATCATGAAGCGATAACCGTTAACATTGAAGATACCATTAGCTACATCGAAGTAGATCTGAGTTCCTTCTCCAATATAACCAAAGGCAAGCAATTTATCTTTTTCGATAGAGGCGAATTCATTATGTTTGTTGTTGCGTGTATCGTATTCAAGAATAGATGTAGAATCCCAGTAGTCCGCAACCCAGATAAAATTTTGAGAGGGAACGGGCGAACGACTATAATGCATGTTACCTAGAATCATATGTAGCCTCCCTAAAAATAAAATAGACAGGGAGATTATCCCTGCCTAGACGATTGATTTTAAATTTACAATATTTTACACGTATCTATAAGAGACACGTAGCTTGAAATTCTGTTTGCCTGATGAAGCATCGAGAGGTACAGCGCATTGCAACGTAACTGTTACATAGTTACCCGCTGCATCTAAGGGTGTGCCGTTGTTGGCTACACCCAAAATCTCTTTGGCTCCCGGCTTGAATGGAGTATCGTAGATTGTACCATCCCAATTTTTCGTTGTGCTACCAGTTGTGCCAATTGGCTTAGAAGCAATTTTACCAATCTTAGAACTGTCTTGATCAAGGTCGGTTTCCTGTAAAGTATCTACTTGAGCATGGAACCAACTGTTTTTCACCACTTCTACTACATTGCCAACTGTATCACCTGTACCACCTGTCATGTCACGAGTGGTAATTGTGCAGTCTTCCATTTTTGCTACATCTGTTTTACCTGTGCCTTTTGTGGCATCATATCTATTATTCCAAATATTAAAAGTAAAAGGTGAAGATTTAGTATCCGCATCAATAACACCGAAATCTTGTGTAATTATTTCAGTTGCATGCGTAGAATTTCGCCATTCAATCACTGGTTGAAGACCCATATGTATCACTCCTAAGTTCTAACTGTTATTGTTACTGTTAAATTCTGAATATTAATTCCATTCTTAATTGTGTTAACTCTAAAAATATCTCCTGCGTTAACGGTCTTTGTTTTGATTTCTACTGATTTATCATCAAAGTGCTTAAGTGCTTCAAAGTGAATCTTTTTATTCAAGACGCTAGTCCAAGTATTCAAATCTCTTGTTTTTTCTATGTCTAGTTCTGTTTCTGTATCGCCCTCTACACCTAAGTAAGCCTTGATTTCTACGATTTCTCCATTGAAAGGGAAGGCTGCTAATCCGAAAGGTTCCGTAAATATATAAGAATCCTTGCATAACACAATAACTCGATCTTGTACCTCAAGAGGAATATCATTTACCTTTTCAAGCAATGCTACCGTCATCAAGCCATCTTTATCTTTGCTAACTGGCTGAAGATTATCGCCAAATAAATCAATCGCTATCCAACGATTACCATCATAACGATATCGAATACCATCTTTCGTAGTTTGAACTGTCCAACCAAGTTCAGGGTGAGGGTAAGTAGCAGTCAGTTCCTGCATATCTCTGACGTAAGGTTTGAAAGCAAGTTTCGTGGTTTTGTATGCATCTATTGCATTGTTAGCTGCATTATTTGCTAAGTCTGCCGCTTGATTGGCATTGTCTGCTGCTTTTTCTGCTGTGCTTGTAGCAACTTGAGATTGTCTAATAATCTCTTCAAGTCTTCCAATAGCCAATTGGGTATCGTTTAGTCGCTGATATGCTTCGTCTACAATATCTTGCAGAGTTTTTACAATGTCTGGTTGTCGTCGCACCATAGCGTAAACACGTGATGCTGGATACATAATTAGTCCTTTACCCATGTAACGACAAAGCTTAGTTACACCCTCTAATGATGGATGTACTTGAATAGCACCAGTTTGATACTGGACTAGAAATTCGTTTTCGTTTAGAAAAGGTCGATTTTCAAATACCTGTTGACTGATCTCTGTCATTCCTGCTATCGATACACCATGAGCAGAAGAAGGTAGTTCTAGTAATGTGATTAGTCCATTCGTGACAGGTAGCGAATCAGCACGAGATTTATACGGATCTTCGGGTGTACCCTTGCGAGTAATCATTATTACGGGGTCATTTAACTCTAAATATGCATGTAATTCTGGCAATATTTCACCTCCTAACTTGATATACTTATCTTTTCACTTCCCGTTTCGATAGTGGTATCTGTGTCCAACGTTGTTTTCACAGGTGAACCAATCATTGCCACAGCTTTACCTTTATAGAAAACCTTAGTGCTACCTCCTGAAACTTCACCTTCACCAGAACCGCTTCTACCGGGGGAAACAGATTTGATGCTACCTTTAGGGGCAGATGGAGCAGGGTTGGCAATCCAATGTTCAGATGTTTTGTCACCAACAGTAGATATAGAAACACCATTTAGGAATATTAAATTAGTGGAAGTTACTGTACCTTCAACATCTGCATCAGTTGAACCGCTGCCCGTATAGTATCTAGTTTCATGTCCACCATCGCCATCGCTATGTCTTTCACTCCATTCATAGGTGAATTTAACATAATCATTTTTGGTAGATAATTTTGTAGTTGAACCATTCAATGCTACTCCAGCCATATATCACACTCCTAAATTCTCTTATATTGATATCTCCACTTAATATCAGCGTCTCCATCGACTTTGAACACACTTTTTCCAGCAGGTAGGTTCAAATAGTTGTCATTAAAATCCTTATATCTATAAGTGACAGCAAGTGTGGTCTCTATATCTTGACGCTCATTGTTTACATATACTGTTTCACCATCCACAAGCCCAGCAAACTTGAACTGTTCGTTACTATATGATGTATTAGTCATAGTAAAATCACCACTACCAACTTTAGTAATCCATATTTCAGGTTGGCAGGGGAGATCACCTTTGTTCTGAAACACAAGTACTGGTTGAAAATGTAGAGTTATATTAGGATCAAAGAAGGGGCGAATACTGTAATCCGCAGTTTGAATGATTACACGGATGCTTAGTTTCGTATTATAGAGGGGAGTATCTTCATTTATTTCAGGAATTTCTCCACCGTTAACACAGTTACGCCATTCAGACCAATTGTAGCCATCGTCGGATTTACGAGACTGAACAACTATCGCAGATCCTTCAGGTTGCGTCTGATTCCATGATATTTTGCTTAAAGCTCCATCTGTAACAACAGGTATAGTGACGGTAGGATATGTATAGATACCATTTTTATTTGTGAGTGAATTCCAAGTAGCCATAGTTATTCAATCTTCCCATAGGGTCTAAAGTTAGATGCTACTCCAGCTTCTTTCCACTTCAGCCTCTTATAGCTTACCCAAGAAGCATTTTTATCGTATATTGTTTGACCGTCAGCCAATCCCCACGTAGGTTCAACATCACCTGATTCACCAGCTTGGAGACACACATAAAATCGACCATTATCAATAGTAGGAAGAACGATATCATCTTTTTTATATTGAGTGGTTGCTTGCCAAGTATTACTGCCACGAACATCGCCAAATTCTATTTCTACTGACACTGGAAAGACAGGTTCAGTTAAGCCTGAGTATCCTGTTTGAATACATTTATAAATATGTCCGTTATCTACAGTAGGAACAATTAAATCGCCATTGGTATATTGTTTGAGTTTTTGCCACGTTGGGGCGCTATTACCAGTTCGAGTATTTACCCATCCAATATAGTCGCCAGATTTAGGTGTTTTCTTGTAAAATCGCTTTGCAATTGGATATGTCCCAGATAGGGGAAGGGAATCAACATAATCGTCACTATCATCATCAAGCTTTTGAAAGTTGTCAGCTAATTCGTTTAAAGTATTCTCGATATCATCTGTTGCAAAGTTGGGTTTTTTAAGACCCAGTTTTGTTGTCGTTGTGGACATGGACATTCTCCTTTCTTATTTAGTTTGAAATTTCATACCACTTCTTCCCACGAAATTCAGTCCACATTGTTTTATTAGGGTTTAAAGTAAGTTTGCCATTCTCAATGATAACCTTTTGCTTATCTCCACTTGTATCGTTAACCAACACATCAAAAGGTTGATAACGCCATTTATATACTGGTGGATTATAAATAGAGGAGTAAGCGTAGGGAGCATCACAACGAAAAGTGAGCGTAATATAGCCTTGTCTCAGGCAGTTGTGAACTAGATTTATGTCGTCTACACAGAGAGCATAATATATTTTCTCTGGGTCTTCAGAAAAGAAGAGAGGTTGATAATAAGACTGTTCCGTTAGCCATATGGCGACTTCTCTAATTTTTACATCATCCCATTTATCTTCGAAAGCAAAGGAAACATTAAACTTAAGTGGTTCTTTTTTTGTATTTTGAAAGTATGGCTTGTCTCGACCTTTAATAGACACTTCGTTAATGGATCGTGAAGCTGCAAATATTTCTTCTTGCATTCCAGACGACATATTCACGTTTACGATTCCATAGAAATCAGATTGGATGCCAGCATAAGAAAAGAAGAGGGAGTCACGAATTGTAATATTGATCACCTCCATATTAAATTTGGGCATAATAAAAAAGCCTTTGATTATAAGGCTTTTAATAGGGGAGAAACACTATAAAATTGGGATTTTACTAAAATCTATTTCATTTTGATCTAAATAATCATCGATGTGAAGACGTAGACTGATTGGTTTATGTTGTTGTCCACTATTCCTTTGTTCTTTGTTTTTTATGAATCCTATATTTTCGTAATAAGACAATCTATGTTGAAAACAATCTAGAGTTATAAATTTAATACCACAGAACTCATTCCTTATTGAAAAAGCTTTTCCTACAGCATAATTAATAAGAAATTTACCGTAGCCATATTTATGATAGTCTTTATGTACTGCCAGTCTAGCAATTTTTAGTGAAGGGAAGGTGTCGTATGCAATAGCTCCATTATTTCTTTCACTATAGTCTAATCGAATCGCATCAGCACAAAGGGACATATATGCTCTCAGTTCACCATTTCTTTTTACTAAAAAGGTGGTATTATATCCTTCATTTTGTTCATCTAATGCTTCATTATGTAGAAAATAATTCATGTCTTTCGAATGACCTTCGAGTCTTTTTCTGGCTCTTGGGTTAGTTCTAGCGAATTCAGATGTATCATTACAATCAAAAGTAGCCAAACCATCCATATCTTCCTCGGATAGTTTGGCTATAATAAAGTCATCTGTTGACATATTATTTATCTACCCTTCTTCTCATAAGCTTTAAAAAAGTCTACCAGAGCTTGCCCATTTCTATTAGATCTAGCGGTAGGCTTCTTCTTCAGAGAATGAATCAGTTTTTTAGCGTCATTTCCTCTCAGTGTGGGAGTAGCCGCGATTTGAGTAGCCATCAATTTTCCCTTCTTTCTTTTGCCCATTTTCATAACATCTCCTATCTATATTAATAGGAGAAATATATGATAGAAATACAACGAATATGATAAAAAAATAATGCCCTAAATTATAATATTGCCGAGGGCTATAATTCTACATTTATTGTACCATATTTTACTACCGTAAACGAGAGTATTTTTTGGGATCTTTTTTTCTGAAAATAGGCGATAATTTTTGAGGGTTTTTTAGCTAAAATAAGTGTATGTAATGTTTGATTTATTGGCAGCTATGTTTCACTTAATTTGTCTAACGTTTTTCTATACTTTTGTTGCCCTTTTTCTAGAGATTTCGATACTGTGGAATCGGTGAATTTCTTACCGCTATCAATAGGCTCAATCTTATCATATCCATTTCCGACTTGTTCAATTGTATAGTTATCACGCAAGTCAATGGATTCATTCTGTCTTAGTCTATCTATCATAGGAATATCCATAAATGGATTGGCTAACTGATGTCTGTTTAGAGGCTGCTTATTACATCTAACATTACTCTTCATATATAGTACCTCGTTTCTTTGGATCATATAGCATGAAACTCAAATTTAATCAGTACTTTCTTTGGCACATTGGCAATTGAGTTTTCGTGTGATAAAATATAATCAAGAAGGATATACTAAAAAAGAGCAGGATGTGCTAACATCCTAACTCTTTTACAACAGCCGCCTTGAAGAGCGGTCGGCAGTGTTTTGGTTCAACGAAATAGACCGTTTACCTTTCCACGGGGCGGTCTATTTCTTTTTGTGGAAAGAAAGTATTAACACAACCAAAGTCGCAAATGAAATCATAAGCGTCAATGCTTGATATACCTCCACAGGCATCACCTCCTTTGCAGGAGACTAGCCGACCGCCCATCTAAGCCATTCTGTTGTAGGGATATTATACCATATTGATGTGATAGAGAGAAAGAAACAATAGGCAACTATACTTGTTTGTTATTCAAATCAGTACTTTGCTTATAATCGGGATGGTTCTCATCTAAACCAACATATTTATCTTTAATGTTCTGAACTAGTCTAATAATTTCTGAAATTCCCATTAGAGACAGTCCACCAAAAAACATACCACTATACATGCTTAGACTAATATCCCAAGTTACCCCATCTTTTAATGTGCTAAAGATAATCAATAGCACCGAAATGATAGTGCAAATCAATCCAATCCACTTAATTACAATACTTGTCTGATTGTTATTCATTTTTAATCCACCTCTCAAATTATACCAATAGTTTACCATGTCTTGGGTAATAGGTCTATAGTATTATGAGAAAGGTTGGAAGGAGATAGGAAATAGATGAACAAAGCGATTTCTCCTGCGGTTGAATATTTCCCCCTTGATATATATGTGTCATAAATAAGTTCTGGATCATCCGTTTTGAAACGATTGAGTTTGAAAGGCTCCATAGGCTCTTGGAACAATTTCTCCAACGCTGCTTGTTTGTCAAGATAATAGTCGTAAGTAAAGTCAGACTTGTTGGTGTAACTATAAGTATCAATATGTTCTTTTCGCATTTTTACCAGTAGGGAAAGAGGATGCTTGGAAAATGATGATCGCTCTAGAAACTCATTCAAACGTTCAGTTGTGTTGAGCATAAACTTCATACTGGTGATAAGGTTAGTCGCCTTTGGTGAGATATCAAGGAAGTAGCAGAGTTGTTCTAGGGTTAGATCAGGATGATAAGGAACTTTTCGAGTTTGTACAGCCACAACGTTTACGATTGACATATGTATCTTCTCCTTTGTAATTGGATTAAGATAGAGCAGGGGAGACAGGTAAGATGTTTAGTTGAGCAAGTTTTTCGTTTAGTATTGATTCGATGTTGTCAAAATCGGTATACTTGATTCGTATCAATTGGATGTTATGTGACTTGCAGTAGTTGTCTTTGATTTTGTCTCGTCTTCTTATATTGTTGAACGTTTTTTGCCCACCCCAATATTTAACAGGCTCATAATGCTGTAGACCATCAAATTCAATCAATAGAAGGGGAGATTCATCTTTTCTCTCAAATACAGCAAAATCAAATTTAAGAGGGGTACGATCTTTACAATCCTCAAATTCGAATTGAGGTACAAAAATATAGTTATTATTGCTTAAGTGTAAACGAATCCGTTCTTCACCTTTTGATTCTGATTTTTTAGGCGGTCTACATCTTGGACAATGCGAACCTCTTTGAATGAAGTTAGAGGGAATGGCTTTGTAAACATGCCCACATTCAAGATGCTTAAGTTTCACCTTGTCTGAATCTGTAATATATTTGCTGACTAGTTGATACTTTCCATCAGTCAACAATTTAACTTGTTGTGCGAACACTTTGGTGTCTTTCTTGGTGTATCCGTGGCAAATAGGACAGGATGCCTTTTGAAGAAGATTATGTGCTGCTATTTCAAATTCGCAGCCACACTTAATATGTTTAATCTTCATTTCTGCAACTGAGTTAATATAATTGCTCAAAATTTCATAATCATTGAAAAAGTCAGGTCTCTTTGATTCTAAAACGTTGATAAACTCTTCATGGCTATAAGAAACTCCACCTTTGCAGAAATGACATCTTTTCCCACTTAAAAATGCTGATGGAGTAGTAGTGTAAGATTTACCGCATTTGTGATGTTTAATAGTAACAAGAGTCTTGGAATTGATATACTCAGATATAAGCTCATAATCATTTTTAACTAAACTATACATCTCCCGTTTCAATTGTTCGGTTGACTTCTTTTGATTTCCAAAACAAATTGGACACCCAGTACCATATTTTACTCTAGTATACACTCTCGAACACCAGTTATGACCTTTATTGCATTTCCAAACTGCTTTAATTGTAGAAGTAGCGAGTATTTCAGAAGGTTTTATCTTATTTTTATGATAGTCCCATTCAACTAATAATTCTGGCGCTTTACTCTCTAATGAATTGGTGTGATTTACTTTAACGCCAGAACAGTACGGACAGCCACGTCCTCTATGCCTTTCCTTTGGCGTTTTCTCGTAAATACTGTTGCAATCTGAACAAATCCATTCATATTTTGTATGACTTGAACAATACACCTGATAAGCTGAAACTTTGTTTTTGGTAATATTCCACTCCTTAACTAATAAAGGATTGATATAACCGAAGGATCTTTCTAGGGAAACATTTGTCTTCCTAGTGTTACCTGATTTATTATTAGAACATGTGATACATCTGTCTAATCCGTCTCCGTTTTTCCTATTCCTTATTAATGTTCCGTAGCTACAATTCTTTGTTTCGTGACCACAAATGTCACATATTCTTGTGACTTTGCAATTTGTTGTAGTTGGCAGATCAAGGACTTTAACCACAAGTTTTGTTCCTCTAGCTACTGATTCTCTTCCTTTTTTATCTAAACTTCTTGTAATATTGTAGCCAAGATCTTCATAGTAAGAAATATTTTTAGCACCTAAAACAATTTCAATATATTCTTCTTTGATTGCCAATCGAATTTGTCCTTTCATGCGTAATTGTTTGTTGTTCAATGCAAGAAAAATAAATTATAATATAGATTGAAGGCGTAATTAATCATATTTACATTCGTTCACCCCCTCACCTTGACTATATAGTACATAATACATGTACAATACAGTCAAAGTCAAGGGATTTACAGTTGATTTTTTCGATCATTTTTTATTATATTTATTTATAAAAAGGAGTATTAAATGGTAAAGTTAAAATTAGATAAAGCAGTAAATATGTTGGGACTGTCAATGAATAGATTATCTATAGCTTCAGGTGTACGTCCTCACACTGTGGGCGATTTAGTTAGAAATGATTCACAAAGAGTAGATTTGGATTCATTAGACAAGATATTGAATGCTTTAAACTCAATAGCGGAAGATCGGGGGTTAGATATTAAATTTGGAGTTGCAGATATAATTGAATATGAGTATTTAAGAAAAGAGCCTAACTAAAGGCTCTTTTGGTCTATCTGTTTATTCATTTTTTTGTTAACTTTTAGTTACATCATATAAGCCTCTAGAACGATATAGTTAGAACTTTTTTTATCCAGAAGATCAATTGGTCTTTGTCCATTTTTATTCTTGACATTTGCATTCGCTTTATAAGTAATGCCAGTCAGTTCTCCCAAATAAAAGTTATTTTTATCTAAAATACTCTCGTGAAGAGGGGAATTTCCCAGATTATTAACAATATTCACGTTCAAAGCATTCTTCTTAATAACTAGATAGGTCGCATAATCATTCTTTCTAATCACCCAATGTAGAATACTATCACCATTTGCATCCTGACTATTAATCGTCAACTCACCACTAGCAATGGCTGCTGCAATCTTCTCGCTATCCAATTTATCTCCTTTTGCATACTGTTCCACGTTAAAGGTTTTACCTCCTTGCTTAACCGTTGATGTTGCTGGCTCACTTATTGTGGTTGTTGTAGCGGATGGGGCAGAGGAGGGAGTGGAAATCGTTCTATCGCTTTTAACCAACTCAATTTTACCGCCACTAGCGCTTGCTACATTATAGCCCATTGCCGATGCTGTATCTCTAAGAGGAAGATAAGCTTTACCATTCACATTGATTGGGCTGTCACTGAGCTTTGCTTGTTCTCCATCAACTATGATTTTTGTAGGTGTCAATGTTGCTTTTAAGTATGTACTTGCTCCTGCTACGCCACTAACTGCTACAGCAACACCAAATATTGCACCAGCGAGGAACGTTGGAATTCGTTTTTTCATTTATACTCCTCCAATTATTCGATTAGTATATGATTTTACACATACTTACAATATATATCGGATGCGAGGGAGTGGAAGTTTATAGAAAATGTAAAACAAAAAGACTCCTACATGAAGTCGTAGCGAGTACCGTTGAAGGTGATTTTGCCATCAGCAGAAAGGACGATAGAGGCTTTACCGTTGGAGATTTTTATTTCATTTTGGTTGCTTATTATTGATACTTGATTTGCTTTTGCGATAAAATTTCCGCCATCACTATTTATAATAATACCTAAATCTTGTAAACTTACACTTCTTTCTTTTCCGGTGTTGCTTGCTCCATACAAAAAATCAAAAGAACCATTAGGTTTATTTATAAAACCTTTGCCGCTTTTCTCAGTTGCTCCATCACCAATACCCATTTGGATATATGGAGTTGCAGCATCACCAGAACCATCAAATGAAAACTTTGCCTTAACCTTTTCATCCATGGTATATTCCATGACGGGCCATTCAGTCTCTTCTGTGGTCATTTTTCCAGATTGAGTGGAACTAACCCAGTATAAGGGGCGTCCGTCAGCTAATTTTTTCTGAGTTCCTCCACCTGAAACCTTACCAGTAATCCACTTTGCCTCATTACTTTCGATGCGTATATAGTTTGACCAGTCAGCTAAAGCAGCATTAGTCAAAGTCGACAAGCGACCTGCGGTGAGATCGCTTATAAAACCCTCCATACTTGTAACAATATTAGCAGCTAGTAAATCAGTTGAAATTGCCGCTGCTCCCACGATGTCAAAATTATTCATCCATAAATTACCAGTCATTGAATTCATTAGAGGCTTACCATCTGGTTTTGTAATTTCTAATTTTCTAAATCTTGCAGTACCGTCCATATAAATTGCTGCTGGAGCCGCATCTATATCTTCGTTCCCCAACCGAAGGCCCTCTGCCGAAATAACAACAATCCTATTGCCGCTACCAACGATCAACTTTCCATCTTGGAAAACTCCACCTTTAGCGTACATTACACCGTCAGGCGAGACTCGGAACGGACTAGCCGAAAATTGCTCAGATCCCAAATATATACCCTGCATATCGGCAGAAAATACATAGTTACCTTTACCAATACGGATGCTACCATCGGCAATAATACTATCACTAATCCTCAAATTTTGAGCATTTAACAATCCATCTAGACTAGTCCACAATGTTTTCTTATATGTTGTTCCGTCCTTCTGGTCAATATAGAATCCTGAATCGCTGTCTATCCCTACATGGTTGATTACACTAGTATTGCCACAATCAGTAGAAGCGTAATGGTTAAATCGCAGTCCAAACTTATCTGGATTTTCCTCCAATAGCCCCAGTTTAACAACTTCACGCTTACATCTGTCTTGAATAGTTAGTTTAGAACCTTCAATTGTAAATACACCAGTTGTATCACCAATTACTACGCGTTCTCCAAGAATAAGCTTTCCTAGCACCATTTCTGCCACGACTCCATCGGCGCTGAGGGCTGTCTCAAATTTTTGCCCTCCTGAGCGTGTAAGACCAATAGCCCCCGACGTCATTTTAAGGTATCTCATGGGATTTTTTTCATCATAAACAGTGATACCAGTGTGATCCAGTGTAACCGTTTCATTAATCGCCATCTCTAAACGTTCTTTTTCTCTATTCCATACATTTTCAAATAACTTATTCATCTCACTTGAATCAAACACTGCTTTGTCATATTTAAACTTATTTAAATCCAACGTAACTCCATGAGTCCTTACATCTTGGAATAACTTATCAAATTCATTTCCCATTCTACTTACGTCTTTTACATTGGATATTGTCAGACTAATATTCGACTGTTCATAGTCATATTCAATCTTAATTATTCTTGCCGTAACATCTACTCCAGTCGGTTCATATTTGATGTTAACGAAATCGCCAAGATTCATCTTCTTCCAGTCATATTGGGCTTCAATTATCTCTAAGAAGTTAACAATATCAATTTCCATGCTAAGTTGCGGACGTAACAATTCTTTAAATTTCTTCATTGTTTCGTCGTACAAATCTTGCTCATCTATGTATTTGCTATCTGAATAATCTTGAGTAATAATATAGGAGTCGCTTAACTCCATCATTTGCTCATGTGTAAAATTCTTATCATATGCAAATGAACTTCTGAGGTTACTTATCTTACTAGAAACAGTAGCCAGATTAGCTTTAACAGCATCAATTTCTGCTTGTTTCTGTTTAATCTGCATTTCCTTATTATCTAAACTGTATCGCTCAATAATCTTTGAATCTGTGCCAGAATCATACTCATCTATGCTAATGTTACATACCTGAATGTATACACCCGTATTGCCACCGCTAATAGAGACATTGACATGATCCTGATATCGAACTTTACCCAGAAGTCTCCATTGATTAGAAGAAACAACTTTACTTGATCCATCCAAACTAACTGTAACGCCAGTCGTGTCATCAACCTTTATCATAACAGCATAGCCAAAATCAGAAGACAGCTTGAAACTACGTGAACTGCTACCAGAATGTTGGTACTTCTCAAAAAACATCTTCGTATCAAATTGCTGAGATATTTTCGTATCCGCTACTACAACTTCATTTTTTACTAACTTATCCATATCAACTTCAAGCAATCCTAATTGTTTTTCATACCCTTGTTGCTCTTTAAGATATGTATTAAACTCTGTTTTCTTTGATTCAATAAGGGCTTCAAAGTCGAGTAGGGCATGGCACAATGAATCACTCATGTAATCACTATGTCTAATGACATTACGATTAGCATCTCGTTCAAATGGATACATGAAATACTGAAAGCTTTCCACATAGTTTTGACCAGTGGGATTTACCTTTTCAAATGTCATGTCATCTTGACCAAATCCCTTTAGTCTTGTAACCACAGGTTCGGATGTAGAATGTCTAGTCATTGATTTGAGATGTTTTTGATGTGAAAAAGTTAGTCCTTTATTTGTTCCAGTGAGTTCAGGCTTTTGTAATGAAATGGTGTTTTTATCAGTATTGAAAATCGTTATAGCGTTATATGTTTCACCAACTGTCAAAATCGCATCCAATACATTTGTGCTTGAGAAGTCAAATGCTCTATAAGTTAACTTGAAGTCAGCATCAATGTAGTCGATTTTCCATGTAGTTGGTGCAAGAATCTCATTCAATATTTGTTCAGCCCGATATGATTCTACGGTTAATCCACGAATAGCAAAACCAACTAGAAGACCAGCCGTAGAAATACAATTCAATGTACGAATGTCAGATTCATCTGAACTAGAATCTTCAATGCTTTTAATATAGTACCAGTCAATATTATTTCCACTTACCACCTTAATCAGATATCTTTCTCGTATTAGACCAATGTTTTTATTCGGTACTAAGCGATGATTAACATCAATGTAAAAGGGAATGGATAACTCTAATTCGCTAATATCGTGCCATTGTGTAGAAATCTTATCGTTAAACGCCTCACTTATTTTGCTTATGATTGTCCTGTCTGGTCTACATAAGAAATACTGAGGTTGAATAGGTTTTAAATTGTAATCAATTTCTCCGAGCAATGTATCACCTCTTTAGAATAGTGGTGGGGGAGACATAATCCCCACCGATTATAGATTGAAGCCATAATTATTTCCTAGAACGCCTCTCTTTGATTGTGCTTTAGCGGCATCAATTAATTTGGTTAAGATAGTCGATCCTGACTCTTTATCATTTGCATGAATTTCAACCTTTTCAAAATGGAAGCTGTTAACATTAGAGGCAGTGGAGGTACTATTGTTTTTAACAATATTGGGGTTGAAAGTACTCTTAACCGAATCGACGATGCCACGGGTTACATCGATGATTTTCAACAAGTTCCCTGTATCGCTTTTATTTAAGATTAATTCCTTTTGGTGAGCCAATAAGAATTGACCTTCTTTAGGCATATTAGCAGGAGTCATACCGCCAGTTTCAGCAGAGAACGGTTTGATCTTATTTAAATAATCATATGATCCATCTGGAAATCCCCATTTAGATCGCATCGCATCGTTTTCTTGTTTCAACTGCTTGAATTGAGCCTGAAGACTTTTTATCTTACTGGTGTCGGGCTTTTTCTCTCTTTGGAGCTGAACTACTTGTTTTGAGATATTCTCAGCTTTTTGCTTATTAGATAAATACTTGTCCCAATCACCTTTTTGGCTTGCCTTGTCATCACCTTTACCTGTTCCTGCTCCATCGCCAATTCCTATTCCAGTATTATTGCCGATGCCACTATCGAGGTTTAAGAAGTCATCAAGTTTTCCCTGATCCATGGAAAGACTATCCAACATATTTTGCATTTGCTTGCTTGTTTCTAACGATTGCTCTTGGAGGAAGGTGAAGAACTTAGAATACTCGCCCTTTAATTCATCAATCACAGACTTAACTTTGGTCTTATCATTGGACATGAGATCTTGCTTCATTCTATAAAAGCGTTGTTCGTCTTCAAGAATGTCATCATACTTCTGCTCAGTCAGTTCTTTTTCTTTTTCAATGTTATCTGTAATTGCATCATGATTTCGATCTTCAGCATCTTTGGTTTTATCAAGGTACTTTTTACGATCTTCTAACTGGTCATTCAAACCTTCTTTACGCAATTCACGCTCACGATCAAGTTTAAACTTGTCGATTTCTTCATTCTTTGCATCTAGCTGATCAGCTAGTTCTTTTCTCTTAGCCTTAGCTTCATAGGAGTTATTTAGAGCAAGCTCATTGATTTTATCCTGAATCTTTTGACGCTCATCCAGCTTCTTTTTGAGATCCTTATCATAGTCATCTGATTCACTTGTTCGATCCAACTCTTGAAGCTGTCGTTTGATAATCTCTTCAAATCGATCAGATTCTTCCTCAAGATTTTTCAGTCGTCCTTCGTGACGCTTATCTTCGGCATCTTTTTGCTTATCAATAGCCTTAAGCGCAATATCTTTCTGCTTTTCAACCATCTTCTTGTAAGCTTCAATAATCTTATCGGCTGCATCGGATTTAATGGAGTAGATAGCATTGTTATACTCAAGATTCTTCAGAGTTAAATCTTGTAGCCGTTTAGACAATTCTTCTTTATTCTGTAGACTCAACTTTTCATTCTTCAATTGTCTTTCTACGGCTAGAATTTCTTTTTCCGTAGCGACACGCTGTTCATTAATCAATCCAATCTGAGTAACAAGTTCCTTCTGATACTCCTTAGAATTCTCATCCAATGATTCCATACGAGCCTTAGACAGAGCTATCTTATCAGAGGCAGCATCGATCTTTTTCTCATATTCATCAAGATTGCTCACAATAACAGCATAATATTTTTCTTGCTTCTGTTGCTCAATCTCCCACCACTTGCTACTGTTTGAAGCCTTTTGCTTATCAAACTCACCAGATGTAATCTTATTCTGCTTAACTAAGTTATCCAGATTAATATTCTGAGCAACTAATTCTTTTTGCTGAGCTGTTAACGACTTAATTTGAGCAGATTCTTCATCACGCCAGTTTTTCGATACTTGATCATATTTCGCTTGTCTACCTTGCGACTTCGCTATTTCCGCATCTAAACTATCAAGCTTGTTTTGACCGATTGTTACATAGTTATCAATGTAATCAATTCTTGCTTTATAAATGTTGTCGTATGTAGTTGTTCTTTGTTCACGTGCATCAGCCTGAGCCTTGTCCATATCAGAAGCAGAAGGGAGGGTGTACTTATTTTTAGTTTTGCCGCCTGAAATAGAGGAGGTATCACCATCGTAGTATCTCAATACGTTGCCAACATAATTGACGTCGCCATAAACTTTACTACCCGTTTTGCTCTTTTGCATGGAAGAGAATTTTTTCATATTCTCAACGCTGTATCCACCGTTTTTATTAAAATAGTCCAGTATTCCAGGCCCCATGTTGTACATAGCCAAAGCAACGTCTACATTACCCGTTTGATTTAGATACTTAGCAAACATGGATGTTCCCGTTTTAATACTGCTTTCAACACTAGTGTTTTTACCAAGGCTACTAACCTGCATGACGTTTTTAATGCCATTTGCACCATTAGAAGACTCCTGTTGAATGATAGCTTTGATTAATGCAGGATCTACGCCATTGGCTCCAGCGTATTTGTTTATCAGGTCAGCATTTTTACCAGTTACTTTTGTGGATGTGGAAGTGGAGGGAGGTTGAACTTCAGGAATAGCATTAGCACCGGGAATACGTCTAGCACCACTGTATCTAGTAGACCAATACTTGTCGTTCAAATTCCCTTGCTTTAGGCCGGAATCCCCCATCTGCATAAAGTTTCCGTCACCCATATACACACCGACATGAGAATTAGCTTTACCCTTAATAGTGTTAAAGAATACAAGATCGCCCTTTTGCAAATCTTTCTTGTTGGTCACGGCTTGACCTTGTTTTACTTGTTCCTGTGTAGTTCGAGGCAGTTTAATATCAAGGAACTCTTTAAACATTTGCTGTACAAACAAAGAGCAGTCGGATACAGCAGTGGCTGTAAATTGATCATAGCTAACATTAGATTTAGCTGCTTGACTGTATTTGAATGTTTTAGATGAAGACAGAGAAAGAGCTTCAGAAATCATTGAATCTAAACCAGTTCCACCTTTTGTGGTAGTGGTAACTTTCGTGGATACCAATTTGGATGGATCTTTAATACCTTCGGTTAGCAGTGCGGCTTGCTTCTCAAGGAGCTTGATTTCCTCCTTAAGTGCTTTACCGTATTCCTCTGATCCCTTTTTCAATCGGCTCTTTTTACTATTCAGTGCATCTTGAGCAGCTTCAACAGCCTTTAGCTTCTTCTGAGTTTCTGTTAAAATCTCGTTCGTCTGAGACATGGAATCATTGTATTGATCGTTCTTCTTAGTGGACTCACTACTTACTCCATAATTCGGATCATCAAACAATTTTCCTAAATCATTTAGCTGCTTATACAAATCAGAAACTGTTTCAACTTGACTCTTGGTGTCATCGATTAGTTTGTTTTGTTCTTGGGCTAGTTTGGGCAGATAATTATCCATAATAGGATTCAAACCAGGCAGAATACTTGGAGCTTTTACATTCATTCCATCAGAAGTAGGAATCTTTTTGGAATTCAGCTCATCTATAGCCTTTTGCTTATTTGCGATCTGATCTAAGGCATTGACCTCGATATCATAAATCTTTAATCGATTTAATGTAGCTTGAAGAAGTTGAGTGGTTTTTGATTTTTCTTGTTCTAGAGTGTATTTAGTTTCAGTAATCTTTGCCTTTTGTAAAGCTTGAATTGCTGATTTTTCAATTGTCCAACCGTCAGCAACTTTTTTGATGTGTCCAGCAAGAGAAGGGTACTTAATAATTAACTCAGCTACTTGATCAGCATTTAAGGCGTTACCTTTGCTAATGTCTGCCATTACTTTGTTTAGATCTTTAATCTCCGAGGTAGTGTCCTTATACGCAGATTGGAGAGATTTTTGTAATGACTCAATTTGTCCAGAAGTTTTAGCGAATTGTTGGGCAGCAACCTCTGCCATGCTATAAGCTGGGAACATCGCCATTACAGATTCCTTGTAATCTCCAAACATCGGAACCCCTTTAGTTACGGTTTCCAATAGCGCAGAAATATCGCTGCGGACTTTCAATATCTCATCATTACTCTGAGTGGAAGGATCAAGCTTAAATGCATCGCTTAGTTTTTGATATTTCTGAATTAAGCCCTCAATATTGCTGTTATTAAGACTATCAACTACTTGGCGTATTTGTTTTTCTTGAGTACTTAGCCCAGAGCCATTACCAGCAATAGATTTTACCATTTCTTGCACAAACGCACGTTGAGAGTCAGATACTGTCTTACCTTTGTCTGTCAACTCAGATACATATTGAGTCGTAGAATCTTGAAGAACTTTTATTCTTGCACTTAATGCTTCATATAGTTTTCCATTAGACTCAGACATTTTACCTTGCAATTCAGCATCGGTACGATTGTATTGCTCCAATAATCCCTTAGCTGAATACTGAAGTTGATCTAAATCCTTACCAAAAATAGAATCAGAGGTAGCCAAATCGCCATACTTTTTAAGAATGTCCGATGTATTAATTTTAGTATCAGGAGACAACTTCCCTGATTCTAAGTCCTTCTTAAGCAATTCGATTTGTTTTTTAGTTGTATCTATTTTCTTTTGGTACTCTTCAACTTCTTCTTTACTATCTTTTATTTTTGTTGTGCTTTCATTGTCTTGACCAGCCAATTTGGATCGATTAAGTGAATTTTCCGCTTCGATTTGCTTCTGTAGTGCTTCAGTACGCGTATTAATTGCTTCAACTGAATCAGTATAAGCTTTGCCTTCAGCATTTATTTTGTTAGCAGCAACACCATACTGTTCAACCAGCATTACTTGAATTTCTAGCAATCTCTTTTTCTGATCAGTGTTAATTGTTTGATTGCTTTCAGCTTCTTGGAGTGTGCTCATTTCCTGAGACAAATCTTCTATAGACTTCTTTTGCTCTCTATACGAGTTTACAGTGTCATAGTTAATCGTCCTAGCTTCTCTGGCGGCTTCGTTGGATTTTGAAATCCAAGAAAACAGTTCTGTCAAAGCCCAAGTAACTCCAGTAATAATTGCTAATGGTGCAATAGTTCTACCCAAGGCAGCAAAAGAGGTACCGAGTATTTTAAGAGAAGCAGAGGCAAGTCCATTGGTGGCAATAAGCGACTGTAAACTTGCTTTCATTAAATTGATTTTAGCAGGAATCGAAAGCAACATGGTGTAGAGTGGAGTAAGCCCAGTTTTTGAAAATAGCATAAATGCTAGTGTAGCAGCACCTACAACTGTAGGAAGGAATCCAATTGTGCTAGATACTTTACCTAATACATTAATAAGAGTAGTTCCTAAATCAACAACACCCTTTAAAAAACTAGCACTGATTGAGTGCTCCCAGAAGGCGCTGACTGCATTGGTAAAGGTATGAATTCTTCCTTCCAATGATGCTAGATATGTTTCATTTTCCTTAGAAGCCGAGCCGAATGAATTAATACCTGCTTCTAAAGAAGCTTGAGCATCTTTCCAGTTACTAATCATGGAGGCCGCAATATTACCTTGCATTTTACCAGCTACTAATTCTAGAACATCGGCTTGTTGAATATCGCTAAGATTTTTCCATATCTTCGACAAGTCATTAAATATTTCATATGTACTCTTGAAAGTCTTATCATCTTTTTTAAGTGACAATCCAAGCGACTGAAACTTCTTCTCAAGCTTTGGAACTAGTCCATCAATTGCTTCACCATCTTCTCCCACACCGCGCAAGCGCATTGATAGTGTTTTGAGTGCATTACCTACTTTAGCTGGATCTTGCACTGTACTATTTGCTGCTGTAATCAAAGCGACTGACTGTTCAATTGTATTGCCAGCAGAGGAGAGGGAGGATGCCGATCTTTGTACCGCTTGACCAATTCCTTCAGTGGAGATAGCAAATTTATTACCTACCTCATTATAAACATCCACAACATGTTGAATGTTTTTGCCTTCGTTGTCCACCTCAATACCAAAGCCCTTAATCGAGGAAATAAGCTGCTTAGATGCTTCTTGGGCATTGGTGATATCACCAACGTTTTGGTAAACCAATGTTTGTTTGGCAAGTTGCTGTGATTGTTGAATTGTGTAACCCAATCTAGCCCATTCAGTAGTGGAGTTGATTACATCTAAAGTCAAACCGCCGATCTCATTAGCCGTTTTAGACGAGTTCAAAATGACTTGCTGATACATTTCATTTGTTTCATCTGTAACTTTTTTGAGATTAGTCATTGCTTTATCTAGCTCATAGATATGTTGAATGCCTTCTTTAAAAGCGTTGATTGGAGCGTAGATTGCAGCAGTGACTGCTGACCACATGATCATACTTTTAAGTATGCCTTGGATAGAGCCACCAAAAGTTTCAGAGCTTTTACTTGCTTCATTAAAACCTTGTACAGTTCTTTTTAAATCGTTGTTCAGATTTCCCAATGGAGACTTGAAATCTCCAATATTGCGTATGCCTTTTAATTTATTTTCTAATTCGGTTAAGCTGTTTTGAGCTTGAGTGTTACCGCTAAATTTACTTCTGGCATCATTAATCTTCTGTTGAGTATTTGCCACAGATTGAGCATATTGCTGATCTCTTTTAGCATTTTGTTGTAAAGCTAAAGCATGTTGTTTTTCCTGTGCAATCTGTCGTTCACTATTACTTTTCAAAGCCTGATAGTGAGCACGATCCAGTGACTCAGCGGCCTTCAATGATTGCTCTTGGCTACGTCTGTCGATTTCTCTATTTCTTTGCAACGCTTGATAATGTAACTTATCCATAGCTTCAATACGTTGCTTGTTGGACTTCAATGCATCGTAATGCGCTCTGTCCATAGTTTCAGCCGATTTAAGAGCTGCCTGTTGCTGTTTCAGTATTTCATTGATCTCACTGTAATTCTTAACATTACCTTGCTGATCTAACTTTACAGATATCTGTTGTCCAGAATCATTTTTATATGTATTAGTAGTACTATTTGTTTCTCCAAGCTTATTTTTATTAGCTCTTGTTTTCGCTAAGGTATAACCTTCAAGTTCTTTTTCTAACTGTTTAAGAGTACGAATTTGATCTTGTAATGATTTAGATTCATCATTTACAGCCTTTTTGTTGGCATCATGAACCGTTTTGGATTTTTCAATTACTTCACCGTTTTTTAATACTTGCTGAGTAACCTGTTTAACTGTACCATCTAGATTTTTATATATATCTTGTGTTTCTTTTACAACTCTATTTTGCTGTTCCATTGCTACATTAAGTTTCTTTGTAGCATCAATAAATCCTTGAATTGACTTCACAAAACTTTGATCAACATTAATTTTCAAATCAAGTTTCTGAAGTGAAGGATGCTTGCTCAACGCTTTAATGGAAGCATTGACATCTCCAATTGATTTACCAACATTTAAGCCAGCACTTATTAATATACGCATATCTGCCATTACGGTTTAAGCCACTTCCTTTTTTTACTTTAGATAAAATAGAAAAAAGAAGAGACTCAATATCTCTTCTTACTGTTCATCTTCATATTTGATTTGTTCTACAATTTCACAGAAACGAACGTACCAGTCTCCTTCGATACCAGTAAATTCGGTTGGGCCACGATTGATCACCGATTCTTTAACAGATAGGAGCATTGCTTTTCGTTCTTCTGTTTCATCAATTACAATTTCTTCATTATAAAGCTTGTTTAACTCAGAGAGCCGTTCATTGTCATTCTCGAAGGTATATTTTCCGTTTTCAGCAATGGGATTGCCATCTTCATCTTTAATCACATAATCAAGGTTGATATCATCTGTATCATTTAGAAGTTCGGTGTAATGATCGGCTAGTATCCCTTTAAATTTAACTCTATGTCGAGTATCAGTTCGGTCTGTTTTTAGTTTATCTAGATAAGCTGTAAAGTTCTCAAGTTCAAATTTGTATAATTTCATTTTGACTCCCTTTAAATTAAGATATGTAATTGTAATAAAAGGATAGTTTTACTGGGTAGAGTTAATCAAAATATCTGATTCTTCTCATCTTCGAAATCACGTAAATCATAAATAGATGTGGTGGAAATATCATTGTGATGTGCAACGAACTTCGAAACTATTTTAATATCCTTACCACTTTCTAAAAGATAGGTAATACATGAATTTTTAAAAATATGTACGTTAACTCTACGCTCCAAAATATCAGAGAGAGTATTTGAACAAAAATCATCTGCCCAAGCAGGAGACATAGCCTTTATCTCATTACCGTATTTAGTGGTAAAGATATATTCACTTTCATAGCCACGAGAATCTACCCATTTTTTCAAATGAGGAACAACGTCTAATGGGATCATATATTGAATCGGCTTCCCATCTATCGATTTACCTTTTCCTCTTACGTTATGAGTCATAATATAATTCCTGTCTTGTTGAACTTCATAATCCAATATTTCAGTCTTGAACTGAATAATTTCCGAACGTCTTGCACCAACTCTAAAAGCTGTCGCTAACCAAGCCATACCCAGCCAATTTTCATCTTCTTCTAAAACACCCATCATCATATCGTACTCATCTTTTGTAACTTTTACTTTTTCATAAACACGATTTTTTGAAATTGGAGGGAGGCCACGTGTAAAATTTCTGAAGTTTTTGTAGTTTTCATCTTCTTCTGCGATAATATTTTCGATGTGATTACAGAAGCTTGAGATAACAGACTTCCTGAAGCTGATTGCGGATGAGGACATTTTCCTGTTGTCTCGTATAAAACTCAGATAACGAAGAAAGTCTCTCTTTGTAATTTTGTAAAATGGCTTGTTGTTCATAGAGTTGACCATGTACCAACCAAACTGTCTTATTACACTTGTGTATTGTTTGCGAGATTGAGGGGAGAGATCTTGTACAGAAACAAACTCTTCAGCATTAAATCTATAGTCTTCATTGACTTGCTGCCACATTTCGTCTGTGACTTCGGCTTGCTTTTTGGCTGGTTCACGCAAAGTATTCTTTTTTACTTCTTTTTTGCTCATTCACATCAAATCCTTATGTATTATTAATGAGTATTTAGGTGAACTCATCACGAAAATTCATTTAATGCACACCCCTAATTTTATTGTTGTTGAGACGTTCCATAGGAGATAACATCGGTATTGTTTTTGCCGAAATTATAATACATCTCTGCTAGATCCTTTTTACTGTACATAAATCCTTCATCTAAAATTACTTTGTTAATTTTAATTCCTCTTGTCTCAGCAATTGTGAAAATTCTTTCCCTTAAGTTTCGAGGGTAGAAATTAGTCATTTTTTTATAGGGGACAATTAATATTAGATTCAAATCTTCATTCATTAATTCGATTACTTTAGTCGTTTTGCCTGAACCGCGTTCCATGTCACATATTTCAATCACTTATAACACTCCCTATAATTGATAAAATAGCTCTTTTACTTTACTTCTGTACGTCTAATCCTTTTTTGCGTAAGCCTTTATACAGAGCAGCTTCAACAGCACCGTTATTCTCCAACTCTTCTCTGGTTGCTTCAGTAAATGGTCTTGCGACACCAGCGTAAGGGAATGAGTATTCGTATCCCTGACCTGTTTCCACAATTTCACTTACGTTTCTACCATCGTCCATACGTTTACTTTCAATGGAGACTGTATCCTTACTAATCATTGTTACTTCGATATTTTCATCGTCAGTCAATCCGCCATGTTCACCCTGACGCTGATAAACAGTAGGGGAATAGACGGAATACACTTCTTCCTGAATCTTATCTTTCATTATTTCTTTTGCGGTATTGCCTACATCAACCCTTAATGTCTCAGCAATTTGTTCATCCAGTTGTTTCATCAGATCCGTCAGATTGTTGAAGTCCACTTTCATCACCATCCTGATTTAAAGCATTAGCCAACATAATTTCTCCTACGGTTGCCTTAGCACTTATCGCTGCCTGTTTAATCTTATTGACAATCTTTTGATATTCATCATCAGGAAACTTACTCAATAGTGCCTCTGTAATACCTTTATCTGCAAGCAATTCAGACAGCCCAATGATTTCTTTCAGTGTCGCTTTTTTTGGAACGGGAATATTGGTAAACTCTCTAAATGCTAAAACAGGAACTAGTTTCAATGTACCCTTAATCAATTCATTGTCCAGTTGATCATTTTTTGATGTTTCACGTAGCTCTTGAAGGTATCCAATATAAGACATAGCAACGTTTTCGATTAGAGAGTCGCGAAATTCAACGCTTACAGCAACTTCGTATTCTTCTCCATCAATGGTTTTGATGTACTCATTTTTCTTTTTATTTAGACTATTCTTTAACTTATTGAGTTCCGTTGCTGTTAACTTCTTAGCCAATAATTACACTCTCCTTTATCGACAAAAATAAGCATCAACAACTTGTAATGCCCTAATGTCATAATTGTGATATTTATATACAAATTTCTGTGCTTTATTTGCTTTGATTTTTCGCTGTCTGTCCGTCATTTTAAGAACTTCGTTGACCATTTGAATCATTTCGTCAGTCGTTTTGGGGAGATAGACTAAATCATGGAATAGATATTCCTGAGCTTTAGTCCACGGAGACACAAATATCCCTCCACCTATGGCTACTGCCTCAAACGGTCTCATTGAAGTCTGTGTAATAGAATGATCATCTAAATTTTGACCGATGACAATTTTAGAAGAAGAGTAGAGAAGGGAGAGTTCTTCATATGCTTTGTACCCCTTGTATACTTGAGGGTGATTTACTAAATTTATTTCACGATTTTGATCCATCCACCACTCATTACCGTAAATGGATATATCAAATCCTTGTTCAACCAAGGGAAAAATAAAGTCTTTAGTTTGTTTCGACCTTCGCTCATAGTTATTTGCCACTAGCGAGATATCGCATCTTGTCTCAGTAGGCACTGTTTTGTGAAAAGAGGGATTGCATCCAAACAACATTAGCTCGGCTTTTTTACCTTTATTCCAGTAATTTGGCAGACATTCGGCAGTTGTCGTGAAAATATGGTTGGCATAGTCTGACCAGTAATCGCCTATCCAGTGGTCATGAGGAGTATCTTCGATTGCCCAATAAGCATGGAAAATACCTTTTTCTTTGGTGTGCTCAAATATTCCTTCAGCAAAGTTTGCGAAACACTCACTAAAAATCAGATCTGGTTTGAAGATTTCAATTATCTCTTTGAAAAGTTCAATCTGAACTTCCTTGGATTTATCCCACAGTTGGTATTTGCCATCCATTATGTAAATATCACATCCAAGATTTTTAAAGCCTGACGCAATACCATACTTGATCAATGCTGCATTATTCGTAAAAAGCACTCTTAGTTTTTCATCCAAGTGAAACACCACTCTTCAAACAGTAATTATTGATAACATCAAGCATCTGTTCGGAACGTTTCTCCCATGTATTCTCTTTTGCATGATTAAGACACACGTTCTTATAATAATCAGTTTTCCCTAGTTCGATTGCTTTGTCGACTTGGGCTAAAAATTCATCGTCATTATCAGCAACTAGAACAGCTTCGTTATAAATTTCTGTTTCAGGCCATTTGGTGGCTACAGTGATCTTTCCAGCAGCCATATGTTCGAACATTTTAATAGCACATGCTGCTTGTGTAATTTCCAATTTAGTATTGAAGGGAAGGAGACATACATCAGCATGAGCATAATAGTTGTAAAGGTCGTCATGATTCTTGGTTCCCAATTTAATAACATTTGATGGACATTCCTTGCCAAACTCTTGCCCCACAAGAACAGTAGTATATTTCTCTGCAACTTTACGAATCAAACGAGTATCTACCCAAGAGCCAATAGCACCTGAAAAAAGGGCAATTGGGCCATTTAATGTTTTATATTCTTCAGGAATTTGTGAGGGTTTATTTATATATGATTCTGGACAAGCGTTTCTGACTAGATATGTACTTTCACAGCTTTTACTTCTAATGTCATACAGAAACTGACTAGACGTTAACACAATGTCGGCTTTCTTAATGGCATCATCTTCATATTCGTACCAATCGCTAAAACTATCAACTGAATCATAAATATTAATCTTCGCTTTTATATCTTCGACATATTGAGCCGATTTTGCCCAAGTGTAATAAAATATATCTACTTTAATGCTTCTATGCTTAATTAATTTAAGTACTTCTTCGAAATTGTGATAGACAAATAAATTAGGCTCAACTTCTTCAGGTGGCTTGTCTGATTGAGTGTTATTGCAGAAAACCACTGTCCAACCTCTTCGAGCAAATTGCTTAACAATCTGTTGAGGACGTTGCGTGAGGAAATCCCAGTTAAGGGTGGGTGGATAAAGTATAATTTTTTGTTTCATTTAAGAACTCCCTTAAATATTCTGGACTCATAATATGATTCGAAAACACACTTAAATCACAAAAAAGCTCAAACCCTTTGTCCTGAGCCATTTTACAGAAGTGCGCGTCTTCTCCTTGAGGGTGAAAACCATATTTTATAGATTTAAATACTTTACGGCTTAGTAGAATTACTGCACCTGTTAAATCAACCTCCATAATAGTGGGAGAGGGAAGAGAAGGTGCATTTTTCACTTGATTGGTTACAATATGTTCAAAATAGCCCTTACTATTGACTCTCATGATGTTGGGAAACAGATACGGCTTCTCAGGACAAACAATATACCCATTCCAAATCAATCCTGAAATAATATCCTTGTCTGATTTGAGTAGATTATTAATGATATCAGGTTGCACGAGGATATCTGTGTCTATAAACATCAGATAGTCAGTTTTAACTTTTGACATGATATAATTCCTTAATTTGCTCAAATGAGTATATATAAAGTTGTTTCTAATGTTTAAGTCTCTTTTATCTACAGGAGCGTTTCGATTGTATATTTCAATTCGTATGTTTTTATATATATGCTTGTTTTCTTTTTTGAAACTATTCAAAATATCCAATGAAATATCTTCGGAATCGTTTACTACGAATAATAATTCCATCTTTATTTTTGGATAATCAATATCTAGAATACGCTGTAAATAAGTAGGAAGTATCCAAGCTCTATTTCTAATTGGTGTGGCTATTGTAATTGTTGGTGTTTGTATAAAGTTTCAGCCTCCTTAAAATTTAAGTTGTTATATACTTGCGTAGAATATTTATTAAATAATCGATAGAATGCCAAGGATCTCGACTATCTATTCGAATTAATTCAATATTATTTATATGCAATAGCTCTTTCTTTTTAATCTCGTTTTCTTTTAATCTGTTAAATGATTTTATGCCCCCAAACTTATCTACGGGGATTCTGTGTTGTTGACCATCAAATTCGATTACCAATTTATGCTGAGGAAAATAACCATCACAATACATATGTTTTCCTCCTGCTCCCATTAGCCAAGGCCATGTCTTCTGTGATTCATAGTCTGATCCTAATATATCTTTTATCATGTTCATTAATAATTTTTCTGATGTATGTAACTTTCTATCGACTGTATATCCATAATGTTCGCATACCTCTAACCACGATTTATTCAATCTTTTTCTGTAGGTTCTTTCATGATACTTTGATAAATTGTTAAAGGTTAATTTAGAAGGGTAAGCATCATACTTTTTATAGGCATTATCAAAAACCTTTTTAAACTCTTTCTCAAGTTCTTTATCTTCTATTTTTCTCGACAATGAACCAGTCTTTTTCCCGACACTGCTTTTGTGTAGTTTTTTGTTTTCAATATAGGCGTCATACTCATCAGAAAAGAAGATCTTGATTACTTGATCATAGATGGATTTTTTTAATTTAAAAACATTGGCATATGTCTCGATGGGAATAGCACTTATTTTTTCAAACTCACTATATAAAGGAGGCCTGTTAAGCTTATTTCTGATATCACGAATATTTACTTTCAAATCTTCTTTTGAATAAGCTTTCTTTTTCTTGTAATTACATTGTTCTCTTAGGGCATTTAATCCAATTTGGTCAATAAGTTCATAGGTAAAATAGCCATTCCATTTTACAAATCTGTGTACATTTCCTGATTTATTGGTTTTAATGAACTCACTATATTCTTTACACAAATAAGCAAATAGCTCTTCGAATTTATTTAAAGTTTTTACTATATCTATCCAAAACATATCCAACAACTGTACATATGATTTAACTTTTCTATTTGAAACTTTATTAAAGCCTTTTGTTGTAAGCATCCAAGGATATTCATGACTATGTTTTAATTGAACCATTATTTCTTTTAAATATTTACTATTGTCCATATAGTAGCTCTTAATAAATAAGCTTATAATTCCTCCCTAAAATAAAAAGAGACGACAGGTTAATATCGTCTCTTTTATTCAGTAATTTTTAATCTTGGTCGTCATAAACAATCATATCAATTAGTGTATCTGTTCCCTCTACCTTGGCGGGAAACAAGTCGAATACTAGTGTGAGAGAACTCGGATCTCCCTCAGAAGAGTTTGAAAGAGTGAAGTTTGGCTGCAATTTAGCTTTATAGAAAACCATTTGCGATCCAACCGCTTCGGTACTTGTTTCATCGATCCAAATAGTGTCTCCGACCAGTTTTACGTATTTAGGGAACCCCTTGGCAGTAAAAGAAAGTTTGTTCCCTTGGAGTACTTCAGATTGGTAATAAACCTCTACTTCATCACCGGGAGCAACTGTAGCTCCCGTACCGAAAGTAATTGTTTTATCTGTAACTGTATGAACTTGATTTTCTTTGACAGACAAACCATTTACAAATGGAAATACCACAACATCACCAACAGGAGCCTTCTTAAGCGTCACAGTTTTATCTGCTAATACGGTCAGAATTTCCGTGCGATAAATATTTTGCTTCCCTCTTTTGATTTCCTCTCCTGCTAGCAAGGCTAGGTGCTCCAGTGAGAAAATTTGGGTCTCTACTGTCAAAGTAGCAGTTTTCTCACCGTCCCATGCAATACGACGAGTACCAGCACCCATAGCATATACTCGACTAGATTCTAATTGAAGCGAAGAAGTGTTTGCATAATCCATCTTCATCAAAGGTGTGCTACTTACAAAATCAATAATTTGAAGATCAAGAATATCTCTATTCCCGTAACGACCATCTACTAACATTTATAGTTTCCTCCTAAATATAAAAATCTCCATAATTATATGGAGATTAAAGTTTGGTTCTTTTTATCCACTCTGGCAGCTTAGTGTCTCCGCTTAAGTGACCATTTGCCCAAACTGGCAACAATCTATCGAAACTTTCTTTGATATTTAAACGTTCAAATTGTTCGTACATTTGATATATAGTCAGATTTCCAACGTTAAAAATATCAATCCCATTTCCATTCGCACTACAGAGAATAGAAAGGATATCTTTTATTTCTAAGGTATCTTCTTTTTTTTGAGTCTTTTTTTTAAAGAAATCTATCCTATCTTGGAACAATTTTGCCTTGGCTGTTTTTTTCTTTACTCCTGTTGACTCGTCACTAACAGCATTTAATTCTTTTAGTATACTAATGAAGTGAATATAATTATTTTTGTTTATAAATTCTAATCCATTAACTTTGAATGATTGGCTCTTAGAATCAAAAACAACTGAATCTTTAGCAAAGAAAGATAAGGCATCAGATATGTAAGCTTGAAGTTGTGGATGGTCTGTCAAAACATCGAAATCAGAAGTGTCTTTAATCCGTAAGTATTCATCTTCGCCTATTTGAAATAAATCTAACAATATCTTTTCTTTACTAAACAAACAAAATTGAAGTTTAATTAGATACTCCATATAACTAATGTTGGCTATATCGGTTAATCGAGGCGAATGTACATCTATATCATTAAATTTTACAGGTAGCCCCAGAAATGCTTGTAGGCGATCAATAACCAAATAACCACCTCAATTAAAATCCCAAAGTTTGTACTGTATATAGAATCCAACGTACTTTTCATTCACAAACATTTCATCCATACGATAAAACTGCAACTTACCAATACCGAGATTTCTGTTCTCATTAAACAATTCATCTATGTAGGCCAACATATGGTCATATCTTAAAACTTCATACTCAGTAAAAATTAAATCCTTGTGTACTAGCACTTGAAAATGAAGTAATCCCGACTTGAATTGTGAGCCAGCAGGTCGGTAATCTCTAAATGAGAACGTCACATAAGAGGAAGCTGTATCAGCTAATGTTGGAACATGATTGAAGGGGAAAATATTATTATTAACCAGTTCAGAAGGATCTTTAATATCTGGTTCATCTAGATAATTCTTTTGTTCGTACCAAACAGATTTACAAAGTTCTTGTGAACTCAATAAATGATTTAGCACGATCATACGATTTTTGCCCAATTCCTCAAGTCTGGACATATTAGTTCACAATATAGTCGCGCTCAATTTCGTATCTAACATAACCACTTGTAGATACATCTCTAGTGTCGTCTAGTGTAGAGATAACCTTATCAACTTGATCTAACAACAATGGATTTGTTCGATGAACTTCTTCACCCAGGCTGTTTCTAACAACTACACGATAGTAATTTCCGTTTGGAACCAAATTGCCTAATTCGTATGTAATTGAAATATATTTTAATGTATCAAGTGCGGAACCTTTGTCTAGATGTGTAGATTTATCAAACGCAATTTTTAACTTATTGTCTGTAGCTATACTATATGTGTAAACATATTGAGGATCAATTTTCACATCTAAGTCTGCATCAATAATTTCTACAGTAGGGGTGGCACTAATAATAATTGAATCATCTAATCCCGATGAATGTTGTTTAGAGTGGGGGAGAGGAGAGAAAATAAGCCAATTATTATTGACACCCTGCATAAACTGTTCTAGTTTAAGCTCGCCAAATCTTTTGATAGCTTGCATGGATACACTCCTTATAGTAATGATTTAATTTCAATTTCTTTTGTTGTATATGCTAATCTGGTAGAGTTCTCGGCATGCAAAATAACTCTGCCTTTTTTATTGTTAGCTTTAATCTTACAAAGCTGTCCATCTTGTTCGATTATGCTGGCTAAAGTGGTGGGCGTTAAGCCATCAGTCTCGGTCAACCAAAAACGAGCCTTTTCTTTTCGATCAATTCCATTATCCTTAAACGAACAAGCGAAGGATTTGGTCATATTGTATTTAATGAAGTCGTCACCAGAAATGTGAGCTGAATAATTATTGGTAGTAGAGGACGTGACATTTACTTGAATGGTTTGAGAAATATTTCTGAATGAAATGGTTATTTTACTTATTCCTTTTTTCAAAGGAGTTACTAAACCCATTGGAGAGACTGATATAATAGTTTCATCAGCGACAGAATATGTAATTTGATCATCAACTTCTATTACCTTTGAATTATTGGTGAGTTCAATGTTCAACTGAAGAGTCTGATTTTCTTCTATAGCCACAACATCCTTAACATTCAAAACCCTCAGTTGGTAGTCAGCGACGTTACCCATAAAATCAGCAATACTCAAATCTAAATTGTCAGCAGGGATTAAATCTTGTTCTTCTAATGTCAAATTTATTAACCCGTCAATTAAACGATTGATCCCCACAGTCTTCCAGGCACGACCATCAATAATAAAACGCCTATTTTTCTTTATTCTTTCAGTCAGATTATTTTTTTGGACTGTTATCTGTCGTCTTTCATTGGGCATCATGAGGATTCGTCCTTCTTGGATGCCAAAATTAGATGATGTATCAGATTTGAAAGAGAATGGAGTTTCTTGGATTTCTCCTTGATCGTCTAACCACTTAAGAGTTGAATAACAAACAAGAATCACACCCCGATGATATATTTCCATATCATCAACATGATTACATAGCCAAGTCTTATCTTTCCATATTACCAAATCACCCATTTTTAATGGACAATTTAATGTGACTATATTTTTCTGTTCTCGAATATCTCCGTCATCAGTAATCCAAACTTCCTGATTTGATTCTCCATTGATATTCACTTGAAAATAACTAGGAGATTGCGAAAATGTAGAACTCATAACTTGTTTCGAATGAACGGACTTTCTATCTCTAACATTTATTTTAATGTTAGACAAATATGATCTGTATGCCTTGTAATCCATGCTAATTTACGCTCATATTTTTTAAATAGTATTGCATCATCAGCGAATCAGCACGTTCAATGGCTTTATCTCGCAATACAGCTTTTTCTTTAAAGTTCTGAGACTCGCTGTATCTTTTCCAGTCAGACGAAGAAATCGCTAATCTCATATCTAGTATATTATTTACTTCTTTTTCAAACCATTCACCAAGCATGAGCTGTGATAGTATTTCTTGCTCTAATTCGGTTAAATCAGCAGCAAAGTATTTATTTTCTTCATCTCTGTCAAACAGATCGCTTTTACTGTAGCTAAACTTAACCAAGCCTGATTTAAGAAATCCTGTAAGATAGTCTTCGTAATCTTCAATTGAGCTTAGAAACATTTCATCGATTGTATAATCCTGAATTTTACCTTGAAATCTCTCAAATATTTTTGAATATGGGGTCATGATTAATCCCCTTTACACGTTATTCTTTACTTTAGCCAGTTCATACAGGTCTTGTTTGATCAATTTACCAATAGAGTCTATTTTGTATCTATCTTGGAATCTACTATCATTAGCCGCAATACCAACCACAATTCTTTCAATGATATTTTCTTTTAACGTTGGAGATACAGAATTCAATGTATCAATTATTTCATCAATATCAAGAGAGATAATATTATCAATTGTTTCACGACTCACAAATTTTTGATAAACATCGTCTAGATACAAGGCTTTAACCGCTTTTTCACTTTGAATCAAGAATGCCCCTTCATGAGCAAACTTAGTATGGTTGTCTACAATTGCCCGTACATCTTCAAAGGTAATCGTCTTAGAGCTGCCAAAATCATTGAATCTAATAGTAGATGTAGTGCCTGTTAGATTTAACCCACCATTAGTTAAAGAAATAACTCTAATGTATTCACGGGGATCAATATCTAATTTATCCTCGACAGATTCGAACAGAGAGTTTACTTTTTTAGTTTCTGTTTTGATTTCCTCATGAGAAGTTTCAATTTTTTTATTTTTCTCCAGTAAGTCTTCAACTAAAGAAGTGAGTTTAGCAACTTGATCTTCTAATGCGATTTCTCTTACTGTTTTTTGAGTAGGTTCATTGTTTGTATTTTCAGTATTAGCTATCTCCATTTTCTTTGGTGCTGCCATCATATGCCTCCCTATTATTTAATAAAAAAGGTCGATAAGAATGTACTTACCGACCAATGGAATTATGAGAATTTATACAATCCATAAGCTGCTGCTGTAATCAACTGCACATCATAATTCTGTGATACAGAATATCCCATTGTTTGATCTGCATTATCTTCAGGTTTAGATTGAGTAATAATTGTGTTACCCTCAAAACCAATTTTGACCAGCTTATCAGAGCCAGAAGAGAGTACAACAGCGAAGTCACCATCGATAGCAAACTCATCGCTATTTGGTTTCAAACGTTGACCAATTTCAAAAAGCTCAGTGCCTTGGAAGTTGCCCAGATGTCCGGTCTTATTAAATTCTTGTCCAAGACCAAATTGAAGATACTGATTCTCTGGCAAGATACGAGCAAGTGCAGTTTTAGTGCCGAATACTACACTCTTGTCCGTATTGTTTGCAGCAGAAACACGTTGAACCAGATTGTTAAAAGCTGTAGAAGTAAAGGCAGCATTTTCTTTATATTTAGCACCTAGAGTAGTAAAAGAGTCATAAATCGAAGAGTAAATGCGAGTAGTGATATCAGTTTCAATTGCTTGAGCTACACGTGCAACCCATGCGCCCCAATTTGTTTTTCCTGCTAGCACACGATACAGTTCTTCATAAATTTCTACAGTACGGCGTTGAGGAGTAAGTGTTACATCTTTTCCGAACAGGCGTTGACGTTGATTGCCTCGTTGACCATTAGCTTTTGTGCTAACCACAAACAGATCAGGACTATCTACGTGAAACAGGAGTTGATCTCCCCAGTTTACATTTTTAACTTCTGCGAATTGGTAGAAACTATCCAAAACAGTTTCAGGAATTACAATATCCAGCGTTTGAGCCACCAAAGCAAAAGTTGCCCATTGAACATTTGGGTTAGATGCCATCATACCTTCAGTAAAATTAGTATCAGACGGAATGCCTGCTAGACGGTAAGCTTCTTTTTTCAAGCCTTTGGTGAATAGTTCTTGTTTTGCATCAAGGGTTACGCCATCATTCGCATATTGAGCATACTTATTAAAACGACCATCTTTGTTACGGTTTTGATAACAATAGTGGTACCAAGCTTCTACACCAGCTTGTACAACATCTTTTTCATTTTGAGACATATTAAAAAACTTAAGATTGCTATAGTTTTTCATGCTAAATTAGTTCCTCCAATTATTATGTATTAGGCTTCTTTAATTACTTGTAGTTTAGTTGCTGGCACACGACTACGACCAACCGAAATTGTTGTTTTCTCCAAAACTAACATTGCTACTTTCGTTGTTCCAATTGTTGCACTAGCAATACCTTTATATTTACCATCCTGTGGAATAACATATTGATCAACAACTGTTACACCATCAATACCATCGTCTGTAATAGTGAATGTATCGCCGTTTTTAAGACGAAATGCACGAGCAGGGGTGTTGGCTTTATTAGTGAATAGGGCAGGGTCACTTACATCAATACGAAATCCATTAACCTCGGGAATTTCTGGGCTTGCAACCATTAGCACTTCTTGAGCTGAAACATCGGTTGGAGTTGCAGCAATGCGAACTTCTGGATTGCCTGCCAACACTCCTTTTAGAACTACGAAGCTACCGTTATCAACTGCCTCAGGCAGTTGAACAGACTGAATAAAGCTGTCTACTTTAGTACCAGCCATAAGATTAAGATTTACAATTGTACTCATTAAATATATTTCCTCCTATTGATTGTTTTGTTGAGAAAGTCTATCCCAAACTGTTTTAGGTGTTTCTTTGTTTTGTTCACTGTCATCTGGAAGTCCCATTGAAATAAAATTAAAATTCTTCGATTTTGTAGTTTCGATAATACGATCACATACGTAAGATTTGACTTCCTTTTCAAATTCAGCAAAAGTAGCAAAAGTTGAGCGCTTCTCTGTAAACTTAGCCTTTTCGTCTTCTGTTAGTAGAGTAGGGTAAGAGTTAAATAGTTCATCTATTCTTTCTACATCTTCAGCTTCTTTAAATTTTGAAATTTCTTCTTGAAGTTCAGTGATTTTCTCATCTTTAGATGTAATTTGAGATTCTACTTCAGTGAATTTCTCTTGAATTTCAGTTAATTTTTGATTCAAAGAAAGAATGGCTTCATCTTTACCCTCGATTTTTTCAGTAAACTCTGCTACCACAGTTTCTTTCTCAGTTTTTTCTTTGTTCAATACTTCTGTTGCTTCGCTGTTAATTAAATCAATAGTGGATTTAAAGGTGTTGATCTCATCATCAGCTTCTTCGCCATCTACCCAATCAACAGGGGAATATTTGATTCTTGTCAGAGTGTCGAAATCAATTACAACGTTATCTCCTTGCATACTGTAGGATGCTTTCTTATACTTGTATCCATCTTGGACATCGCAAAGATAGATGTAATTTTCATCAAAGTCGCTAAGATAAAAAGAGCATCTTTCCACTGAATCACCATACCAATTAGTTCCTATGTATGTTTTTTTACTAAGGGTGTTATCAATCTCTTCGTATAATTGATTAGTAGTCAATTTAAAAAGAGCTGCGATTTCTTTTTTATTTTTACTCAATTGAACATTATCCTCCTTGCTGTCATTTGTTTGTGTATTACCGTCTTTAAAATAATGCAGAAACGAATTTAATTCTTTCATTTTTTTGTTGAAATCATCATCTAAAGAAAAAAGCTCAATTTTTGCGTGAGCATCAATCATACCAGTTCCGTATTTGTTCCCTAAAAGAGTAACACCAGTATATCTAAACGATTTGATATCCAATATTTTTGTCTCTTTGTCGTACTCAGACTCATCAATTACAATTTCGATTGACAGCTTAGTTTCTTCTTGGTTGCTGATGATAGTCATCTCATCTTGTGCGTAGACATTCCATATGTATCCATCTACAACAGCATAATTTCTCCCATCGATTTCTTCATAATGATAGTTGTTATTAACGGCAGAAATTACCCCGATAGGCTTTTCAATATATGTAATTTTATCTTCGTCTTCGTCGTACTCCATTTCATGCTCACCAAAATCATTGCCTTCAATATGAGCAAGTATGGGAATGTTGATTACAGATGACTCTGCGCTCTTTAACACATCCAAATCGATATTACTTTTGTTGTTGTTTATGCCATCATGAGATATCCACATTCTTAATCTTGAAAATCTAGAATCGTTAAGAGGTTCAATTTCATAGTTTTCGACGAATAGAGTAACTTTTTTATCCTTGTTTTTTATAATTATCACCTCCTCAAAAGAATCTAACGATTATTCAAATCTAAATCCCTTGTCTTTGCACCATCATCACTGATTTCATTATCAGATACTTTTGGACGACCACCATTATCCTTACCATTCTGAACATGGGAACTGGAGAGGGGAACGAGGTATTTTTCAACAAGGTTAATACTGTTTTCATAAGCCAACAGACTTTGCATATCTTCAGGGTTGATACCCATAGCCAAAGAGACCAATGTTTTAGAAAATCCAAACTGTCCAGCTTTAAGGTACTTTTCGAACTTTTCGTCTCTGTTGAACACTGTTATATCAGGGAAGACAACTTTATGACGATACTTTCCTGTTTTACTTTTTAGATAGCTATTAACAAAACGCTCAAATTGGCGATACATATGAATTACATAACCTTCATCGACCTTGATTGATGCTTGAAGACCAGAAGCATTTACAGTTCCCGAACCAAATAATATAGGCGTAGAACCAGCAGCTTGATAAAAATTATCCTGACTAAAACCAACTATGTTATTTTGAGTTTGTGATTGATTAAAATCTACTGTTTTTAGTTCAAATGGAGTTGTAGCAACTTTTACTCCATTTGGTACACCAGCTTGAAGGATGGCGGTATACTGTCCTGCCACATTTGGGTCAATAGCAAAGTTATTAGCTACTGATGCTCCTTTGGTATCGCTCTTCATTGGAATTTGTCCAACAATTATCTTCCAAGTTTCAAGCTCAGTTTTTGTTTTCAGTAAACCTTTATAATGTTCTATTTCAGCACTATCTAAAAATAACCCCATTAAAGGAGGGGTTAGTCCAGCTCTTGTTTCATCAAATTTAAACACTGGAGCTTTTATAGGATCAAGAGGCTGCCAATAGAAATAACGATCTTTACCGCTCTTAGCATTGGCGAAGTCACTATAATATTCACTAAATTCAGGCGCAAAATCATTAATATTCACACCTGATTGTAAAAAGTAGTACATATTAAAAGCATATTGATATCCATATTCAGTTTTATTGATGATCTTGCAATATTTTGCTGGCATTTCTTGCAAAGCGACAGAATCACCAAACTCACGAACGTAATAAAATTTAGCATCTTCCAAGATTACACCTTTTAAAATATTTGGAAAGGTGGACTTAGGCGATAATTTTTCTACAATATCAACAGCTTTTCGCCTAGATTTTTTAAAAGCAGTTGATCTCATATCTTCTTCGTCTGCATTTGTTGCAACTATAAATGAGTCAAAGGTAGGTATGGTAGAATAATAGTTAACCAATCGATTGAACTGCATTACAACATTAAAAAGGTACTGACTTAAATCCTTTAGAGCGTCTTCGTTAGCTTTTGGATTTTTAATCATTTCTTCAATTTTTTTTCGGTCAAATGTAGTAGGGGACATGTTCAAGGATTTTAGCAATTCATTTTGCCATAGTGGACTGAATAACGAACCACTCTGATAACTGTTAGAAAGGGCTTTTGCGAATTGCAATGCATAATCTTCACTATTGTCTACTGGAGGCGCGTTTGTATTTACGTTGGGTGTATCTTTATTGCTTTTTCTGGTCATCGTTCACATCCTTTCTGCATAGATTTATTGCGATATGTATAGATAGTCCAATATATTAAAACTATCTTCTTCACGTTTATAATCTTCATAATTCTTTAAGTAATAAAGAACATATGCTAACGCAGCCCAAATATCTTTCTCTGTTTTCTTTACAACTTGTTCGACACCTAATTTACCACCTTGCTTTTGAACTAACTTAAGATTTGCTACTTGATCAATAAGTTGATCACTTTGGAAGTGGGCTGCTTTAATCTGATTGATTTCTAAGTCTTTATCTTTTGAATTTTTAGGCTTGTTGCTTAATTCAAGCATTTTCTCTGGAATTAACAGTCTCAATCTGCCGCTTTCAACAAAATCGATGAAATTAGTAATAATATCTGTTTGGATTCCTTGTGCTTTTAAACTATAGATTTTTTGAAGCGCAAAACTATTCTGAGGGGATTCATCGGTATTGATGGTATCCCAGGTATCGTAGGGGTCATTCATTAGTGGATCTAAGGTTTCCTTCATTAATTCTTCAACTACGCCCTGACCAATACCATTAGCATCCACTACAGTAATACTTCCTCCATAATGTTTATCTAACCTTTTAATAAACATAGCTTGCTCGTTAAAATTGGTTCCGTTAGGAGGGACGAAAATATTGCAGACTGTAGCTGTTTTAATTGTGCCGTTTATATTTCTTTCGACTTCTATTACTACAAAAGCAGATTTATTGTTATTGTTTGACTGTGAACGTGCAATATCTGCTCCAATAAAGTATTCTCTATTCTTCTTTGGATTGATAGTTGCTTGTTTTATTGTACGAAGTTCCATAAGTTTATTAATATTTACTATAGCTCCATCACTTACTCCACACCATCTAGACTCGTAGTTTTGAGCAAATGATATTGCGCTAGTTGTGGGGTCATCTTTTTTAGCTAATATCTGCGCGCGCGTCTCACCCCTGCCGTAATGACAAGGAAGTTCCCAACTGGCACCTAATACTATTTTACCTTTAAGATTAGCCATTTCATCAATCATATTGTTTAGTCGAATAAATTCATCGCTACCGCGGTACCCGCTAGTAGTTAAATAATTGATCATACCATTAAGTTCATAAGGATTAATTGTGGATTGTTTACCAATGGTTCTTCGTGGCACATTGACTACAGGTTCCAATGCGTCTTTAAACAAGGAGTTGTTCAATAGTGCTGATTCCTCGACGTTCAGTCTTCGTCTACGTTGACCTTTAGAGTGTTGTGAATTCGCAAGGACGCTATAAATCGCACCAGATGAAAAGACTACTTCTACTTGATCTTTTGAGAAGCTAGACTTAACAATCTCATTATTCATAAGAGGAAACCATTTAATTATTTCATTATGTTTTTCTTCGCTTATCGAAGAAGCATTTTCTCTTGTTTGAGCACTCATTGCGATTGTGATGTCTGGGAAGTGAATGCATGTGTGGTAAATACTCATTAGTTCAAGCATCGTCTTACCAAATCCACGGGGAAAGACACCATACGTACTAACAAATCTACTCATTGAACGTAAAAAAACTCTTTGGTCAAGATCTAACCTCATACCACCTTTTTCTGGTGATATCAAATCATAAAAAAGATCAGGAAACCATTTACTCCATTGAATAAATGTAATCCATTTTTCTAGATTTTTATCGAAACTGCTTTCCTTTTTTTCATCTAGCTTTACATTTGTATTGAAATCGGGATTGTTGTTCGTTCTTGAGCTTGTTCTAGTGTGTTTGAAGTTATCGCTCTGAAAGTTTTTATGGCTAGCCATTTAGATCATCTTTTTCTAGGGAATTGTCACTCATTTGACTTTCATAATCTTCCGCTTTTTTATTGTAAAAATCATAAATTTCTTTGTATTCACAAGATGGAAGGCCTCGTAAATCCCGAACATAGTTAATGAAACACCATAACGTTACATCTACTTTATCTTTTGGCTGCTCAGTAAATTGCGGAAGGAGGGGCATTATTTCATAATTTTCTTCAACCATCCTAGCCAACTGACCAAACGTGTCTAAACCTCCAGATAAATCAGCTTTACTCATCTGTGAGGGTTTTAGTTTTCCTGCTTCTGCAACATCTTTAACCATTGCTGCCCATTCTTTTGCTTCCTTGAAGTTCCCTTTTGCTTTAGCTAAGGTTTCTTTCACTTTATTTACACAAAATTCTCTAAAGTATTCTTCGTGCATCGTTGTGAGTAGTTGGAAGCTGGTTTTTAATTGTTGGTATTTATTTTCAAACAATGTATACTCTTCATCTGGATATCCGTATCCGTATTTATCTTTAAGTTGATCTAAGTTGTATTGCTCATTAATGTTATGTTCATAGTTGATATCGTCATTTTTTTCTTTGGTTTGCGAAACGCTTTGGTCTTCACTGTCTTTCCATGTCAACTCTCTATATTTGGGCAGTCCCAGTGTTTTCATATATATCCCGAAATGGTCATGATTTTTTAGTTTTGATTCTTCCTCAGAAGATATCCACAAATTATGTATGAATGGTCTATTGATCTGCATTAGTATGTCTTTTGCAGTGTTTAGATCATCATAGTTAATTGAAATTTTTAAGCAATTTTTACATACGCTCAAATGACCATCGCTATCAAATTTATTGTAGGACTTATAAAAATACGAAAGAGCCAAGCTCTTCTTACAAGAAATGCATATCTTCTTATTATCAGCCAATACTTCACCTTCTTTGCATAGAAGAAACATAATAAAATTCCCATTTGATAATAAAAAACATGGGGTAGGAGGGAGTCGGTCTGTTTAAAGGTTCTTATTATAGAATCTCCCCATGATAAATTAAAACAACAAAAAAGACGATCAATTATATCGTCTTAAAAGTTCTTTTAATTTTAAACCCTACTTTGTATGTTATGTATAATTGTTTATTCTACCGTTGTATAAATTGCATCTAATAATCCTAATTCCTTATCCCAAATAAACGCCTGACCAACCTTCAATGCTCCAACGTAGGCCGATTCAAAGTGCCAAGTATCAGTTCCAGTAGGAGAGTTTAGGTAGCGAACAATAACCCCATTATCTTTTGTCACAGTCTTCTCGGAATGGAAGTGTCCAGCATGAACCTCATGATAAATTGTTCGTCCCCATGCCTCTCTTGCTTCTACTGGCATTACTTCTCCGATTCTTTTTCCTTCGGCATGACCATGAGAAAATTGAATTAGGCATTTTCCGAACTCTACATATTTCCGAATCTTGGGGTCTGTATCTACCGTCACATTGGGATCATTTCTATACCATGCTGCAAGATGTTCGGTTGCAACGTAACTTGTCAATTTATCATGATTTGCTCCAACATAGAACGTTTCTACTGGGGCAAATTGAGATAATATGTCAACTGCTTCAACTAGCATATTCGTTCCGATTTTATACATTTGAGCGAACTTTAAATCAGTATCTTGTGGAGTTCCACCAGTCGTAGTCTTAGTTAATCCATCGTAATGGAAAAAGTCGTTACTCCAACAGAATAAGATTTTCTCAAATTTATATGCCTGTGTTCTAGTCAGAACATCATTTATGATATGGAAGAATCTCTCTCTTGCAATTTCCCAATTATATGTATCATTGGAGTCACCTTGCCAAGCAAGTTTACCAAGGTGAATATCAGCAATAGAGACTTCGAGCATCATGCCATTTTTACTATAGCGAATTGGATTATGCGTTGGACGTATGTAGTTGTCTGACATTTCTTTAAACATAGATCGAATTGATTCAAGGGATAACTCATCCTTCTTAGGTTTAACCGAAATCTTACTAGCGTACAGTTGCATAATTCCATCTTTTTTTGAATAAGAATTCCAGATATTCGAACGAGCAGAATTTAGTTCCCACAAATCGGGTTCATACCCATGTGCTTTAAGTAGATAGTTGACATCTTTAGAATCTTCGATAGACATTTTGATGAGTTTATTGCTACTTTGTGAACCGTCTTTATTAATTTCGATGGACTCTTTAAAGTTTTCTGTGACAGAAGGTCGTTGCTCATTATTCTTAGTTTGAGTTCTAATTCTATTCTTGACCCATAGTCGATATTGTTCACCGTCAGAAAACATTCCACCACTAAAATCTTCTGCGAGAGAAGACCAACTATCTTTGATTTCTCCGTTTCGTTTCTTAATCCCAATTTCGAGTAGTTGTTCAGGAGTCATAGCCATTCATTTACTCCTCTTCAATTTCTAGCCCAACCGGAATTTCATAGTCTTCAATCGGAGCAACTTTGATTTTTTCTCCATCAATAGTAATTGTAATCTTGGAGGCATTAGGATATAGACCAAAAGCTGCTTCCCGAATTCCATTCAAGCCCACCAATTTCTCTTTATTTGATTCCATATATATTTACTCCCTATAATATGTATTTTTTGTGCTAAGCAATCTGCTTTTTATAGCTTACCTCATTGGGGTAAGATGGAGGGGAGATTAACCCCCTCAAGTATTTACGCTTTATCTTCTTTAGTCATTAGTCTACCGTGTTTCATCTTGCAGGTTCCTTTGTTCAAGGCTTAGTTAAGAATTGAGTCAATGCAGGGCGGCGTATCCTGATCTCTGGTAACTTACCAAATTTCCATTTGGTAAGCGCGTAGATAACCTTTTCTACTTCATTGACTTATATCTGGCTTGCACCAACTTTACCATTTACATTTCATGGTAGTGATACACTGATACTTCTGATCTAGTACATATTTTTCGTCTACCCACATAATTCGTAGCGAGTAGGCGTATTTACTTTATGTATAATTAAGATAAAATTACTGTTTTACTGTATCTTTTAGTGCTTTAGCGGCTTTAAATGCAGGCTTTTTCGACGCAGCGATAGCAATAGTGGCTTGTGTTTTGGCTGTTTCAGCATCTACACCTTGCTCTTTGAGTTCTGCTAGTAGTTTCGGATTGATACCATTTCGTGCAGCGGTCTCACGTACTTCAAATGTGCCGAATCCAGCAATTTTAACTTCTTCACCTTTTGCCAATGTACTTGTAATAGTGGTAAACAATGTATCAACCGTTGCTTCTACGTCTTTTTTTGTAAAACCTGTCGCTTCAACAATTGCTTTTACCAGTTCTGTTTTATTCATAATTATAATATCTCCCTTAATTTTTATTAGTTTTTTATTTTGAGTGGGGGAAGTAGAGATCTCATGTGTTTGTAAATCAGTCTAAACTTGTCCCCCTTAAAGGCAATTAACGAATACCAAAAAAATGATTAAAAACACCTTTAAACACTGCGTTTTTTGAATGCGAAGACTATTTTGACTCAAAGGGACAATTTTTTTCTCTGCTTTCTTTTCTTTTCTTTCTCTCTTTCTTTAGTTTTTAAATGGAAGCAATCGTCACAATAAATCTGTCTCTGTTTTGACACTATGTATTCTTTGCCGCAATTTTCACAAATTTTGATTTTACCCAAGTTTCTTAATAAATTTTTTACTATAATATCTCCAAATGAAGACCATAGTGTTATTTTATGATTGCTTTTTTTGTGATTGTAGAGATAAGCAACAAGAATATCAACTATTTCGTATAAATCCATTCCAGAGCTTTCTAGTAGTACGTTTCTGATATCTTTATATAAGTAGGAATCGTCTATTTTTTCGTCATATGGAACTTTAAATTTTTTCTCCAAATCTAATTTAGCATAAAGTTCAATCAAACATTTATTATCATTGACTATTACTTCAGAATTTTTCATTAGTAGCCTATAATCAAACTTACCGAGACCAGCTTTTTTAAAACTAATCCTAGGATTGGGGATTAAATCAGAAAGACGATTCATTGCACTATCATTAGATATCTCAACTCGGTTTTCAGATTTATCTTTTGCATATATAAAAAAGTGAGGTGCTTTAGTCTTAGTGTGAGTCAATATTTTCTCTTTAATGTGGGTAGGTCTAAGCGGCTTGTAGAGAGTCTTAGCATAGTCAATAGTAAAATTATTTTCCATACAGAGAATTTTTATGACATCTAGGTCAATGTTATTGCTATTCCATATCTTAGTGATATCATTACTAATTATTCCTATGTTGCCGCCCGTGTACGCTGCATTCAAGCCAAGATATATACTTTCACTATTAATTAATTCAGCCTGAGCTTTTGCCATCTCATAATAGAGTGGGTAGATGTTTTTCATATTTCTTTTTGCGACAGCTATAAGAGTTAAGTCACTACACACTAAAGCTTTATCACCATCATTGTCAAACATCAGAATTTTACTGATTGGGTCATGAACGCTAGTATAAATACTTTTAGAAACAAACCATCTTTTCATTTCCTTATCTTTTTTGTTTCGTCTTACGGCATGCTCTCTATAGAGATGAGGACTCCTTAAACAATCTAACTCAAGCTCATTGTCGAATAGATCGCAATAAACTTCCTTATTTTGTAGTAATCCTTGAGGATTCTTTTTTCCCAAAAAGAGATATTCACAAAAAGCATATAAATCAGGACTTATAAAAGTGTATTTACCTTCAATATTTAATTTTCCTGCCTTAGCATTTTTAACTAAACTCTTTTTAACTTGTTTGATTACTTCTCGACTGTATGTATCGCTCAACAGTTCGGGATAGAACTCTAACGCTTTTTGGAAACTATTTTTATTCTGATTGTAAGATGTTACACCTAATACTTTTAGCATTGTATCTCTGTCTGATCCAATTTTCTGAATGTCTTGGATGGTTTCATGGCTCAATTGTTTCAATTCTTCGTCTGTTATGTCGGTAAGAGTCTGAAGCATTTGATAATTCAGTTTTGCATTGCCAATTGTATCTTCTTCTTCATTGCATTTTCCTGCTTGGCAGTTATAATCCAGATATTTACTCATGTACTCTGACCAAGAACTATAATATTTCCACATTTTGAACTGACTCTTTGTAAAAATAATCTCAATTTCCTCTTTTAACACGTCATGCTCTTTGCCATAAATGTCTTTGATGATTCCATATTTATTGTAACCTTCTTGTTTGTTTTTTTCTCTTAAGAATTTATCAAAGGGAAAGGGGACTAGCAATCCTTTAACCCAAGGAAGACGAATCATCATAGCTTTTTTACTTTTGCGTGGTAAAATCATCCCGCATCCATCAGTATGTTCAATTGGTATGTCCATTTCTTTGCGCTCAATTTTATATGTTTTATCATCAATAAAGTCAACCATAGATTTAACTGTAGTGCACATGTCATCGACAACGATTGTTTTTTCAATATCAAAATCATGCCACTGTTCAGTTGCACTATTACAAAGGGCTAGGTATGCCAGATACTTATTAATATTAACGCCACCTAGTTCATTGATTTTTTCAGTAGTTAGTCCACACATTAGGGTGCGCTGGTGTTTTTGGAAAACTGATTCTTTTATAAACACTGTTTTTTTTGTTCTTATTTGCCCAGCACTTGCTGTAAAACAAACATATTTCTCATTGTTGTAGAGGAATCCGTTAACAATAATATCTTCTAGCACATCGAAAAAGTATGTTTGAACTATAATTATATCTCTAAATAAACTATTTTCTTTGATTTGGAGCACTCTAGTTAGAGTTGAATCAAATACAGACACAATATTCTTCAGTTTTTTACTATCAACTTCGGTTGGACGAAGAGACCTGATGGTTTTGTTGGATCTAAAAAGGGTATAGAGTAATTCTTTTGATTTCTTTATACGTCTATTGGTGTACTTTATGTAACGATTAACTTTATTTAATAATAGTTCATCATTTGATTTCTTGTTTTTAATTTCTTTTAATGTAGTTCTAAATCTATAGTTCCGATTCTGTCTTCTATGTATTTTTATTTCTTCTTCATTATAAAACGCGCTAGTATCAACACTAAATACATGTACTTGTTTATTCAAATTGATTTACGTTCTCCCCTTTGTGAAAGATTGCTACCCAAAATAGCGTTAACATACTTGTAATACCAGTCATAGTTTGTGAATTCCTTGCGTTTGTTGTAGTAGTTAACCCTAAGAAGAGTAATTCCTTTTCTACGACAATAAGCATCCTTAATTTCATCTCTATGTTTTGCTGCTATTCTTCTAGTTGATTTATGATCATACTGATGTTCCACATCATCTATTTCAATAAGGGATAAGATGCCTCCGTTTGACCCGAAAACAACAAAGTCGAATTTTAGAGGTTGTTTATTTTTACCTTTCAGATCATCAAAAGAATATTGAATTTTAAAATTGTAATCGGAATTTTTCAAATAATCGTAAACAACTTTTTCAGAGAAAGGGAGATTGCAAACAGGGCATCCGCGGCCTTTTTTGATATTTGTGGGTGTAATGTCCCATTCGTAATTATCGATATTACATTTCACGGAAACTGAGAGTGTACTTTTTTGATATGGAGAGAGAAGTTTATAATTTTTACTTCTCAGTATTTCTATAATTTCTTCTTCAAAGTTTCCTTTTCTGCCAGAACAGTAGGGACACCATTGAGACTTACTAAACAAGCAGTCAGCCGTAGTAAAGAAATTGGGATGATTTTTGACTCCACAATCAACTTCATATGTACTTTTAGCTGTTTTCCATTTAGGACTTATTAGGCTGCCACCTTTAGATTCGCAAAGATTTCTAAGTCGTTTAAAAAAATACACGTGATCTTTTTTGTTTTTACAACTAACACTACTTTTTAAATTACTGCTACAAGCGCCGCAAGGAGAAAAGCTCTTTGCCAATATATTCTTTGCGTTCATGGTCTTGCGTACATCTCCATGATCATTACAATGGTAAATGAATGATATAGGTTCTGTGCCACCGTTATAATCACTTAAAATTTTGACTCGATCTCCAAATTTATCATACACTTTCTTTCTGAATTCTTCTGTGGTCTGCTTTTTGATACCCAAAAACAAATGTCTCCTTTTCATTTAATATTATCTATGTATTTTTACTTACTAAAAGCTATTACATTTTCTTTTCTGGCTACCGTCTTATATGGTTCTCGATAATATTTATTTTGCGCTTCATTCTTTAGCCATATAACTTCATCGTCGTACTTCTCTATGTATTCAACACAATCTTCTGTACCTTCTAACATCCATTCCGAAACGTCTCTTTCATCATAGTAATCCAGTTCAAATCCGTCATAGTATTGATCCTCCCAAGTGATAATTGAATGATTTCCCTTATAACTTTTTACCATTATGTATTTTGTTCCCCTCAAGTTTTATTTTTATATTAGAGACGATTAATCTCTGTGGACTCAATATATCATCTCCCACATTTTTAGTCAACAAAATAATATATATTATTATATTTACTTATATGGAGATGCATTATATAATGAAAGCAAGCGAAAGGAGGTTGCGTGAGATGAGCGCAGCGTTAAATAATAATGTAGTTGGCTTACATACTAATAGAGTATCTGAAAGTATATCAGCCTATTTAATGAAGGTTAAAAGAAGAAATGAAAACACATACTACAATTATGAAGTTGCTATTCGTAGATTTTTTATGTGGTATAAAAATAAAACTCTAGAAGAATTAAAAGTGGAAGATCTTGATATCTTAAATGAACAAATGATTAGGTATCAAGCTCATTTATTGGATGATTATGATTATGGACATAACTATGTAAATGCACTAGTAGCTCCAATCGTTAAGTTGTATGAACATTTGTCTCGAAATAGGTATGACGTAAAGGCAGAAGATGTCCGTTTAGACAAACTCCCAGATGATGGAGAGAGCTATGGGGAACTGACTGTAAGAGAAGCAGAGGCTATGGCTAAACTCGCTGTAAAACAAAAGAAGGGGCAAGAGAAATCAGCTATTATTAGGTTGGCATATACAACAAGCTTTAGGAAGAGTAGTTTACTCAATATTAAGTGGTCTGATATAACCAAAGATCGTAGCGGTACTATCTACTTAGTTAAGGCAGTTGGAAAAGGAGGCAAGGCTCATACACGCCCCATATCTGAAGATTTGTATCACGAACTATTAAAAATAAAAACACAACCGTATTACCAAAGATATAATGATGATTACATTTTTCATCTATCAAAAGATACAATTCGAAATATGATGAATACATTAAAAGAAGAAATGCATATCACAGAGGATAGAAATGTCGTTTTTCACAGCTTAAGGAACGTTGCTGCTGGTTATATTAAAGAGACTGGTGGAGATATTGAAGAAATTCGTGATCAACTTAATCATTCCGATTATAATTCATTGAAACATTACATGCATAAAGACACTGATTACTTAAATATGGCTGGTATACGAATGAATGAAGAAATTGAGGATGAGATTTTAGAAGGTCTAAGCAGAGAAGAACTACTGAGTTTAATCAATAACCAAAACGAGACTGTTAGGCTTATATTGAAAAGAGAGGCTAAAAAAATGATTAATGAAAAGGGGAGTAAATAATTGAACGATATTATTGACTTAAAATCAAAATTTGAAAAAGATAGTGTTCCCTAGGTGGGAGTCCCCCTTAGTATGTACAGTTGGATTATATGGGAACTCTAAATCATGATATAGGAAAGGAAAACAGCATGAAAATAAATGTTCGTCTGTTTTTGTTACTTGAAAATTAAACTATGGACGAAAACAATAAACCAATTAAACAGACCATACAAATCAGAACGGATGTAGTAAGAGATACTAACTTGAGTGTGAATGGGTTTGCACTTGTACTATACTTAAAATATTTATACTGGAAAACAGGGAACAAATCCGAGTTCGAGGCATTTGCTTCTGACATAAAGGATTTTTTATGTATCTCAGACAACAAAACATTGAAATCTATATTTATAGAACTATATAATTTAAAGTATTTAACGAGACAAATTGAAGAGCTAAAACAAAACAAGCCCTTATTAATTACATTGAATAAGGAAAAGTTTTTGACGGACTCCAATAAAGAAGAGACAGAATACTTTGCTCAATTACCAATCAATATTCTTTATGGTATGAGAGATAGAAAATTAGACAGAAAAGAAGTGAGAATACTTTATTATTTAAAGAGTTATATAAACTATTACACAGATAACAAGAAGATGTATTGTTACCCGGGAATTGAAACGACTATGACCAAGGAATTGAACATGAGCAAAAATACAATTCCTAAATATACTAAGTTGCTTGAGGGCAAAGGATTAATTAGTATTGAGAAAAATGTGCTACATACTAGTTATCAATATGATGATGAAGGTAAGTTATTATTCAATAGGTACAACAACCATTATTACCTGAATTACGAGGGGCTGGAAACCCTGTGAATTTACCTAGTCCCAATTTATCCAATATCCACTCCCAATTTATCCAACATCCATTCCCAAATCATCCAAGAACTACTCCCAAATCGTCTTGGAGAAAATGGGGACTAGTAAGTTAGTAATAGATCTTTAGATTTTTAGATGTGTATATACAGTATTTAGAGCATGGCTACGCTGGCGCTTGACCAACTCTTGGCTTCTGATTGTTTGTTGGTTGAGGTTAATGTTTAACCTGTTGTTAATTTGACTTCTATTACTCAAAACACTGATTAATCTAAAGAGATGAAATTATTAGGTGTCTGATTAATGGGAATGGTAGGGTCAGGGTATGGGATTTGAATTACTGATTAAATAATAAATATAAAATGATATATACAAATATAATAATATATGATATTGTTATTGTATGGAAGATTGATAGATTAAACTTTCATACAAAGGAGATGTGAATTTGACAAATGAAATAGTTTTATCAAATGACTTAAATATTATCACGGCAGAGATTAACAGTTACAAACAAATAGCCGGACAGTCCGTATTTGAGATTGGACGACGATTGAAGCATGTGAAAGAGAATGATTTGGTGCATGGTGAGTGGTACGAGTGGTTGAAGACTGTTGATATAACTCCTAGAACTGCAACTCGTATGATCCAAGCGTTTGAACAGTTTGGAAAACGGACGACGTCGTCCGATTTGGCGGTAGGTAAAATATTCGAAATGCTCTCTCTACCTGAATCCGTTGATCGTCTGGAGTTTATTGAACAGGATCATACTGTCCCTTCGACTGGTGAGCAGAAGACGGTAAGTGAGATGACTGTGCGTGAATTGCGTGAGGTTAAAAATTCACTCAAGGAAAAAGAAAATACAATTAAAGCTTTAGAAAATGACAAAAACAAACTAAATAACAAAATAAAATCATTAGAAACTCAAAGCCAACAGGCTGTTTACAGAGAGATAATTAAAGAAGTGACTCCAAAGAATGTACAAGATGAATTAAACGATCTACAGAGATCTTTAGAAACAAAAAATAGACAGTATGACTTATTAACTCAACGAGAAAAAATCTTAAATGAGAAAATTGAAATATATGAACAAAACACGGAGAGTTACAATCAATTGAAAAACCAAATTGAACTTTTAACTAAAGAAAAAGACGATGTTGGAAGACAGATTGAAGCAGCAGTTTCTTTATCAGGATACATAGTGGAGATCGAAGATTTCCTTAAAAATAAGTTAGCGCCAATACAATATTCAAGAGCCTTATTAGAGGTTAAACATAATCCAACAGTGATTCAGAATGTAAAAGATATAGTAGAATGTGTTAAAATGTGGTGTTCTGAGATCGAGAGTTATATTCCTAATAACAGAATTATTATTGAAAGTGAGGATATTTAATTATGAGTATGGATTTCGAACAATATGTAGAGATGAATAATAAAATGCTAATTAGTATGAATGAGATGATCAAAAAAGGAAAGGAAGAAGCAGAGACTAATGCAGTTAGTAAAGCGACGGAATTATTAGATCACTTTATAGGTGAATTAGCTTTAGTGAAAAACGATAATTCTCTGTTGAAAAATGAACTTGAAGAAGTAAAACAAAAAAATTTACTCCTGTCTGAAAGACAAGATAGAATGGAAGAAATAACTTTCATACTTAAAACCGATGAAGAAAAGAAGATTACACTGACTAAGTTGATTCAAAAACTAACATTTGCTAGTTTTACAGTCAACAAAAACAATATTAAGTATAAATTATTTCATAGATCGATAGTAACTTATTGCTATTCAAAATTGTACGATTACTTTGGGGTCAAATCCTATCAGAGTATAAAAATTAGTGATTTCGATAAGGCATTGACAGTAATATACGATTTTTTTAGAAATAAACTAAATATAAAAAGATGTGTAGATAAAAGATTAAATACATACATAAAAGACATTAACAATGGAAATTTAGATCCTCATGAAGAAAAATTGGTTAATAAATATCTTGATCAGATTAAAGGAGAACTAAAAAATGCAATTTAATGAACAGCAAAAACAAGCAATTGATTTTTACAAGGGAGCTTGTGCTGTTATAGCTGGTGCCGGAAGTGGCAAGTCCACAGTTTTGATTAACAGGATCAAAAATCTGATTGAGAATCATGCTGTTCCCGAACAAGAAGTTTTAGCAATTACCTTTACAAGAAATACGGCGGACGAACTAAAAAAGAAGTTATCTAAAATGGGGTATATAGATGTAAACATTGGCACATTTCATTCTATATGCTCAAGAATTTTGGCAAAAGAAGGTATAAATCTAACACAAGACAAGCTAATTAAGGAGTGGCAGATTGAGAAATTGTTTAGTGATGGAGAAAACAGGCTTGATGTAAAAGATATTATTAGTTTTATCAGTTATCAAAAAAACTATATGAAGACGTACACTGATACTTTTATGGTCAAAGAAAGTAACTATGATGAGGATGAATTAAGGGATTATTATAGAAAATACGAATTCTTCAAACAGGCAAATGATCTACATGATTTTGATGACTATTTATTGAATTGCTTAGAAGCATTAAGGAACAACCCCAATAAGCATACATATGATTTTGTTTTAGTAGACGAACATCAGGACTCGAATCTTGTTCAAAACTCTATTCTTAAGGAGATATGCAAGTCGGGCAATATGTTCTGCGTCTTCGATTACAGACAAGCTATTTTTTCATTTCGTGGAGGAAACCCTGAATATTGCATGAATTTTTCAAACGATTGGAATGATGCAACAATAATAAATTTAGATTTAAATTATCGATCTGCAAGCGGTATAGTTGAAAGTGCAAACACTTTTATAGAAAAGTACTATGGGGATTATGAGCATTATTCAAAGGCGATTCCTTCTAGAGAAGAGCAGGGAATCATTAAAATAGAAAGTAGCTACGATAGAGAATCTGAAGGAGAAAAAATAGCGAATGAAATTGAATGCTTAATAAAGAAATACAATAAACCAAAAGAGATAGCAGTATTATATAGATTAAATTCCCATTCAGGTTATATAGAACATGAATTACGAAAAAGAAATATTGAATATGACATTGTGAATGATAGCAGCTTTTTTAAACGAAAAGAGATTGCTGGTATTCTGGCCTATATGAAACTAATTGTTAACCCACATGACGATGGTGCATTTCTAGACATGTTTAGATTAAGGAATCAACCTTTGGCATATTTTAGTGAGAAGATTTTGAGTGAGATAAAAAGATTTTCTGGTGCTAATAATATGTCTATGTACGAAGCACTTATAAGTATGAGATATCAAAATAGTTGGCAAAGGAATAGCGCTCTACAGTTTGAGGGTTATATAAATAGACTAAGATTGCAATTGGATAAAAATATTACAACTTCATTGTTGGTGGATAATATTATTAAAGTATTTCAGATGAACGAATACATAGAAGAAAAATATTCAAACGAAGAAGATATTAAAGATAGAAAAGATTCACTAGAAATTTTAAAGACATTTGTTAAATCAGAAAGCCCAGTCAAATTTTTAGATTACATAAACAACAGCACAAAGAAAAAAAGTAAAGATAAGTGTGTTAAATTGATGAGTGTACATGCAAGCAAGGGGTTAGAATTTGATAATGTTTTTTTGATTGGAGTGGAAGATGGAAAATTTCCACATAATAAAAGTGATTTGATTGATGAAGCAAGGTTGTTTTATGTTGGGGTGACCAGAGCCAAAGAAAATCAAACAATAAGCCAAATAGGGGTAGATAATAAGTTCGTTGATGAATATTTGACATAATGCATGAATTTTTTAGAGCATTCATTTTATATGAGTGTTCTTTTTTTATTTGATGAATTATCTGTTCTAATCGGAAGGGTAAAAATGCTCAATCGCAAATGGGTAAAAATAGTGAAAAATTATAAATAAATAAAGGGTTTCGGGGAAAGGAGAGTAGATATCAATCGGAAAAGTGTATATAAACAAAAGGAAAATAGACTAGGAGGTACTAAATTTAGTGTAAATATAGTTGATTACAAGATTGTAATAATGTCAAAAATACATATAAAATGTGGTGTGTTACGATTGGAGTTACGATTGAGATGAGGGTGAATTATGAGATATAAGTTACAAACATGTCATATATAAAATTAGAGTAAAAAAATAACTTAAGTATGGAAGTGGATGTGCTACAGCATTATTTGTAAAATTTAGGTGCGTTTTGGATGTAAACTACCCCCCGGTATACCCTTCTAAATGGTATAAAACCATAGTTGTATACCATTTAGGAATGCCATTTACTTATGTCCATCATCTACACATCAATATATTACCAATTAAATTAAATGGAAATAATTTTCAATTACTGAGTAAATCACATTTTAAAATTTAAACTTTGATGCTGTTGGCTGGGTGGGAATGTACACTGTAATTCTGAATCGCATGGTAACATTAGAAGCGCGATACAAGACTTGTATATACAGGATTCATCAATACTACATCACATTTAATATAATTTACCTGTCTATCACATAACTATATTCCACCTAATCCATATCAATTTATATCATCCTATTATCTTTCTCATATTTTTATCTATCACGATACATTATAAACTATAACTATACTTCATCTATCCTTATCTTAACAATCCACCTAACTTTATAATAAGCAAATATAATCACATAATATATAATGATTGACTTAATATGAATTCTAGTGTATACTTGAATTATAGATAAGGAGGTGCTACAATGAAAGAGCAACAAATAATATCCAAGCTTCATCAACTTGCTCTAAATGGTCAATACGTCTACACTAAACATGCACGTATCCAGATGATTAAGCGTCATCTAAATGAATCTGATGTGTATGATATTTTGTGTAACATCCATTCCATATTACGCACTGATATAGACAATCTTGACGGTATCACCTCATACAAGATTGAAGGAGGTAGCAATAATCATCGTTTAGCTATAAAGGTTGTAGGTGTAGGTAATGAGACAATTGTCATCATAACAGTGATGGATAAACAATAAACAGTACATATAAATGAGAGGTGTAACAACCTCTCTATAGGAGGAATAAGCATGAATCAATGTGTACAGTGTGGTTCTGCAAGTATGATTAAGTTCATGGATACAATAGAGCATGAAGAGAATGGGAAGGTTTATGTAATTGAAGGTATAGAAGCATTCAAATGTGAGTCATGTGATGAGGTATACTATACAGCAGAAGGAAGTAAGCATATTGATAAGCAGCTTGTCATATTCCGTGCAGAAGGGTTTGACAACTCTTTGCATGATGTCGCTAAACAAAAGGGATTAACTCAAAAGGACTTGGGGCTAATGCTCGACCTCTCTCATCAAAGAGTAAGCCAGATCATGAATGATACATCAACACTAGATGTTAAAACTATGATTAAGATAGCTAACACAATCAATGAGCCAGTGGATAAGGTGTTTAAGTTTAAACGAATAGAGAATAGAGATAATAAATATTACATTGTATAACCGTCTAATGGGCGGTTATTTTTTTATATAATACATATAAACGAATATAAATATACTTTACATAATTAAAATTCTAGTGTATAATTGAATTATAAGAAAGAAGCATAAAGGAGCGAATACATAATGATAAACATAACTGAAAAATGTACTAATCGTGATGGATATCAAATGATTTATGTGAATACCAATTCTCAACAGGGTGAGATGTCAAACAATGAATGGGAAAAAGATGTTAGCAAACATTTGTCAATGTATCAATCAATAAAGAATAAAGAGGAAATTTCCTTTAACGATCTATCTAACTTGTCAGAGGAAGGTGTGTCATTTTGGATAAAGGTGGTGAATACAGATTGCTATAATACTAGCGATGTACTAATTGAATTGACTTTGAGCTATGTTAATAAAGAAGTCACTTATTACATTTCAAGAGAAACATATAACAAAATAATTAATAAAAACGAGAAAAAGATAAAGGAGTTAATACATATGAATAAATTAATTGGATGTAAAGTATTTGGTAACTGGGGTATGGCGGGATGGGACTATGGGATTGTTGTAAATGAATTTTCTGACTCCATAGGAACAGACATAACTATTGAATGGAAAGACGGACGAAAACAAACCGTGGATATAATAGATACTGTAGAAATTAACGATGATACTAATATTGAAACTGTGGGCTATTACATCGACATAAAAGAAAAATATCTTTCATCACAAATTGTATGATAAGAAATAACTATATATAAACGAATATAATCATAATGTTCCACGTGAAACATAAATAAAAGGAGTAATTAAAATGAAAATAGAGAATCTAACGAATCTAATCTATAAAGCACTTGAAGCCGTAAAACAAGCAACATCCATTACATATACATCATCAACTCCATCCGAATTAAAAAGAATCATGCTTGAACTAGCTGAGAATGGCGCTTGCGACAACGAATACGAGGGAGATGGATATTTTTCTGTAGGATATAACAGTATTCACATTAATGAAATGTCAGATACGTATGTAGCCAGAACTCTAATACGCAATTATGCTCAATAATCTAATAGAATAAGTCTCTAGGCCTTGAAAAAGGTCTATTTTAATTAAATAGTTTCATTTTATTTCACTCTATAAACAAAAATAATCGTATACATACTAATGATTATATGATATAATTATATATGTAAGGGGGGGAGGTGAAACCACTTGGATAACTGGCAGAAAACAGTAGTCATCGTATCCGTTCTAACTTATTTGCGCCTAGTGTATAAGGATATATCCGAATACATAGCATCAAGAAAGAAGAAACGGAAAAAGAAAAAAGCACCTACGTCTCGCAACAGACGTAAGCGCTAATCCAAGTCCCTTAAACTTGAAGACAATGCCAGGACGGAAGCTAACACCGTCCTACTCATTTCCCTTACATTGTATTATAAGTCGTTGCCTATAGTCAATAAACACATGAAGGAGGACAATATAATATGAAGTCTGAAGCAGTTACAAGGTTATCTATAGCTATTATCATGTTTGCACTTGCGTCATTCATGCCTAACTGGTGGTCTATAAGTATTGTTTCATTTGTTGGCTTGTATTCATTGGTCACTGGTTTTATTAAGCTCAGAAAGGTTGATTAAGATAACTAAAGTTAAAGTTGTTGATTCTATAATGGGTTCAGGTAAAACATCCGCAGCTATTCAAATGATGAATAAGGTTGATGATAACAAATACATTTATATCACTCCTTATCTTGATGAGATCCATCGAATCAAAGACGTATGTAATCAACGTAAATTTTATGAGCCTAAAGTTTTTAGTAAGGATGGAGAAACATTTTTCAAACTGGATTCACTTCATAAGCTACTTACAGAAGGTAAAGATATTGCAACAACTCATGCATTATTCAAAATGGCTACAGGTGAAACAAGGGAGCTTATTTATAACGAAGGGTATACTCTAATTCTTGATGAAGCTTTAGAAGTAATACAGGAGTTAAAGGTGTCGCCTGATGATATAAAAATGTTATTGAAAGAATGGATGTATGAAACTAATAACGGTTTAATCCAATGGGATACAGAAAAGGAATCTATACAAGGTGTATACAGTGGAAAGTTTCAGCCTGTTAGGAGGTATGCACTAAACAATAACTTAATTATGCATAATGGTGTCATACTGTTATGGAACTTTCCACCTGATATATTTCGATTGTTTAAGGAATCATATATATTAACTTATTTGTTTGATGCTCAATTACAGAAATATTATTTTGATATTCATGAAATAGAATATGAACATTATACAGTTCGAAGAGTTGACGACCTATATAGTTTCGTTAAAACAATAAATACAACTGACAAAACTATTAAGGAATCAATCAAAAGCAATATAGTTATCTATGATGGTACATTAAATAAGATAGGTGACGATGTTTATTCATTATCAAAATCGTGGTATACCAAGAAAACTCATCTACATAAACAGCTAAAGAATAATACTTTGAACTATTTCAGTAATATTATGAAATCTAAATCAAATGAAAACATGTGGACTACCTATAAAGATTATCGTCCTAAAATTAGTGGAAAGGGTTATACCAAAGGATTCGTTTCAATAACAGAAAGAAGTACAAATAAATATCAACACAAAAAAGTATTGGCCTATACAGTAAATAGATTTGTTAGTCCGTTACTGGATAGTTATTTTCATACCAAGAACATAAAAATAGATCAGGACTTATTTGCACTATCTGAAATGGTTCAATGGATATGGAGGAGTGCAATTAGAAATGGTGAACAAATTAATCTATACATACCATCATACAGGATGAGACAACTATTAATTCAATGGCTTGATGATGATTTATGACAATTGCGACAAAAGCAATAAGCGATAAAAATAATACATATAAACACTGACTTTTTTATGCCTAACTGTTAGAAGCGAGGGTATATATTAATATATAATATAAGACAGATATATAATAAAGGGAAACTCAGTGGCAATAAAACTATTCCGCTACGCTGCATAGTAGTATTGCTTGTCACCGTTTCCCCTCTTGCCTTTGGCAATTCACCCCTTTGCTCCTAATATTTATTTTATACAATAGCGGAGATATGACATTTGAAGATTAATGTATGAACTATATAAATTGATTTAAGCATCTTACTTTTCACCGTCTAATTATTAGGCGGTTTATTTGCGTTTGTAGTAAAAACATATATACAAATATAATGATATATTGTATAATAAGTACATAAAGAAGAGAACATAACGAGGTGAAAACGTAATGAGTCAAACAAAATTGGCAGTATTAAAGAGCCAGTGGCAGCGTAAGCAAGCCCTGAAAGCTCAAACTGTATATGGTCACTTGGTACTGAGATAATCAAGTTAATAAACAAATATAATACTAATCTAAAGGTGGTAGTTAAAATGAACTTCAACGAAATGAACATGATGGATAAATTTGATTGGCTTTCTGAGTCTCTAGCGACTCAAATTGCTAGAGTTACTTATAACTCTTGGAAACACTTGAGTAATGAGCAAAAAGATCTGGTAAAAGTGGCATTTCATAAAGATCTGGAATCCAATAATATCGAAGTTACCGACGAACTTATCAAAGCAGTGAAAGAAGAGTTTCTGGGGTCTCCTATGGCTTCAATGCTCATTGAATACATAAGTAAGTTCGCAAAGATAACTAAACAACTTAAGCAGGATTCAAAATCAACTATTATTAAATTTAATGAATTTGGATTCCCTATGATTCTTCACACAGTCATTAAGGATTTCAAAATTGAACCATATGCACAATATAGTGATTCACTTGTAATTGCTCATAAGCCCAAGCAAAGACGCAAAGTATGGGAAACAAGGGTTTTACCTTATGAAGAATTGATGATTTATGACGGTTGGATTGATATTGACACTGACAAGGTTTTGAATAATGTCATAAAATCTAATGATTTTGTAACAGTCAAACAGTCAAAATACCGTTGCTTCGATAAACGTTTTCTAAGTGATATCAGAAACCTTATAAATGTACAGCCGCTTGCAATTCTGAATTGATAGGAGGGGAAAACATATGAAATACATTAGAGTAATTCGCAAGAATGGTTTAACCGTCCTAAATAAAAAAGGTACAAATATGGATGTGCTAGAACTAAGCACATCCATTAATACAGATCGGATTGTGCATGAAGGTGAATTTGTTTATATATATTGTTCAGCTTAGCGAGTATTTTTTTATATACAAATATAATCACATATGATATAATGATATTATCAAATACAAGAGGTGACGGGCATGTACTATGGTGATAAACGAGAAGCAAAAGTAAATATTGCTATGGCTTTAGTTGAAAAAGGTTGGAAGATTTATGGATGGAAAGATGATGAATCTGATGCAATGACGGATTATTTTAGTCCTGCTGATTGGGATGGAGTTGCCGAGAAAAATGGATATGTATTATGCATTGATCAAAATAGTTTGCGTTATAGCGGATTGGAGAGAAAAGAATACATAGGCGGTAACGCCACATATAAGTCAAATGCACGTATTCAAAAACTTGAAGCAATGATGAATGATGAGGCTTCAACAGAAAATGAAAAAGCTTCATGTGCTGTACTGATTGAGAAGGAAAGAGAAAAAGACGCTTTTGTTCAAAAGTGGGCAGTAACTGAAACGTACCCTACATTCTCTTTTGAAAATCCACGTGGTACAAGCTGGCATATTGAAAAAGACGGTCAAATCATTGCGAAGGGTAAAGGTGTATTTGCAGTTAATGACTACGATTGGGAGAACAAAGAGAAGACCGAGAAGCAACAAAAAGCTGAGAAAGTAGAAGCATTGATCAATAGATTTGAAAAAGTTATTAAGAATACTGATGCATTGCAAGCAGAAGTAATTCAGGTGCCTGTTACAGTCACAAAAGAAATTGAAAAGACAGTTACAGAGGTAACAGAAAGTGATATTAAAGATGGGTTCACTTTTATTATGAAAGTTGGATATACACACGGTAAGTACAAAGGAAATAAATATACCTTTTCCTATAAAGGTGAACACTATAACGCATTTGCACAATTAACCAAAAATAATAAACCATCTACAAGCATGAGTAAGTCGTGGAGTCTTACAGTTGACAGAATAAATGAATTACTTAAAAAGGGACACATTGCAGTAATTGAATTTGTTGAAGTTACAGAATATAAAGAAAAAACAGTATATAGAAAGACATCTCGTAAACAAACTGTATCAAATGTCCCAGCTATTGAAACAACAGAAGAGACACAGGAAGAAACTAATGAAATTACCAATGTGTCTACTGAAGAAGTGACCGTAACATACAATGAAGAAAAGCAAGGAGTTGAGATCTGTTTTACATCTAAACCCAACAGTAATGTTATTGAACAGCTTAAAGCAAACGGTTTTAGATGGTCTCGCCGTGGTTTCTGGTATGCTAAACAGTCAGATAAAGCAAATCAATTTGCAAGTTTAATGAAAGCGGACTATAACAAACAAAACAATACTGAATCAAACGGATCAGTCAACATTGTAGTGGATGAAGACATTAATATTGATGATCTTCACATGTATACTGTTTCAGATGAATTACAATCACGTTTACATTCATCTAGTCTGTTTCAGGTAGATTATAAAACGGATTGTTCTAATACATTTAACGAACTCCAAAAAGCCACACTAAATGTTTTATCGCAAACAGACAATGAATATCTTCAATATCAAATTAAAAAGTACTTACAATCCTTTAAGCAGCGTTATTATACACAATATATTAAAATTCTTAATCATCGCGCCAACAATCCTTCATGGGCCGTTACTGGTCGAGGTGGATTAAATGTAAGTCGTTATAACAAAATGCAAGACAGATATGGGAATATGTTAAGTCAGCTTTCGGATATGAAAAAAGAGTTTTATAATCGTATGGATAAATTCAAAACTAGAATTTGGAAATTAGAAAAAGAAAGATTAGCTAAAGAAGTTAATGAAGTTATAGAAATACCAGAATTTAAGATAGATCGTAAGCAAATAACCTTAGCTGGCTTTACAGAGACAACAAGAGTGTACACTTACAAAAACTATATGATTGCTAAGTCGTGGGGAATGTATCGTGTTTTTAAGGATGGAAAAGAGGTAGACACAAACTTAAAAACCACTAGTCGGCTAGATGAGGCAAAAAGATATGCTGCATATTTAATTAGCAAAGATGAGGCAGCAAGCACGAATGAAAATAATGATAAAAGACGAATTTTACAAGAAGAATCAGAAAGTAAAAATAGCAATCAGCAGCAATATATTAGCAAGATAAATAAGCAAATCGAGTCAGCACAAAAGAAAGTGAATGCCCTGTCTGGTGATTATCAGACTAACACATGGAAACGCCAGCAAGAAGCAGCCAACAGAGAACAAAAGAAAGAAAATTTAAACTTAGAAATTAAGATACTCGAGAATCTAAAAGAAAAAGCAACTAATAACACAATGGATGAATTCGACATAGCTCTATTGGTGGGTAGCTTTAGGGAAGATATGAGAATTAAATATAAATCCAGAGGTAAATACAATTATGAAATTAAATATCCAACTATTAATCTAGATGCCGATGTTAACGGCTGGTGGAATCAAGAGGTTCCGAAATTGCAGAAGCGATTGAACAAAGCAGGAATACACAATACAGAGCAATACAATGAAGTAATAGATAAATATGCTGCACTTGTAGACGATATAGAGACACCAGTCAATCCAGTCCAGCAGAAAATCAAGAAAATGGAAAGTGAAGTTAAGCTCCGAAAAATTGATGGATACTTTCCGACACCTAAAACAATTGTGCAGCGCATGATTGACTTGGTTGATATACAAGATGGTGAAACCATTTTGGAACCAAGCGCTGGCAACGGGAATATTTTAGATGGTATAAATGAATATATACAAGAGAATGACCTAAATGCAGAGTTACACGGTATAGAATGGAATCATACGTTACGTCAGATTCTTGAGTTAAAGCAATATAATATTATTGCTAATGACTTTTTAGAATTTATTCCCTTCACCAAGTACGACAAAGTAGTAATGAATCCACCATTTGAAAAAGGGAAAGACGTTGACCATGTATTGAAAGCATATGAATGCCTAAAAGATGGAGGCAAGCTTATTGCTATTATGTCGCCACATTGGACATTTGCTAATGATACCAAAAGCATTCAGTTTCGTAACTGGCTAAATGACAAGGGTTACTCTGAGAAGCTTCCAGAAGGTTCATTTAAGGAGTCGGGAACTGGAGTTAATACAGTTTTGGTTGTCATTGAAAAATCTGAAGAAGAGACAGCAAGAGCAAATTAGGTGATTTAACATGTAGGGGAGGAAAGTTGGTGATTACATGAAAAAGAAGAAGTCTAAGAAAAAGCCATCTAGTGTATCGCGACTATATTGGAATTTTTTACAGGGTAACTTAGATCCATCTGAATTAACACCAAAGCAATTTAATCAAATTGTATTGGAGCAATACATACAATATAAGCAGCGTGGTGGATATAAGTCTTTTGAAGAATATTATGCATATGTTCAGTCTAAACGAATATAAAACTGATATTTTACATGGTTTATATAGACTGGTGAAAGTGCAAATCTAATAAACAAATATAATCATTTACTTGAATATAATGAAATGGTGTGTTATAATGAATTCATAAGGTAAGTTAATACATAGGAGGCGGTTACGGTGAAAAATATAAATGTTGGTGCATTAAGAGGAATGCTTGCATATATAAATACAATTACTAGAGATGAACGGAAATTTACCGAAGAGATGGAGAAAAAAGAACGTTTAAAAATTAAATTCACAGAAAATGAGAGAATTAAATTGTCCATTCTGATTGGTAAAATGAATGCTTGGTATTTTAGCTATTAAGTCGTCAGAGCGACAATAAACCGCATTAGGCTCTGAGCGTTAGCCAGTTAAAGCTGGCTAGGTTGCAACGGTAACAATATATTGTAATGAGTAACGATGTACTGTAGACAACTTAAAATACTCATTTTATAAGGAGATGTAACTATGAATAATATGTTTCAGATTGATAGAATCAATGAATTACAAGGAATCAATACAAAAGAATTAAATATGTTTAGCTTACATGAACTGTATGTTGATGGCGTTCCAATTGCTTATGTTCGTATAAATAATGAAAAGATTGAAGTTTTGCCATTTTTAAAATTTGCTGCTGAACCTTGTAAAGCATTATTCGTAAATACGGAAGAATTTGGTGAAATGATTGAGGGGTATAGGGTTATGGATTGTTTGATGTACAATAGTTCGAATTTTTCAAATAAAACACATTAGGATAAATGAGTGATTTTACAAGGAGATGAATACAAAAAATGAATGCATCAATGATAGCGTTTATCAGTCAAAAGTTAGATATGGGGAATGTCGTCTGCCTGAACGACAGTGAAAATTATAGCTTCTTGGAAAACGATGTGATGGGAATCAGGGTACATAAAGAATCATCCCATGATCGACACAAGGTTGAAATTAAGGAACTGGGAACAAACGAAGAATACGGATTTTATTGCACCGTTCCTTCATATGTGTAATTTGGATAAAATTCTTGTTTTACGTAGATACAAATGTATGAATATGCAAAATTAAAAGTATATCACTCGAATTTTATGATAATTTTATCCATAGTAATGTATATTTATAATTCCTCTGATTAAGACATTATTGCAATATTAAAAGAGTCTATTAGTTGTGCGGTATATCACTCCACCCATATGGCGTAATCATGCTACAATAAAATAAAACCTAGAAGGAGCATTTAAATGACTGAGAGATACGGCAAATACATACTTGAAGATAACGACGACGATTCATGTGGTGACTGCGGATCAAACAGAAGTACAACTGTATTTGATAACGAATTAAAGAGAGACGTTGGTACATATTGTCTCAGTTGCCAGCAGGAAGAAATATATAATTTGATACACTCTAACGAAGATGAGGAAGAAGAAAACGAAGAAGAAGATGATGAGCTTGAAGAAGAGGATGAGGAGTATTAACAAGGAGTGGGAAACTGCTCTTTGTTAATGTCAAAGCACTATCATGAAAAATGAGTTGTATATAAACCAGTCTTTTACATAGATTATACATCATATTGAGCCGTATGTTATAATTAGGAAAAAGGTATAGGTGAATTATATGAGATTGAAAACAAATGATTGGTTTGCTTTTTTGGCGGGTAGTTTATTTCTTGGATATGCTATGTATTCTTTTAAGAATCCTGACACTAGTTCGGAGAACGTTGCCAATATAGCAACTACTGTTATGCAGAAATTTACTGGAATTGTTGCGACTTTGGCAAATGCAATACATATAATAATCAATTAAGCAGCCTTTTGAGGCTGTTTTTTGTTCGTGTACCATGAAAAGAGAGGACTTAAATATTTAATGAATAGAAGACTCACATACTATATAGATTTCTGTCTATCAACATTATTTTACGTAGTTGCATTAGTATATTTAGTTTTATCAGTAGTTTCAATTTGGATTAACGTATTAACTGGTTTAACAATAACAACGGGATTTGTCTCAATACTGCTAACAACTTTTGATTATTTTAAATCTTCTTACAAAATATCGAAAAGGGAACTGAATAAATTCGAGAAGGTGCTTTCAGGAATATCAATGATCATTGTGGTTTTGTTGATATTATTTATAACGATATATGTTCCAATAGAGCTTTATGATGTTCCAGAGAAGATATTGACCGAAAAGTTTGGGAAATTGATGAATGCCATAACTTACGCAACTCTAACTATCGCATTTATAAGTAAAGGCTTAGAAACAAGAACCAAATATTCATAATAAAATGTTACTTTGATCATAAAAAGAAGCGCTGAGTAATTATCTCAAACGCTTCTTTTTGTGTTGTTAGTTATGCCAGTTATTATATAGTAGTTTGGATAAAATATATAGAACAAGTAATACGCCAAGTACTATTCCTAAAATCATAATTGTCTTTTTTTTCATATTTTAAACTTATCCTTTATTATGACTTTGAAAATGATGCATCCCAAGTACCGTCAGTAAATCCCCAAATAGTATGTGTGCCAGTTCCGACAACTGCACCAAGCGACGAGTGTATAAAGTTCCAGGTGAAATATGCTGTCTCGTAGGCTCTAGTTTTATTTGAATTGATATATGGCTTATCTTCTTTGATGGTGATATTCACAACAGGGAACCAATTTCTAGTTACGATTCCACCACCATTCAATATTTCAGTCACTTTTCCTCCGCTAACTCTGTACTGAACATATACTTGAGTTGTGATAATATTGATGCCAAATGTTGAGGCAACTGTTTCGGCATGAGGTTTATATTCAGTTGCAAATGGAGTAATGGTATGATCGGGTTTGCTTTGGTTTACCCTCACTTTTATATCTCCATTGTATAGGTCTGCATTTTCGCCATTTTGCATTGCATTAAAAATAGCTTTAATTGCTTCAGGATTATTCATGTAATCAACAAATTTCTGTTGATCTTCTTTAGAAAGATTTGTGAACTGCTCTAGAACAACAGATGAATCATTCTCGTTCTGCGCGCTTAGACCTTTGCTATTGGACTTTAGATAGTTAATATAGTCCTCTGGGGTGTTAATGGATAAATCCTGTGCGTTAACTGAGTATGGAAGAATACCTAAACACAATACCAACACGACAAACAAACTTAGCAATTTTTTCACTTTATTAATCACTCCTTAGTAATAATAGTAAAACAAAACCATTCAATATCTAATAATGGATTTGATTTACAAGGAATATCCTACCATGCGCTAAAAAAATTATCAAATATCAAGAATAGGTATCAAATCTTTTTTATTTTATAAACAAATATAATAATATATATTGACTATAAAAGTGATGAGTGATATATTTATCTCAAGAGAACATTAAAATAAATTTTAACGGAGGTGAATACATGACGTTAAGAGAAAGAACACTTAAGTTAATAATAGAAAGAGGAATAAAGAAATCATTTATCGCTGGTAAGCTATCTATAAGTAAATCTTTGTTCTCACTATTCATAAATGGAAAACAGCCATTGCAAAAGCCTGAAATCATTAAGCTTGAAAAACTAATTGATTCTTATAAATAAACATAAACACATAAAAGGAGAATTGAATATGGGAGCATTATTGAAATTAAACGCAGACAACTTTGTTGAAGATAAAAATGTTAGAGATCAATACATAAATAAAACTGAAGTATTGCAGAAGGTAAAGTTACTTTCACTGTTGCCAGATAATCAACATATGACAGTAAAAGCAGTTGCTGAATATTATGAAGTTGAATATCAAACTATTATTAATGTTCTTAATAGACACAAATCAGAGTTTGAAAAAGATGGTGTTAAAACAATAAACAATAAAGATGAGGGTTATTTCAAAGTGAAAGAAGCCTTGTCTGCGGGGCAATTCATAGTTAAACTAGTGCCACGTAAAGCGATTTTAAGAGTTGGTATGTTGTTAAGAGATAGCAAAATTGCAATAAAAATTAGAGATTATTTACTTAGAATTGAAGAGACATCTACTGAAGATCACAAGAGAGGCGTGTGGACGGATAATGATATTGTAACACTTAACGAAATAGTGAACAATGAGATTAGTAAGGGAAACAGTAAATGGGGAGCAATCAGGATAGCTGCAAAAACATTTAACAAAAATCCACAAGCTGTTTATCAGAAGTTCCAGTATATTTCAAAACGGCACGGGTCACTAGAAAATTATATTAATATAAACAACTTAGTTTACTTTGATAAGAAATCAGAAGAACTCCTTCAAGCAGAAATACAAGAAAACAATCATCCAGATATATTAGGAAACAATCTCAATGCAGAAATGAGTAGATTTTTAGAAAGCTTAAATAATACGAAGGAATTAGAGTCAAAGATTAATCAATTGAAACTAGAAACAAGAGATATGAAACATAAATTAGAAATCAAAGATTTGGAATTAGAAGCTAAAACAACAGAAGTAGCCAAGAAAGACAAGATAATTAGTAAGCTGAAGAAAGACAAATTAGCCTTAGAAGTAAGTATTAAAGCAATCAGAAAGATAGTTCTTAATGGAGTAAAAGCAAGCAACAATGAAGAAACTGGAATCACTGAAGCGAAGACAGTGGGTCACACCTACACACGCGATAAGGGTGGTATGATTGAACTAAAAAATTGAATTTTGTAATTGAACTGGGTCTATATTCTGGACTCAGTTTTATTTTTGAGTAAAGGCTTATAAACAAAAATAATTATATTATTGAATATAAATAATGGATGTGGTATAATTTACTTAACGAATGAGAAACAGTGTACTATAACCAGTAACAGAGTATTATTCATATGATAAAACAACGATTTTATTCAGAAATGGAGAGATACTATGAAGCTTGAAAAGTGGATTGGAGAAAAAGATGATACAAGCGGAAGTTATTATGAGATAGGAACCAAGGAACTAAAATTACGGAAAGGTGGAAGAATTAACGCGAAAAAGTTGTACTGTTTTAATAGTCGTTTTGGTGAAAGCTATTACATAACAGATTCAGAAGTCATTAATGAAATAGAAGTGTTGTTAAAGAATGAAGACTGTGAAACAAAGTTAATTGATTACTTGTACGGGCTGGTAATTAGAGAATTCGGAGCAATTGAATTCATTGTCATGATAGGACACAAGATTGCCGAAGAGCGCGAGAAAGGCTATCAAAACGGTAAGTTTGCAAAGCAAAAAGAGATAGTTGAAGTATTGGGATTGAAATAATAGTCAGTAAAAACAGTATTTGATTAAGATATTACGGAGGTTCGACATGAAAACATTCTCCACAATCCAGAAGCAAATTTTTGAGGCTATGAAAGTTGAAGATATGAACAAAGGGAGGCTATTTAAACGTTTATTAGCAACTGGAGCAGCACCAGCCTGCAAACGTTGTGGAGGAAGTGGAAGATACTCCTATAACCTTAAAGATGGATCAACTTGCTATGGCTGCGGGGGAGCTGGTGTTATTATCAAAGATGAGTCCGACTTACTTGAAATAGTCGAGTCACAAGAAATACAGGACAGACTTACTAAATATTTAAATGAACTTGAGTCAAAAAAACAAACCAAAAAAGTTAAACCTCAGATTATAAAAGAAGAAATAAAAAAACCGAAAGAAGCTTTAAATGACTTGTATCAAGATGCCATAAAGCGAATGGATTGGGAATTTGTTGTACGAATTATGATATTATTGAAAAACAAGGGTGAACAAACTGAAGGGAAACAGGCTAACGAAAAACAAATTAATTATATTAAATCTTTAATAAGTAAAAAGCAAACCAAGACACAAAGCGATAAAGATAACCTAATTCAATTTATAGATGAGTTTGAGGCCGGAAAGAGAAGTTTGAATCAAACCGAAGTAAATTACATTATAAATTGGCTAAAAGAAAGATAATTATAATGGTGGGAGGAAAGTAAAATGACTACAAAGGTTAAACAATATAAAGGTTTTAAAGTCCAAGAGACGCAAGATATTAATACAGGATCGCAATTGTTTGTTGTGTATACAGCAGAGGAATGGGCTTATGGCAAAGGTATTCGCTCATATGAGTGGGAAGCAAGCACTATGCAAGAAGCAAAAGACTTTATTGATGGTTATTAGGTAAAAAAATCAAAGTTTTAAAGAAAAATAGTATCGTAAACAAACTCATTATTTGAAGGTATGGAGGAGATTATGAGTAGAATAAAAGAGATAAATGGAAAACAGATTTATTATCTTAAAAAAATTGATAAGGCAATTCCCCCTAATGAAGTGGAGGTAACTTTTGACCTTAGCCGACTTGAATTATTTAGAAGCTCAGGACAGATACAATTAAAGTATAGCGAGTGGCAAGAACCTTCGTTTTTGGATTTTACTTATTTTCAAGACGAACTCATTATTGAAGAAATTCAATCACGCATAAGAAGGATTGGTCATGGAAGAATTATGCTAGAATTTTTATTAGAACTTATCCATATCTACAATGCTAAAGTGGAGGAATATAACAAGAATTCAACTGAAGTGAAATTTGACAGTATAACGAAAGTAACAGGAAGTATGCGAGAAGGCGGGGGCATAACACATGAAGAGCTAAAATTGTTTTATGATAATTGTGGATTTCTTAAAAATAATCAATTACTTAAAGAAATAAAATGAAATTATGAGATATGAAAAGAGTAAGGATACCACTTAATCATTCAAAAGTTGAAAACGCATGAAACAGTTATTTTACCTGAAAGGAGTGTATGTGGTGTGACATATATCGAGGAGTTAGATGAAATCTGGAACAAAGCATTAAAGGAGAATCCATGTCCATGCCAGAATGATGATAAGTGGGAGCAGGAAACTTCAGGACGTATAAAATGTTCTAGATGCGAACAAACAGTAACTGAGAGTAAAACACGAACACTTCAAAGAGAGATCAAAAGAATCAGAGGTTAACTAAGAATAAATATTGAAAGGTTGATAATGATGAATTTGAATAAAACATTGATACATATGGGATACGGTATTGATTCTTTAGACTATAAAAACATTGAGAGTGAAAAACAAGAATTAATGATGGATATTGCAATTGAGCTAGCCACAACACTTTGGAAGTCAAATAAATTAGATAAATTTGATCTGATCTCTTTTATTGATAATACTGTTGATGATTTTATAGATGCCTTATATCGCGAATTCGAAGTTAATCCCGATGTATCAAGAACAGAATTTATTTATGTTTGGTATAAAGATAAAATTCATAAATGAAAATAGGTAGTCCCTACGGGAATAAAAACGGACTTTTATCAATAATACATAGAAAGAAGGAGTAAGTTGAAAGAAGTGAAAATTAAAGAGATACGTCCCACAGTTGTTCAGTTGGATTTTGAAAGCTATAACGAATTTATTGATTATGCTTCCAGTACAGAGAAAATAAAAAGTGTGGGAATGGATCGTATGCGTGAAATGATGAAAGAGCATGTCAATTCTAAACGCACAAACAAAAGAAAATAATGTTATATGACAGGGAGGGAGTTAGCAGGGTGAGATTGCCTGACAGAACCATAAGGGAGGGGCAGAAGATGATAATGACCACTTTTAATGAAGCCGCATTTGTTCTTGAATGGGATATAATCAAGGATAAATTAAATCAAGGATTGAATGGTGTTGAATGGTTGGTCTTAAATTATGAATCAAACCAAGCCACACAATCAGGGTTAGATGGATGGATAAAAGGTTTGGGAGTGTATGGACATAAAAATTTTGACGAAGTTATGTTATTCACTTTGACTTCCGATGCAGATTCTTTTTATGAAATGTATGGATTCAATTGGTGGATGTCAGTTAATTACACGCTTGAATATTTGCACACGTTGCGCATTGAAGACTACGATAGTTACTTTACTTTACTTCAAAAATTAGATAATAAAGGGAGAATGTAAATTTGGTAAACAATGAAGTACAATTGGTGTTTGAGGGGCGCGAAGTCACGATACTTACAAAAGAAGATGTAAATTTTCAGTTTAAAGGTGACTTTATTATTAGTGCTAAGGATGTAGGGGTAGTCTTAGATTATCAAGGCAACTCAGCTACAAGCGAAGTTTTGAAGTTCTGCAAGGAAAGTCATGTCTATCTTGTTAAAAATTCAAACATGGTGAATCGCCATGTTAGGAAGTTGCATAGCACTGGAGAAAAATTCATTTCTAACTTTTCCCTAAACCGTGTAATGGGGCAATCAGGGCAACCGAAAGCAGAGAAATTTCAAGATTGGTTATATGAAGATATCGTTCCTACAATTCAGAAACATGGAATGTATGCAATTGACGATCTTCTTGATAATCCAGATTTACTGATCTTAACAGCAACCAAACTAAAAGAAGAAAAAGCTCTAAGAATTGCAACAGAAAAAGAAAACGAGAAACTACAAGCGCATATTGAAGAAAAGAAACCTTTAGTCACATTTGCTGAAACCGCATTAAAGTCCACAGACAACATTCTTGTAAGAGAACTAAGCAAGATTGTTCAAGACGAAGGAATCAATATTGGTGAGAAGAGGCTATTCGATAAACTACGTGACTGGAAGTTAATCTTACGCAAGAATAAAAATAATGAGCCAACGCAGTATGCAATGAATCAGAAATTGTTTGTAGTCGAAGAAATTAGCGTTAATACTAAATATGGAACTATATTAAAAACAACGCCAAGAGTAACGCCAAAAGGACAAGTATACATAATTAATAGATTGAAAAAAGAAATTGGTAAGCTGTAATAAGTTTATTGAAATACATAGAAGTCTGAATTTACGATGAAAGGACACTAAAATGAAAACCTATATAACAATCGGATATTTTGAGAATGGCAGCGAGATTGTATATGCCGGAGAAGATGAACAGGTAGCGATGGAAACCAATCTATATCCCGAATATCATGCGGTTAATGTAGTAGTTTGGGAAGGGGGCGAAGTAATTCAAACGCGCTATAAAGGTGCAGACTCTGAGTGGGAATATTTTAAGTAAAAGATTAATTTGACCAAGATCGCTTAGGCGGTCTTTTATTTGTTTTTACTAAAACAAATAAATATAATGAAATAATAAAAAACATATATACAAATATAATCACATGATATATAATAAATATATAGAAAAGAACTATAAACAACGAGGTGACATTCATGCACAAGGTAACTGTTTTTGAAAAGGTGCTGGACAAGTTGGTGGCGAATACATATGACTTTAATGATAAAATTGAAATGGCTAAGTTTGTGGCTGCTTGCGAGGAAGACGGTGTGATGGTGGTCATGCACGTCCTTAACCAAACAGCATAGTAAAACTATATTTGCTCTGAAAGGATGTTTAAAAATGAAAATCAATATTCATGAACTATTCCCACGGTTAGAAGAACAGTACACCAGCGAAGGCGTTGAAAATATCAAAGAAGTCGCTAAAATAATTGAAATTATGACTAAAAATTTATCAGCCGATGAAATAAATAATTTTCTTACTATAATGGACGGTGGTAATTATAGTATGGTTTATGATATGTTTCATTATCTTGAAGGACAGAAATCTAAAACAATAGATGAACTATAGTAAAACTATATTTTTATAAAGACAGGTGCAAAAAAAGATGTTCGAATATAACAAGGCAGCTCAATTGTTAGAAGTGTGGAAAAAACATGATTTAGATAATGGATTTTATAAGGGTGTTCCTAACTATCCTACTAACACTCGATTCGTTAGTGAACTCAATCAAAAGATCGCTCAAGAATCTGAACAAATATTGCTTAATGTGCTTGAGGGAAAACAGTCACGTATCAATCCAAAGGAAATACTTGAAAGTGTTATATCTAATTATGTTGCAGGTACAGATTATACTGCAAAAGAAGTAATGCAAATTATGGGTTTTAGAATAAAATGATCCTTTTAGAAGGAGTTGATATCGGTGGCTAAAAAACAATGTTATATGTGCAAAAAAGAAATTAACACAAAAGAAGATCCTCATTATAAGTTTGGCGGTAAATATATCTGCTACACAGAAGATACGGAAGACTGTGTAATTGCTTATTGCTATGAGAACCGTATTGATCCACTTGATAAAAGTTAATCAAATGAATATTTTATAAGGAGTGAAGTCAAGTGGATTATAAAATTCGAATTGTAACTACAATGCAAGTAACAGGAGAAGTAGACAATGTGCCATACATTCTCAATGATGGTGTAGAGATGTCTATTCAGTCTCAATCGATTGACAGAATGAAATGGTTCGTATTTATTCCAAACATTGAAAAATTCGATTACATAGAGAAATACAATTTCGATTTTCTTATTAATGAATACATTACCTATCCACTATATCATGGTGAATTTCAATTGCCTGTAATCAGCGATAATATTCACACTTTTGCGTACATTACTCCCAGCGGATATGTTCAATGGGCATCAAAAAAAGATGTAGGCGAATTAAAGTCCTATAAGGTGACACAACGAATCAGCAGTGATGAGGTTCGTTTCAGATAAAAAGATTATTTCATGAGGAGATGAATAATTTGGATTTTAATATCAAAATCTCTTGTGTACTTGAGGTTTCAAGTGAGGTTGAAGGAAAGAAATATACAATCGAAGAGGGAGCAGACTTTATTGCTCAATCACAGTCAATTGACAAAAGAAAGTGGTTCATTTATATCCCTTCAATTGAAAAATTCGACTACATAGAAAAATACCATTTTGATTTGCTTATTGAACAGTATGCGACTTCCTCACGCTTGTTTGGTGAATTCCAACTGCCGATAATAAGCGACAACATTCAATCCTATACCTTTATTGATCCCACAGGACATGCTCAATGGTTACATAGGGATGATGTAGAAGAACTGAGGTCTTATGGGACTGTGCAGAGGCTTGACAGTGATGGGATTAAATTCAGATAAGGGAGTCCGTATATGAACGATTATTCAGTAATTTTTTATAATCGGTTTGCTTGTCAAACACAAACAGTAAACATTAGTGCGAAAAATAAATTTCGAGCAGGAAGAGAATTCTATAGACAATATAATAGGAAACAATATTATGAAGCAATTGAATGTATCACGGAATGCTGTTAAAAGGATTCTTTCACAAACATTAAGGAGATGAACTAATGAAGCGTTTATTCAAAGTAAATTGGAGTATGCCTTATGCAAAATATGAGACCTATGTATGTGGTGACGATTACGAAGAGGCTCTACTGATTTTTAATGAAGAGATTCAGAAGGAAGTCTCAACCTATGATTTTGATTATATTAACGAAGTGCCAATGAGTGGAGTTATTGTAACAAAGCATATTAAATAATTTGATGAAAGAAGTATTTGATAACAAAAAAGAAGCGACCAAAAGTCGCAACTTAATCAAAGTATTTATTAGCAAAAATAATAGCTATACCAATCGCTAAGAAAATAAAAGCAAATGGAATAGACACAGTGTAGTCATTTAATGCTTGAACTAAATCTTTATTAAGCGAATTGCTAATCTGAGAACCCATAAATTCTCGTGTATCTGGAGTAACCCTTAGCAGATGTTTGATGAAGTAAGCATAAATAGCATAAACGAAGGATAATGCGCTTAATCCATAACCCAAATTTTTGATTTTTACTACCATTCTTATTTTCCTTTCTCAATTTAAGATTAATTTAATTATACTAATCTATTTGTATGATATGCAAATACTGGAATGTAATCAAGTAAGAAGGAGCGAAGAATATGAAGACTAGGGTTTTTACATGTTCTAACGGGACAGAGTTAATTGTTAAACATCGAAAATCAGCAGTGATACTTGAAATGAATCAAAATCAAATAAATAATAAATATAATGTTACATATAATTTTGAACTTAGGGATTTCGTAGAGTTGTATAACTACATTAAAATGATTGCGAATGAAGCTTGGACTAATTTATCTCCCAAGGAAGCTAACAGTTTAGGATCGGACTATTACGAATATTATGACAAAGAACTTGACACTAATGGCTATCTTCGTATCGGTAAAAACACAATTGTTATAGATAGACCAGCATTAAATGGACTCAAACTTTATCAATTCAATAAGAAGAAAATGGAGTCATTTATTTTTGACTTCGAAAAGTTTTTTGTTGCCTAACATTAAAAGTATATCTTATATAATAAGTCTTTGATTGAGAGGGTAACAAGCAAAAATAAAAAGGAGATTAAAAAAATGTACACAATTATAAACGCAGAAACCAAGCAATATTTAAGAGGTGATTGGCAGCAATATAGAGGACAAATATATACACATGACATTGAACTAGCCGCTAAATTTAGCAGTTGGAACGAGGCAGAAGAATTTAAAGAAGACAGAGAGCTAATCTGTGAATTGTAGATATCTGCAATATGAATATAATCACAATAAAAAGGAGTGTATATAGTGGACTCTTATATGATAGTAGTAGACGGTAAAGTTGAAGAAGAAATTGAGACCGTTGGAAGATCCAAAGAAGTTATGAGTTTTATTTTGATTGATAGATACTACCATTATAATAGCCATAATTCAGAGGTGAATATTATTAGTTCACTCACTGGAGAGGAGTACGCTTATGTATAAACATGGAACAATCATTAATCATAAACTGTGTGTCATGGATCATGATGGTGAGTGGATTGAGTTGATTGAGGCTGCCGCTAGCTATGAAGAAGAGAGACAATATAAAATACATAAATAGCATATAGGCGACTTAACAGGTCGCTTTTTATTTTGTAATTGGAATATGATATAATTGGTTAAAACTTTGTTGTTAGGAGAAGTGAAGATGATGAATAATAACAAAGCAAATTTGATAGTTGGGGTGACAGCGTTTGGCTTATTGTTGCTAAGTATGAACGGAATTATTACAGACTCACAAACAATACTCAGATGCATTGTAGGATTGGCGTTCTTAAGTATTACATTAAGATGTATCGCAAAGTATTCATAAGGGCAAAACTTGCCCCAATAATATATATAAATATAATCATACATTGAAAATAATTATGATGTGTGTTATTATTTACTTATCACAAAGGAATCATTGTACAGTTTCACACTACATAGTATTGTAGAGTAAAAGGTTTATTTCATCTGATGTGAAGTGATTTAAGATGGTCACTATTGAGATTTTTTTTAAATTAACCGAGGAGGGTACGATTATGACCAATGGTATGAAACTAAACAAGAAAGATGTCATAGGTGGAGCATATGAGTTAACTATATCTCTTTCAAAAATGATTTCAAGTGAAGCACACAGCTCTTTATTAATTAAAGTTCAGAAGAAGCTAGATAAAGCTCGGGTAGAATATGCAAATGACATAATTACATTGGATGAATTTAATAAGATATATCAAACCATACAAGATCGCTTCAATAAATTAGCTGAATTTGAACTTATAATTTGTAAAGAAATCATTGGAGAATAGACATAATCTAATCAAATAACTATTTTATAGGGAGATGAAATTATGAGGGATAAAAAATTTCTACTTACGTTTCAAAATTCAGAAAATGCGTCAACTTTTGCTTGGTTTGAAACGGAAGCAGAAATGAATGATTTTATTGAGAGTGAAAACATCAATGTTATTGAAGCATTATTCGTTGAGAAAGCACAAACCTTACTTTAAAATGACTGTTTTACTTAGATTATAAGTGAGGTTCGTAACGATGCCTATTCCTAGATCTGGAGATTGCTTTGTTTTACATTTAACTAATCAGAACTCATATGCTATATTTATGGTTACTGCGCTCTTTATTCGTGAAAAAGAGGTAGACTTTGAAACTTTGATGTATTACCCATCTTTCAACTTTTTTTCATTAAAAGAATGGGGATCAGACTTCTTTGAATTCGAGAATGTTAGATATGCAACAGAAAAAGAAATTAATGAATTTATTACAGCGAAAAGTAAGCACAAAGATTATAAAAATCTCTTTATTTTCACTGAGAATTTTCTTCAAACTGAAGCTAAGAAGCTTGTTAAACAACATTGGGGAATTGATAAAGAACCATTGGTAGCTCTGGACTTCAGTGAATGTGAAGATATGAAAGGGGCATGTTTTAATTCAGCCAATTCATTAATTGAGTTCTGGTCTGAAATCAATCGACAGTTAACCTATCAAGAAGTAATAGAAATGCTTATGCATGAATTGTGTCATTGGTATTTATGTTCAACTGGACAAGATTTTAGGGATAGCGATGTTAGATTCGCTCAAGAGTTGATTCGACTTGGAATAGGTCATACACACAACTCAAGAAATAGTGAAGCAGCGCTTGCATTCCGTCTTGCAATGAATGAAGAAATGAATGAATGAAATAGTTACTAAAAAAATATAAGGATGTGTCTGAATATGCCAGTATTCAAGCTTAAAATTAAAGATCTCACAAACTTGTCTTTAACTTTTCCCGAACACGAATCTTCAATGTTCAAAATTTCAGGTAACTATGAAGAAATCATCGATAGAATCATGCAAAATGACCAAGACAAAGAATTTAAAAGTATGATTGTTAGAGATGGTCAAATTATCAACGGTGTTATTAGGTTTAATGCTATATTGAGCTTGATCAAAAATAAATTGGAATACCAAGGTGTTAAGTACAGTGACTTCAGTCAAGAGCAGTATAACACATTCAATTCTTTTGTTTTCGATGTTGAAATGGATAATGTGAATACCAATGAAGCAGCGGAGCTTTTTAAAAAGGTTAATAACATATCTAATTGAAATGGCTATTTTAAAGGAGTTAAGAAAATGTTCATTTTCCCAAAAGAAAAGGAAATATTTTATTTAAAATATGTTTACTCTTTGTCGAAGTCTGTTATAACAAACAAAAGAAACAGAATTCAGCATTTTAAAGAGCTTGTGTTATACTGCATTCTTCCTGTATTTTTAATTGCGACAGTAGTAGGATTGTTTGTGACTTTTCCGCAATTTATACTTCCGTTTATTTTGGTAGTTCCATTTTTAGCATTGGGGTTTGCTTTGTCGTTTAAGTAAAAGATGTGTTTTATAGAAAGGATAAGAGTGTACTATGAATTTACCTGATGAAATAATGAACATGGATATTTATAAAGAAATAATCCATCTTTCTTCTAAAACTAATATTCCTCTTGAATTTATTCTTGGTAACGAAGACATGGAAGAATTGGGTTTGACTTTGGGAAATAGAAGAGGCATTCAAATAATTATAAATCCAAAAGCAAAAAATGATATTGCTGTATATGTACACGAACTCTTACATGCAAAATTGCACTTACTGCACTATCCGATGATATCAATTTATTCTTTAGTTACTCTTCCCGACATAATCAAAGAAACTGTAACCTCTTTAAGCAACAGTATACAGCATACTTATATTTTTAACGAGATGGCTAAAATGGAAGTGAATCAAGATCATATTAATCGAGAATATGCTGAAGATATTTTACAAAAAGGGCGAACAATTAGAGGTGAGGTTGTTGAAATCGCTCATGCAAATAACTATTTTGAATATAGTTTGAGATTTCCTAATAACACAGATGCACTTGCGAAAGATGAAATTATTAATAAAACAGAAGGTTATTTATTATATCTGGATTGGACTAAAGAAATCTCAGGAAAACAGATGACTATGTCAGAGTTTAGAACAGCATATATCAATGTTTTTACGATATTAGATAATTTTATAGAAAAACAAATGGGAGTAAGGGTTAATTTTAATCATTTGATTTGTATTGATCCTGTATATAGTGAAAGCGAGTTAGATACCTTGGCGTTCGAGCGACTTTTAGTATTTGATGATCCAAGATATCCTCATTATTTTATTTTAGATAGATACGATGGACAATGTACTTTTTTCTTTCCAAAAAACAGATCAAAAGATGAATTTGAAATGCTCTTGAAAAGTTTTACTTTACGAGATATGCTGCAATTTGTGTAAAAGGCATGTTTTATCTTGAAGAGGTGAACTTATGATAAAAATGAATCTACTAGAAAATGGGACTGATTCTCTTAAATCCGCATATGATAAAATGCAAAAGTTGAACGAATTAGAGGAGGGACTAGACCATTATCTTAAAGATATTGTGTTCTTCCTTAATCACGGAATTGAAATTTTATTTAAGCTTATCTTGAAAAATAAGGGAGAAGAGCTGATTTTCTCGAATATAAAAAAGTACAACATTGCAAAAGAGGAACAGATTAGAATGGAAAAAGATAATGTTTTTCAAGTAAATCCAAATTTAAAGACAGTTTCGTTGATGGAGGCAATTGAAAAGTGCAAAAAAAATGAATTCGAAATAAGTGATGAATATGAGAATTCTTTGATTTATCTCAATAAAATGAGAAATCAATTCATGCATTATGAAATCGAAATTTCTGATGAGGAAATGTTAAGATTGTTAATCAAATTACAATTGGTTTATGGGTTAAGCTTAGAATTTTTCTCTAAATATATCAATAATCTTAATGAACATATTGATAATGCAAGATTTGAGGTGGAAATTGATGATCACGGTGACATACTCGCTGAATTACAAAAAGAAGCTGACTATGAACGTTATTTAGAAGAAATGATGGATTTAGAATAAAATGCAAGTTTGATCATCTCTTGATTTTTATATTCTAAACGGAAGGGAGAAAAGTAGGTTGGTGTCAAATAGGCTAATAGACAATTTAAAATCTAAACAAAATAAATGGAGCTACAACCAACGTATATGGTTGAGAGGTGCTAACATAGGATGGATAAAGGGCTATTGTGACATCAAAGATAAATATGCGGTTGAGAGATTGGTGAATGGAAAATTAGTATTAAGAATGTATTTGTCCGAAAATATTGTTGAGTATGAGCCTTGGGATGAAGAAAAGAAGAAACAAAATAAAGAGCGATTAGAAAACATAAACAGACAAAAGCGTATAGAAGATTAATTTAGATTTTGTGGATGGCAGTGTGAAATGTAGACTTAAATAAAAGATAGGTGAATTGCAAAATGCATTGTGAGAAGTGCGGTAAGAAGCTAGAGGATGTGCTGGAACAGGTTAAGCATATCCTCCATGAGTGCAATGGATAAAATACATACAAGTAAGGGGAATTATAATAATGGATGAGAGGGCAAGAGAAGTGCTTAGGAGGGCTGTATATTTAATTGGTATTGGAGAAGGTCTAAAGGCAAGTGAATTATTAATTGAATTGCTTAATCAATCAAGATAAACGATGCAGCTAAATAACCGCACCGCAAAGTTCTATAGTAAGTAAAATATAATTTTTATAAAGAACCCTGCCAATCTATATGGCAGGTTCTTCTTTGTATTGTTGAATGCTTTTAGGAAAACCTAATTGTTCGGCTCTGTGAATAATTTTTAATAAAGTGTCTAAATCATCGCTGGCAATGGGTCTATCGTATTCCTTCCTATCTTCTTGAATTTCTATCGTCAACTCATTAATTTTATTTTTTTGTGTTCGTATTGTTTCTTGCATATTAAGAAATTCGATTCGCAAGTTTTTTAGCGCGCTAATAGCCTTATCTATTTCATTCATGTAATTGATTTCGGTTTCCTCAGTTGTTTCAATGTTGGTTCTTCTGATTTTCGAGCTACTCTTGTTATTCCTTCTTTCATCTTTGGCTGCTTTTATTTCATTGTAATAGTTATGTCTTAGTGTACTGTTCCAGCGGAAGCCACAAGCAGCAGGGGTACGGTTTAATCTTTCACCAACCTCCTGAAATGCAGCTAATTGTGTTTTGTTGCTACTTATATGGGTTAATACCGTATTAGCTAGTAGATCGTCTTCGGGTTGCGTCCAAGCGTCTTGTCTATGCATCACATATCCTCCATTTTCCTTTTATAAGTATGTATATCCATTTGTCAATAGGTTTATGCGCTTGATTCGCAATATATATATAGCATATGAAAAAAACTTGACAGAACAAACGTTCCGTATTGATTATAATTATATTTGTATGTATAATTACCAGTATAAAGTGAAAGAATAAGCAATAGAAGATATATAAAGTACATATAGATTTAAATTTAGAAGTGGAGAAATTAATTAAAAAGATGAGAAATATGAGGGAGTGATTACATAATGGCAGTAGCAATGGAGAGAGTAACAAGAGAGATCAAGCGATTAGATATGTGGAATGTACAACTAGGAAGTAATAAGGGGAGTGTTCAGAGCGGAGAGAGACCATGTGTAGTTATCGGCAATAACATTGGTAATAAATACTCTCCAGTAGTTATTGTGGCTCCTGTGACTTCAAAAGTAAAGAAGGATATGCCAACACATGTAAAAGTAAGCGGGAATGATACAGGATTATATAGTGATAGCATTATCTTGCTGGAGCAAATCATTACAATATCTAAAGATCAGTTGGATTTTAAAATTACTGAATTGCCTGATAAGTATAGCGATGAGATTGTAAATGCTCTTTCTATTTCTTTGGCGATGAGTTGATGAAGAGAAGCGGGAAAAATTCCCGCTTTTAGACTTTATGTAGAACAATTATGTCACTTACATCGACATTCAATTCTTCGCAAATAGCAGCCAAATTATCGAAAAGTAGCTGTTTAGCAGTATTATTACAAAGATCGTTGATTGTAGCAGGTCTTATACCTGTTTTACGGGCTAATTCCCTCCTGCTTATATTTCTCCTAACAAGTATGTGATCAAGTGTAATCTCAAAATACCACATATTTTACCAAACCTCTTGACATGTAAATTATCCCCTTTTATAATAAACCTGTGGAACGAATTTCGTTCCAGTTTGATAGCATAGAAAAATCTCCCTACTTTTCAATAGGGAGTGATTTGTTATTTTATTTTATCACCATAACACAAAAATAGACAGTAAAAAATACACAACATGAAGGATTGCAGCTATGAGTAAACGATACTGTTTGATGAAATTAGTAGACTATGACAGGGAACATGGGTTAGAAACTTGGAAATTTGTAAAAATTGAAACTGATAAAATACATGAATTAGATAACTTTATGAGCAATGGGTTTCGTATATGGGACTCTAAAACATCCAGAGTGGTAAAAACAAATCTCAACTTAGATGAGTGGTTAAAAAATCATTAAATGAGGAGATGCTAGTTTGGGAAAAGAAATAACAGAATTAATGATAAAAACATCGTACGATCTTGCAAAGAAAGTTTACTTTGAAGAGATTGAGCTTAGTAATGCATTGAGCAAAATCACTGAAAAATCTGGAATGCATAGAGGTTTTGCATTGGCCTATGTTTCAGCTTTTAGGTGTTTGATGAGTGGAAGTGTTTATAGCAGGATGATGAAGGCTACAGCTACGCGATACTATTTGTATAAAATATATGAAGATTTTGGTTTGGAATTTTTAAAGGATGCCCTGAAAGCTGTGAATTTACATATTGAGCACTATAGAAAAATATATAACAAGGACTTAAGAAGTATTATTAAGGTTGTTGATGAGATTAAATTGAAACATAGTTGATTTAACAGTAATAATAGGTATATAGAAAAGTAAAAAATTCCTGGTAGTGGACTATTTTTTAGTCCGCTTTTTTTGTTTTTTTCTAAAATTTATTGTTTTGATAATAGTTATCGCTTGTAGTATATTAATCATAGGAGGTGTTGGCAATTAATATTCAGTTTCACACAATGACCTATACCCTAAATAGTGGTATCAAAGGGTCAATCAATCTGTCCAGCAAACAAATACAGGAATGGATAGAATCATATCGTGTTGGAAGCAAATATGTAACCACAGTAGGCAAGGAACATTTCGGCTTAAGTCCTGAGCTTGTAGCAGATTTCAAGGTACATAATGAATATTCAGAGCAAAGGGAGTATGTAACAGCAATACAACCCACAGCAGTAAGCAAGGCCACTGAGCAGCTAACAGATGCATATAACCAACATAAAGTATTGATTCAGGTAGAATGTAAATGTGGAGCTTCCTATTTAGAGGAATCAGCATACAAGAGGAATAAATGGGGCTGTAAAGAGTGTGGAGATATTGTGTTTTTGGATAGCAAGAAGGGAATGGTTGATACAGTAAAGGGTAAAGCGTGGTATATGACAAATAAGTATTTTGTGGAGAGGTGATAAAGTGCTAAATAAAGTAGAGGATAGTTTTATTGAAGAGGCCAAGAAAGCTGCAAAACAAGCAGGTGGTTATCTTACTGCTGACTTATTTGACCAATTTAGAGATAAAAAAAAGACAGTTGCTTGGGATACCTATAGCCGAAAAAATAAGATAACATTCAGAGATTTCCTGAAAATCGCAAAGATTCCTTCTAAAGACGAATATAAATTGAATAAAACAAAAATTCAAATTATTCAAAATTTTAAATTACTTAATATTACTTATGGTTATATCGATAAAAAGAGTTACGAAGAACAAAAATATACTCCAAGTTGGGAATATATAAGTGACAGATTTGGTATTGAAAAAATGGCGTGTATAGCTGAAGTTAAACTTAAAAATAAATATATCGATATTGATACTATGATTTCTGACTTGAAAATTTCAATTAAGGAATTGGGCTATATACCAACAAGACAACAATACGATGAATTAAAGTTAAAACCTTCAATTAAATCTTTAAAAAGTAAAAATTTGAGTTGGCGTAATGCGATGATTCAGGCAGAATATAATTCAACTCGAGTGGGAGATAAAATTTGTCAGTATGATAGATGTTATGTTCAGTTTGAGGCTAGCGAAAAGTTATTTTGTGACACTTGCGAGAAAAAAGTTAAAAGTGAAATTAATAAGTTGATTGATTCGATGTCATTGAAAGACGCGCAATCTCTTCTAAGGGAACTGATAAATGAAGGGAATGTAGACCATAAATTGCTTGATGAGATAAGAAAGCGTTAGATAAATTGGTATATTAATTATATTTATGTGATATAATTATATTATTAAGTAATGAGGTGAAGTGTCTTGAAAATTGATCGTTCTGAGCTGGAAAGAGCTATATATGAATTAATTGAGAACCATAAAACAGAAAGAAAGAAAATATTGGCACTTAACGATAGATTAAATTCGTTTGGTGTTCCCTATGGAGTCTTTACGGAGATAATGACCGAAAATAAGCATTTAAGTACAATAAGTTCAAGTTTATTATGCGTTATAACCGAAGTGCTAAATGGGGTATTTGGGCAGATTGATCCTTTAGATTACTTTACAGCCGAAGAATTGCGAGTTGCTAAAGAACATGTTGCAAATGAATTTATTGAAGAAAAACTTGAGTTACCATTAGAATTTGAAGCAATACAAATAGACGAAAGAAGTTACTCATCAAAAATCTCAGTTAAACTTTTGAATAAAATGTTTGAATCTCAAATGATTGTATACGATCCGAGATCTCAACGCGGTATGAAATTTAAAGGAAACAGAGATGACGGAATCATAGAAACACCAATTGTAAACAGAGCTTCTGTCAATAAGATTGCAGATAAGTTAATTAATAAAGATTATTTAACAGATACAATAAGATTAAATGTCTATAGTCAAGAATCAGAGCCGGTAGAGTGGATACCACAAGAACATATACTGATAATAAACAAAGGAGCAACCATAAGTATATTGGATGGCTTCCATCGTTTGCAGGCCGTAGTTAAAGCAATGAGTGCAAAGAAGGACTTAGACTTTTGGTTCGAGCTGTCCATAAGAACGTACGATGCTGCGACTTCAGCTAAATTTTTTGCACAAATCAATACAATAAATGTTTTGAGTAAAGAAAGAAAAAGAGAGCTGGGTTCAGAGGAAAAGTCCTCATATGTAGTTAAAGAATTGCAGCAAAATCCTAACAGTGAACTTAAAGGTATCAGAATAGCATCCACCACTAAACCAAACAGAGAAGCGGGTCAACTCACGACTTTTAGCATAATTAATCTAGGGATTGAAAAAACTTTTAATCCAACCACATATTTAGAGTATCAAAAAACAGCCAGCTATCTAATTAAATATTTTGGGATTTTGATAAGTATCTATGTTGATGAGTTTATTGAGAACCCCAAAAACTATTATGACACCTATATTAATCATCCCTTGATGTTTCTAGGGTATTTAGTTGTCGCAAAAAGAATGAATGATAAATATGGAGATAGTATTGATCCTGATCTTTTGAAAAATACAATTGATGGTCTAAATTTAAAAGAGGATGCCCAATTGATAGATATGTTAGAAGCAAAAAGAGTATATACTTCTGTTCGCGCACAAAATGGGATCATTAAACATTTTGAAAATATAGTCAAAGAGGTGTAAAAGTTGAATAATATTTATCAAGATGAGCTATATAACAAAGATATAAAGGAAAGATTTCTGAGTGAACTAAGATCAACAACCAAAAAAAACTATGAGTTGAAGTTAAAACGCGCATGTAAGATAGAGAAAAGATTAGGTAAAGATCTTTATGATTTCTCACTAGCGGAGATTGAAGAAGTTATTTATTATCTTTCTCCCACTAAACTTAATAGTGCAATCAACTATGGATCAATACTGAGATCTTATATCGATTGGGCTTGTTCACATGGACTAAGAAAAGATAAACTCAATCCTTTAGCAAGTATAGGAGGATCAAAGTATTTTGAAAAATTTGTACCGCAGCAAACTCTCATAAGCGAGGATGCTTTGAAACTTGCTTTAAGTCAGATTGCAAGCGATAGAGATGTTGCGATAATACAAGGTGTCTTTGAGGGGATAATAGGACGTAAGTATTCTGAGTTGATAAATCTTAAAATAACAGATATAGATAAAGAAAATAAAATAGCTCATTTAAAAAATATCGGATCATATGGAGATATTGAAGAAAGGTCTATTGAGATTAGTCCTTTTCTTGTTGTGGCACTAGAGAGAGCCAATGAGGCTACTACCTACAAATCTAATCTTGGCGAAGGTAGCTCCAAAAGAGATGAGGCCAAATTAAAAGAGAGTGATTACATTATAAAAAGCAGTAAACAAGAACAAGTAAAATCAACATTAATATCTCAAGTTGTAACTAAATTTGCTGTAAAATTAAATTTACCGAAGTTGTCGCCATATGATTTAAGAAATTCAGGGATGTTAAAAAAGGCGAAAGATATTTACGTGAAAAAAGGAAAATTGGACAGTAGCGATATAAATGCTATATGTAAGCATTACAATACTACTAGCAAGGATGGAGAAATTTATTTTAGCACAACATACACACGAGACTTTCTTAATATTGAAACAATAAAACGCGTATATCCTAGAGTAGAATAAGTATATCTTATTCTACTTTTTTTATGGAAAAATGTATTGACAGCATCATATGTAGGTGTTATATTAAATACATAAAGCGATTATATTTGTTTATATAACGGGGGATAAGTTAGTGGAAACGGTAAAATACATAATGTTTTCAATGTTAGATGGTATCGCAATTTTTATATTTGGGTTTGGGATGTATCAGGTGAAATTGAAAGAGTATTGGATTCAATTTATAGTTGCTAGTCTATGTATATCGGTAGGCACATATTTATACAAAAATTATGAATTGCCATCTAACATTGCTCCTATAGTAAATATAATAATGATGACAGTATTTCTTATAGTAATATTTAGAATTTCTCTGCTTTCATCATTAAGAATTTCTGGTATAGCTTTCTTATTCCAATTTATAGTACAAGGACTGGTTGCTGTTATACTGATGATTATTATGAAAAAACCATTTGATTTTTTGGCAAATACATATGGTTCGGTGGTACAACTAATCGGGGATATTCTAATAATTTTAATAAGTTTGTATCTAAGAAGACGAGCACTCTGGTTTACAACGCTGCCTTATCAATACACAATAAAGTTTAAATTAAGCGTATCTAATGCTTTGTTATTCATTGCTTCTATATTTGGTATATCGGTAATGAGCGTGTCAATATTTAGTAATATATTATGGAGTATGTTATTTTGGCTGATTTGTTTTAGCACTTTGTTGATAATTGAATATAGGAAGCAAAGGAGGTGTGAATTTGATTGACAAGCTAGCGGATGATATAAGCAATTACTTGAAAAATAAATATCCAGAGGAATTGCCATCAACTCAAATTGTAAGATATTCTATGAAGTTTGTTATTTCAAACTTATTACCTATTATCATAGTGTTGTTTGCTTCTTTGTTTTTGAATAATACTTATGAAGTTATGATTACTCTAATAAGTTTCTCATCATTGAGAATGTTTTCAGGTGGTTTTCATTTTAGATCAGCCGAAGCTTGCATTGTATTTTCTTCATTGACTATTATTGTTATTTCGAAAATAGCTATATATCTAAATGACCATACTTTTCTCATGTTTTTAGTAAGTTTAGCATTAGTACTAATTTATGCTCCAAGCAATATTGAAAAACAAACACGAGTAAAAGAAAAAAACTTTATTTGGTTCAAAATTATTTCTTTATCTTTAGTTGCAATAATATATGCTTTTGATAACCCTATCTCAAATTTCGCAGTTTTAGTGCAATGTTTGCTGCTTATTCGCCTGAAGGGAGGTGAATAGAAATGAAGAAAATTATGATGCTAACAGGTTCTATTTTGTCATTGCTTGCTGTTACTGTTGTCAGTACTGCAAGTTGGACACTTATTCATAGCGAAGAAGTACCAAGTGAATTAAAATAAAACTATATAACTTTATCTTACTACCTTTGAACGGTGGTAGTAAGATAAAGAAAGTGATTATGAGGTGAATACATGAATCCAGACGACAGATTGAAAGTAGTGAAAAGAGAAGGTAAAAAGCTTAGCAATAAAGCTACGATGCTGCCTGTAAAAGATATAAAAGGATTCGACACAGAAACAAAGAATGGTAAATCGAAAGTGGTTTATAAAACAGCACACGGTGAATACATAGATGAAGTAAGGATAGAACAAACCGTAGAATTGTTGTGTCAATTGGAAAATTTCACTAGGGTTGACCGAGGATCTGTAGTCAACCTAGACGCTATTGAAGAAATAGATGAGATAAAGCATAAAGTATATCTGGATAAAATGAGGAAGATATGTTTGGACATAGCTGCCGTACATATAGACTTGGTACGAGAATTATTTAATAAAAGAAGAAAGAGAAAATAATGACTTGATATTGCCTTTTGGTAATGATACAATTTATTAAAGATAAGAACAAATGTTCTATTCGACAAAATATGACACATTAAATGTTTTTATTTCCACAAATTTATAGTGTCAACAAAGATTTGTAGACTACTTATTTATGTTGCCTAATTATAACAATAACGTATAATTAAAGTATAGTATGAATTTGACAACTACAGAGGAGATAGAAGCGTATGGAGTATCACGAATTAATAAGTAAGCTTGAGATTCCCAGCACTGCGGATTACATCATTTATGGGATACAATTCCTTTTACGTACAGATGATGAAAGACAAGATATGTTCGTGCATTGTTGCAACAACCCGGGGTATGAAAATATATACTTAACGAATAAATGGAAATACAATATCGATACGCGAGGTTATAAAAATAAAAGCGAATTTATAAATGACTATAGATTAAATAGTCGTGAAGCGCTTGAAAGATTATGTCAGGAAGAGGTTATGGACTTTAAACTGAGTAAATTCCGAACGGATAACCCTGAAAGAATTTATGATGTTTACTCTGAACAAGGAAGATATACAACCTTATTAGAATTGGCTTACTACTCTTAGATAGCTTTGCCGAGCATATAGGTTCGGCTAACTTACATAATGATTAATATAAAAACAAATATAATCATATATTGACAATAACAATTAAAGATGATATATTTAGAAAGTGGTAAGTAAAAGAATACTTTTATCAAGATAGACAGTTACCAAAAGGCAATACATAAGGGTCTTTAGCTCAGTTGGTTAGAGCGGTCGGCTCATAACCGATTGGTCGGGGGTTCGAGTCCCTTAAGACCCACCAAAAATAACACACAGTAATGTGTGATTATATAAATGTAAATAAAATAAGAGAGGATGTGCTGAAGTTGATTAGATATTATATTGTAGCAACTTTGAATAAATAGGGTGGAAGAGAAAGATGAATTTATCTCCTACATACGGAAATTTTGTTCTTCGAGGAACTGTTGTTGGATTAGCCGATAAAAGAGCATATACAGAAGGTCAAACAGAAAGTGGCAAATGGAAAAGAGTGCAATTTGGAATCAAAGTGTCTGAAAGTTCAATTGTATATGTTGAGTTGTTTGGATCGAAAACGAGTAATGTAAAATTGTTTAAACGTGGAACAAATGCAGATGAATCTTTAACAGTTGAATGGGATGATTTATATAACAGCAAATACAGTAATTATCGTTATGCAAATCAAGTTAAAGTAAATCTTGGTTGTGGAAATATCAATGATGACTTCTCACTTATTGCATGGGACGCTATAGAATACTTTGAACAGCATCTTAAAGATGGCTCGAATGTGCTTGTAAAGGGTTCATTGCAATTGAACGAGTATAAAGGAAACTCACAAGAGCAATATGTGATTAGAGAAATATATGTTTTAGAAAACTATAATTTCAAAAATAAACATCCAGAAGCTTTCTTTAGTCATGAAATTGTTTATGTCGATGCTATCCCATTAAATGAAAATGGGGAGTATACAGTCGACACAAGAGTAATAAATAGAAACTCTAACGATTGCGATGTTGTCCCATTCAACTTTTATATATATAACAAAGAAGTATATGATTATTTTAAGAACAATATTTCAAAAGGTAGCACTCTTAGAGTTCATGGCAACATACTCAATTATGTTCCACTAAAAATTATAGATGGACATACCATTATAAGTGGATCGGCAGTAAAAGGACTAGAGATAACTGGAGGAAATGTAAGATCCATAGCTTCGAATAGATACGATATAGATAAGCTTGATTCGATTAATGCAATTGGATCACCATTTGAGGAGGAAACAAACACTAATGAATGGGGATTTTGAGAGGATGTGAGAACATAGATATTGCGTCTATGCGAAGTCCACCTATTTAGATTATTGTTGCATATTTGTAGATATATCAAATAAAAACAATAATACATAAAATAGGAGAGATTTATTAATGGCAAACGAAAAAACGCTTCAGCAAGGTATTAACAATATTCACATCGAGGGACTTGTAAAGGATATTCGTTTTGAAGAAAATAAAATTAACGGAAAAGATGCAATTTCAGGAGAAATTGATATTCAAGTAAACGACTCTGTTCACACAGTAAACATTTTCTCGTATAAAATGACAAAGAAAAATGAAATTAGTGGACTATACAAAGGTTATCTCACAATTCGCGATGAATATAAAACTATTAATACTCATGGTCTTGAAAATGCAGAAAAGGTACGTATTGAAACTAGCGGGAACAACGAGAACGGGAAAATTGAAAGAAATGAGTATGTAGGGCAAGATGGAGAGTGGAAGTCATATCCGAAACTGTCTGCGAAATTTGTTAATCGACTAAAATCTAATGATGTTTTTGAACCACAGGCTCGATTTACTCTAGAAATGGCAGTTGCAGGATTAAGAGAAGAACAACGAAACGGAGAAGAAACGGGTAGATTGATCCTGAAAGGTTATGTTGTGGGATATCAAGATCAGGAGAATGATATTAAAAAGATTTTTCCTCTTGAAGTAACTGTCGCCAATCCTACATCGGTCAGTTATGTTCAAAATACATATGAAAAAGGGCAAACAGTTAAAGTATTTGGTGAGATTGTAAATCAAACAATCGTTACAAAAAAACAGATTGAAGTTGGATTTGGCGTACCACAAGAAGATATTGACCGAAAAGACGTGCGAGAATACATTGTTGATGGAGGAACTCCCCCTCTTGATGAAGACGATAAAAATGCGTTTGATGTAAAACTTATTCGAGAAGCTCTCAAAAAGCGTGATGCTGCCATTGAAAAGAAAAAAGAAGAAAAAAAGAATAAAGTAAATGAACAATCCAAATCTAATAATAATGGATTCGGTAATCCCGACCCATTCGCAAATGATAAATTCAATAAAGACCCATTCTCTGATAATGGAAAACCCATTGACATTTCTGATGATGACCTGCCGTTTTAATCATAGTAAACAATCAGTTAGAAATAATGAAAAATATACTTAAGTAGAAATACTGGCGACTGGTTCGCTGGTCGCCTAATCTATAATAATATAAATTAGGGAGAGATTTTATACATATGTCATTAGATATTTTTAAGCCACAGGTATCAGTAGTAGCAAAAGGACTCGAAGGAAAAATCATAACTATTTACGGAAGCAATAACTTAGGCAAAACGAAACAAGCTACACGCTTTAAAAAACCATATTATCTTGGATTTGAGAAAGGCTTGGGAGCGATTGCTGGAGTACCATTTGCTGCAATTAACAATTGGGCTGATTTTAAAAAAGTTAACAGACAACTAACCCACAAGTCTACTGTCGAGAAAGCTAAGGAAGTTTATCAGACCATCATTTTTGATGAAGTAGAAGCATCTGCAAGATATTGCTCAAAATATATCTGCGACAAATACGATTCCGACACAATTGCTTCTGGTCGAGATGGTTTTGGCTTGTGGAAAGAGTATGAAACAGCTTATTGGGAAGAGATTGACAAATTGATTGGCGCAGGATTTACTGTAGTGTTTATTGCTCACCAAACAGAGGATAAACAAGGTAAAGTATGGCCTAAAGGTGACAAGCGCGCATTGGCTCCAATCATTGACAATAGTGATATCGTAGTTCACTTGCGTTCCAATGGAACTGACGAGAAAAATCAAGTGATTAAATCATCGGCATTCTTAGCTGAAACGAATGACTTTTTTGCTCGTAGTCGATTTGATTATATTCAAACTGGAATCAAAGAATTCACTGCTGAAGCCTTAGAAGAAGCAATTGTAAAAGCAATTGAACTTCAAGAAAAAGCTGAAGGAATTAAAGCTGTAACTTATAAGGAGCAGAAAGAGACACTTAAGTCTCAAGCTTTAGATTTTGAAGATCTAAAGGAAAATATCATTGCTGCTGGCAGATTCCTACATGAAAATGGAAAAGGCGATGCAGTTACAGAGATCATTGAAAATGGACTTGGAAAAGGCAAAAAGGTTACCGACTTTACAAAGAACCATGTTGAGATGATGGTTGGTGTATTAGATGAATTGAATGACGCTGTGCGAGAATTTAAAGAGTCACAGACTGAATAGTATAACAAAGTAAAAGACAGATTTTATCATAATACAACATCTATATGTGGTGTTCATCATTATGTATAAACACCGCATATAGAAAATTTAAGGGTAATGACCGATCAATAGGAGGATATATGAATAAAAGAACAGAAAATAGATTTCAGACAGATTTGCGGAGATTATTATTTCTTCTTGGTGAATTTAGAACAAAAGGAGCAGTTAAGGATTACAAATCAACCTCAGACTCATTTTCACAACTGTATAGTATTTATAAAAATGATGCTTTGAATCTTAATAAGGATTCTCATAATCATTTGCTGTTTATCGATGACTTTGCACCACAATTGGATTTTGAAATTCTTGCATTAGATAAAGTGTTGAGCAAAAATATTACTGCAAAGAACATGAGAGAATATAGAGAGAATTTGATTTCATTTGAAAAACTACATACAGTTAAAACGAAAATGCTATTAGATAAGAAGCATTTTAAGACTGAACAACCAGAGCCTACAATAGCCTCACTATAACAAGTGGGGCTTCATAATAAAACGGGAGCGTGATACGTTGGGTGAGCTAATCCTCTCTCTGCTTCTAACACTATCGGTATTTAATACTGAACTACAGAGTGTTAGCCAAGCACGAGAAATGAAAAACACGACTATTATCAAGCAAGAAACAAAGGTCGCCAAGTTGGATAAGATTGAACAAGTTAAAAACAAGAAATATACATATAAATGGGATCGCTTTGAGTTAACAGCTTACACTAATAATCAGGGTAGAAGTGTACATAGCAAAGACTATGGCAGAACTGCTTCAGGGAAGATGACAAAGGCTGGCGTAACAATAGCTGCTGACTGGAAGGTATTGCCTAAAGGGACAGTGGTTTATATAGATGGTGTAGGTAGAAGGGTAGTGCAGGATAAAGGTGGAGCAATTAAAGGTCACAAAATTGATGTGTATGTCAGGACTGAGCACGAAGCAAGAGATTTTGGTAGAAAGAAACATATTAAAGTAAGAGTGATTAAGTGGGGAGATAACAACAAATGAAAAAAGTATTTTTGCTAATGGGTTATTCAGGTTCAGGTAAAACAGAGGTTGCTAAAGCATTGGAAGGACGAGGATATAATATCCTCCAGTCCTATACAACACGTCAACCAAGACATGAGAGCGAATGGGGGCATATTTTTACCACTGTGGAGAACTTTGAACAACTTGACATGGAAAATCGAATTGTCGCTCATAGTTATTTTGATAATAATCACTATTTCAGCACTAAAGAACAATTGCTAGAAACTGATGTGTACGTTATTGATCCTGATGGAATAAAGGATCTAAAAAAACGTGTTCTAGATATTGAATTCGTAACTATCTACTTAAAAGTGGACAAGCAGACGAGATACAAAAGAATGATTAAACGTGGAGACGATGTAGATAAGCGACTTAAACGTATTCATCAAGATGGTACTAAATTTAGAAAGAAGCGATTTGATTATCAAGTTATCAATTATGAACTAGATAAGGCCGTAAATGTGATAGATCAAATTATCAAAATCGAGCGAAATGATTAAAGGAGGTACACCAATGCTACCGCTTAACTTTGAACGATTATCCGAATTATATAGTTACCTAGAAATTGATGATATTGATTATGGAGAGCTTCAGGAGTTACGCGATAAGATTTACGATTTAAAACAAATTGTTGAAGATAAAATGGAAGTATATTGATGAGCAGAACTAAGACGATTAAATACATAAACGAAACTTCGGTTGACGAGATGGTTAAACAGGTAAAAGCTAAAGCGTCAAACATAAAACAGGTTATTGAAGCAGCCAAAGAATCGAGAACTGAGTATGGATTAAAGGTACAGGAATTTATCGAACGGCTAGGTGAGGTAGAGGATAATGTATAAGTGGATAGCATATGGCTTAATTATGCCTAAGGATATCCTTTTTATCGACAAAAATAATGACGATATGTGGGCATCGCACGATAAAGCTTTGGAGCATCTAAAAGATAATCATATAGAATTTGATACTTTATGTAATTATGATCCAAAGATAGACGTGGATATTGACCTGATGTTGGTATTAGAAATTTAGTAAAACCTGTATTTGATCGGAAAGAAGAGATGAAATGCATGTATAACAGAACTATGTAAATGTGAGGTGTTTATGTGAATGAGTTTTTGCTTTATTTAGCTGATGCCAACCACAGTATTTATGAAAAGTTATACGGGTCAAATAGATTTGTGTATTCAGAAAATGATTGTATTGAGCGGATTAAACTAATACATAAGTATGAGATGTTGTTGGATGTTATATCAATGTTACCACCAATAGAGCAAATAAATATACAGAAAATCAATAAAGGATTTTATGAAGATTAGATTTATAATTTTGATTGAGAGGATGCGCTATTTATGGCTATGCCTATTGATGGATATGCAAAAGTAGTTACAGATGATAAAGGAAATGTAATTCATATTTTTGAGTATTATTTCAACAATGACAATCGTTTTAAAAAGTTTACAGATCAAAAGATTATCCAGTTAATTCATAATACAGGAATTGCTAACTCGGAACTTCTGGTGACTTTACTGCATTGGCAATATGACAATAGTGAAGGTTTGGATATCTATGAACAGTTTGTGCTTAAGTCAAACTATAAAGAGAGTTTAATTGAAGAAGTTGAAATTAAGAAAGGTTTGATCGGGGATTGGACTTTTGAAGTTGGAGATCCTTTTGAGCCAGAAAAAATTTACTTTCAAGTGGACGTAAGACGTATGTATGAAAAAATTTATAAGGAAGACTACCCAGTAAAATAAAGATTTTATTTTGAATTATCGGAGGGATAGCAATTTATCAAGCTTTAACTAGTGCAGTTTTAGAAGACAGATTAGGTATAGCTCATCAGTTTTTAAAAGGTCACTTTTACAATATTGATACATACAGCACTGAGAAATTTATTACTACATATGGATCTAATTCAATTGGTTTTATCGAAAGGGATTGTTACTTTCTAAGTGAAACACAAGTAAATAAATATTTCGAATACAAAGAGCCACTATATGTTTATGGTGGAGTAGGGAATCCCAAACGGTTAAATTGGAATATCAATGGAGGCAGTGTTATATGAAAAAGCATTTGAAAAAACATTATTTAAGTTATATTTGGCTTTTTATTCTTTTGATAGCATCTAAAATTTTACCAGAAGCATCACTGACAATTACTGTGTTGGGCATGGCTGCTTGGATGTCAATATTCCTTTTGGTACATATATTTTCTTTTACATTAGTTTTTTTGGTTTATTTCATCATTTGGGGTGGGAATTTATCGGTTAGCGGTGAAGGGTTATTAAAGAAAATCAAGAACAAAAAAACCAAATCAAATTGATATTTCATCAGGAAAGGAGAGATTTATCTGAGTGTTCAAAGCGCAAAACATTTTGTTGAGCAACAATTGGACTATTACGATGATTTTATACTTGATTTAGAGAGAGAAAAGGAAGATTTGGAGCATAAGCTGGAGTTGGTTCAAAGTCGAATTGAAGTTTACAAAGAAAAAGTCTCTGATTATAGAACAATATTAGACCAATTAAAAAGCGATGAGTAAGTAAAATCGATCTTTTAAAGAGAGGAGAATTGAATGAAGTTGGAAGTTGATATTACAAAAAATTCAGAAGAATACATTAAAGAAACATTTAGTTCATATGAAGAAATTTTTGAGTCGCCGAAAGCAATAATGAATAGATGTGTGATACATATATATCCGCATGAAGATACAAGTTCAGAAGATGGAGTTTTAAATGGTTATACCGATGCCTTAAATTTTAAAGTTCATATTTATGACACTGGAAACAATACTGTCTATAAAACAAAATTTCATGATCAAATAGATTCTAATTTGCCTTGTAGAACGAGAATATTTAAGGATTTGAGCACTATGATTATCTATGATAAGCCAGTGAGATTCCTAATGGGTAAAAGTATACTGGTAGATAGAGTTCGATAAAATCAGCATTTGATCGAGAGAGGAGGGTAAAATATTAGAATTATAGAAGTCGATAATCAACAAGTATATATAGATGTTGAAGATTTTAGATATATATCAAATTTTTATAAACTTAAAATCGATAAACATGGATATGTGCAGTGCTCACCAAAAGATAAATACAAGTATAAAGGGGTGGGACTATTTTCATTACCGCTACACAAAATATTGATTCAACCTGAAAAGTTGGGAAGAAAAGTAGTAGTTGATCACAAAGATAATAATAGACTAAATAACCAAAAGAGAAATTTAAGAATCTGTTTACATAAAGATAATATGAAAAACAGAAAGAAAACAGATGGTTTAAGTTCAAAATACAAAGGTGTTCATTGGCATGAAAAAAGTAAGATGTGGAAAGTCAAAATAACTGCAGATGGAAAACACACCACACATGGTTATTACACAAACGAAACAGCAGCCGCCAATTGCTATAACTATTATGCACTCAAGTTTCATGGTGAATTTGCGTTAATTAATGACTGCAAATTTATGAGCAAAGAAGAGTGGTTGTCATTTAAAAAAGAAAAAGATAAAACTTCTTCTTATAGAGGGGTCTCAAAAGTAGGAGAAAATTGGATATCACAAATTTGGGACAATAAGAATAAAAGGAACTGTCGAATCGGATCTTTTATGACAGAGCTTGAAGCTGCCTTAGCATATGATTACAAGGCGTTAGAAATCAAAGGAGATAAAGCTAAATTAAATTTTTATAAGGAGGATCAAAAAAATAATGAGTCTAACAGCAATTGAGCGTGAAACAGTATGTGTCTGTAACGATGAAACAAATGAGTGGGAAGTGTATAGTTGCTCACCTAAGACTATTACAAAAATCAAAAAGGCTGGTTTAGAGCTGCTTCGAGTTGATGTAGATGGTGGTCACTACTTCAAGGGTGATTATGGACAGGTTTCATTCCGTGCTAAGAGTAATGGTCGTAACTGGACACCTGAACAAAGACAGGCTGCTGCTGAAAGAATGAGAGCTATAGCAACTAAAAATACATAGGAAGTGGTTTAATGAAAATAAATCAACAGTTTCAATGTGAAAAATGTGAAGAGGTTTTTACAGATGAGGGAAATTGCGCTACCCACGAAGCAAATTGTTGTCCAGAAGAGACAAGATGGTGCTATAAATGTGGTAAAACAGAAACTTGGAATGTAAAAGATGATTGGGCATTTACTTATCAAGAGCAATGGCACACAGTCAATCTTGGAAGAATGGGATATGGCAGCTCACTTGATGGATGTGATGTTGAATTTACAATTTGTGATGATTGTTTATGTGGAATTGTAGATACGTTTACAATAGAAGGACAGGAAAAAATACATAATAGTGGTTCGAATGCTGATTTACCAACAGATATTTGGATTCGCGAAGCAAGAGGCGAATTGAGCGATGAAGAGTATGAAGAGTATGGCATGTATTCCCCTCGTCAAATTAAGGCTTACAAAGAAAGATTCCCTATATGCGACAAGGTAATAATTTATGAATATGCGGATGGAAGCAGGGGGAGTCATTGTTGTAACTTTGCCTTTGGAGACAGAGAAGGTAAGGCCGACCGTAATGGACATTCCAAGTGTTTTGATTGTGTTTCTTTTAAAGAAAGAACTGGGGAAATAGAAATTGAAAAAGCATAAAGATTATCAAATAAGAATTTTACATAGAAAAGAGGTAGTGAATGAACCTGTTTAGAAAAGTGCTGAAGTATTTTAAACGCAGAGAAATTATCGATGATGATACGATGCATAATATTAAGTTGGCGTCCGTAAAAAGAGAGCTAGAGCGACAATACAATATTTTTGAACTCTTACTTCCGAAAGAATTTATCTTAGAGTTTAGAAATAAATCATACATATCTGGTGGATGTATTTATAGTTTGTATCATGAGCATGAACCTAAAGATTATGACTTCTTCTTAACATCCAATGAGTTAGCAGAAAAACTCAAAACGTACTTTATGGATCAAGCTGGATATCATGGTTCAGATATTAGCGGTGGAACCTACAAAGGGTTACCATTAGTAATTACTAAAAACGCAATTTCAGTTGGCAAATTTCAAATAATCACTCAATGGATAGGTGAACCAGAAGAAGTTGTTGGGGAATTCGATTTCAAACACAATCAATTCTACTATCGCAATGGGGTTATCGATGTTGCAATGTTGAATGATTGGGCGTATCTCAAAGGAAATAAACTTTCATATAATGAGAATCGAGCAAGAGATATTGTAGGTACAATTTTAAGAACACCCAAATTTGTTGAGCGTGGAATGACGATTACCCAAAGGGAAATGGCTAAAGTGTTACTGAGGCTAAATAAGGTCGGATTTAATGACAAGGAAATTGAGCAATTGGAAAGTCTTGATGTGGATAGACATTTTAGTTCATAGGAAGTGCAAAGATGGCTAAATTCAAAGGATTTAAAATTACTTGTACAAAATGTGGAAATGAAGATCAAGATATGATCGAGTGCATTGGAGATTATGATGGATTAACTCATATAACTTGCAGAGTATGTGATCATAAAGCAGTGGATAAGAAATATAGTTGGCAAGAGGATTAAACATAAAATCGCAATTTTAGTTGAAATAAAATCATGAACAAATTAGAAACGAAAGGGGTGGATATATTTTTGGTTGACTTCTTTGTTGGTGTACTTCTTTTTATCATTGATTTTGTTAATGTATTGGTAATTTACTGCGTGATAGGCCTTCTATGGACGATTGCAGAAAAAATGTTTTATGGCACAATCACGCCTAGAACTATCGACGATATTGTAGCTTTTATTCTAGCTTGTTCTATTTATTTGAATCTGATCAAATAGAAATTTTAAATGAAAGGAGAAGATATTAGGATGAACAAAGAAAAAAAAGAAGCTGCATATATCAAGGTGAAAAACCATTATACGAAAGTAATTAAAGAAATGAATAAAGTTTCAAAACTAGGACTGAAAAAATATCTATCAATAAAAAGTAATAATTTAAAGGTTCAGCAGATAGTAAAAGATTTAAAAGAAGTAGAAACGGCAATTTATTCTACAGATAATTTTGATGAAAAATGGCATGAATTACTCGATAAATTCAATAAAGCAAACAAAGATTTTTTTGAAACATTAAAGCTCCAATAAAAGAGGACTTTTACCGCAAGGAGGACTGTAATGACTATATACGAAGATATGGATAGGCTGCGTAGAGAGGTAGAAGAAAAAGCAGCTTTATTAAAAGCGATGGAATCTAAGCATTTTGATGTTAATGGTATTTGGAAATTCTCAACTGAAGGAGATTGTGAAGGTCGAAGCATAAAACAACTTGGAACATACGAAGGCAATCTATTCGATGGTATAAGACTATATAACAGAAGCAGCTATTATTCTCTGACATGTGAAAGAGTTGGATATCTTTCGTTGTTAACTAATAAAAAGCCTGCTAAAAAGAAGGCTCACTTCCAAGTGAGGGATGAAACAATGAGAAAAGGCGATAATCAAGAAATAATAAAGCAGTTGTTGCCAAGTGTACCAGATGGTTGCGCCTTAAGTACAAGTAATTATTATGGGTGTATTGCTTTGGAATGGGAGGAGTAGTGTTTGATATTTACTGAGCAGGACATGTTTGATAGTTGCAGAGATGTGTTGCTGTTTAGGTCAATCTTTGATGGTCTTAGTAGAGGAGAAAAGATCGTAACGATTCTATTCTTTCCCATAGGCTATGTACTTGCAATGATTGGTCTAATTCTATTCTGGATAGCATTAAGACGAGATAAAATGTAAATTTGATAGGAAAAGGAGGCAAATATGAATGGCAAGAGGTATCATTAACTATAAAATGATGTGGAATGATTTAAAAAATATACATATCAAAAATGTAGAATTAAGCGACGAAGATAAAGGAAAGGCATATATTTCTGACATAATTATGATGATGAATGACTTGGAATGTGATTACGAAGAATAGGAGAATATATTTATGGATATTATCAGAGCTAAAGATATTAACTCTAAACCAATTGAAGAACAACTAGAATTCTACAAGAAACAATTTGGTTACAGACATTGCAGTTTGTATGGTTGGGAACTGAGAGATGACTGGGTTATGTGTGATGGTGAGTTGTATCGCACAGAGGCGTTTGACCAAAAAATAGAAGAAGAGAAAGAGAAGCTTCAGCACGAGATTGATCAAATGAACGAAAAAATTGCAGATAAAATAGTCAAGTATGAGAAATTAACAAACAAAGAATTCAAGGTGTAATCCTAATTATAGAAGTAAAAGATAAGTGAGTAAAACATAGATTTTATACAAATAAAAATAAATACATAAAAAGGATGTTGTAAATGAGTAAACTCTATGAACTGGGAAATCAGTATAAAGTACTAAACGGATATATTGACGCAGCTTGGGATAATGACGAACTTACGGAAGACGATCTCCAACTTTATGTCGAAACTCTAGAATCAATTGAAGATGAGTTTGAACATAAAGTTGAGAACATCGCAAAGTTTATGAAGAACATTGAGGGAGATATAAAAGCTTTTGAAGAAGAAGAGAAACGTTTAGCCAAGAAGCGCAAATATCTTCAAAACAAATATGATGGTTTGAAGTCATACACTCAAGCAGTGTTAGAGGTCAATGGGATTGATAAAGTAAGTGCAGGACTGTTTAAAGTGCGTTTACAAAACAATCCTCCTTCAGTGAGTGTATTAAATGAAGGGCTAGTACCTGATACATATAAAATCCCACAACCAAACAAAGTGGATACTAAAGCTTTACTGCAAGCTCTTAAACAAGGCGAAAAGATCAATGGAGTTACATTGGTTACTGACAAGAGACATTTAAGAATTAGCTAAATCAAATTATATAAACAAAAATAATAATATACATAGTTAATAAATGGTGGTATAATGACTTTAGTGAAGTTGTTGTAACGCCATTTATTTTTAGGAGGGAAATACATAATGTACCGATGCATAGGAGTGCCCAAAAGACATTTATTTCACTTTTCCCATTATGAGGGATGTGGTGAAATATGGTCAGAGGATTATGATAGATGTCCACATTGCAGAGGCTATTTGATCCCTGATTCTATGATTACAGAAGAACATGGACAAAATGAAGATAAACAATCAGATACTGAAATAACAGAGGAGGATAATGCTATTATGCCGAAAATTAGATTTGAAATTGTAAACTACGAATATAGTAGCTATGAGGAATACCTACAACATGCAGTATATATGACTAGTAATGGATGGGAATTTCAATCTCAAAACAGCAATCACAAAGAGGTATCTTGGACAAAAAGCTATAAATAATCAGATAAATGAGTTCTTTTATATCCATTACGAGAAGGGAGGGGACGACATATAACAACAGGTTATTGTATAATTGAGTTACAAAAATTTAGGGAGGACTTTCCATGATTGCTCAGGGTGTTACTGTATTTGATGAATCCGAAGAGGAGTATGAAGTAATTGAAATGATTGGAAATGGGAATTTTGGGTTTGTTTTTAAGATTCAAAGGAAGTCGGATAAAAGTGTCTTTGCTTTAAAGACACTACCAACAACATTTCCTACACAAGAAGCTTATGTCACATTTATAAATGAATGCCAAATGGCAACAAAAGTTTCTCATCCCAATGCAGTAAAATATTTCTATATACACAAGGATAAATATCCGAATTTACCACCATATTTAATTATGGAATACGCAGACCAAGGGACATTATTGAGTTATTTGAATAAGCAAAAAGAAGAAGGTGTTTTCTTTTCAAACGAACTGTTGAAAGAGTTTTACAGTCAGCTAATTCAGGGAATGAAACATATAAACGATCTCTTAGTACATAGGGATATAAAGGCAGATAATATATTGATTCATAAGGGAACTCTAAAAATCGCTGATTTTGGTCTTGCTAAAGTTGCAACAGAAGAGACTAGACAACTTACTTTTAAAGGCATCGGTCACATTAAGTATATGGCGCCAGAAAGATGGAGAAGCGAAAAAAACACAATTCAAAATGACATCTATTCAATGGGAATCCTATTTTATGAACTAGCTACACTTAGACATCCTTATGAGGTTAAAAATGAGGCTGATATGACTATGTGGCAAGAGGCTCATACATTTCAAAATCCAACACCAATAAAACAGATTAATCCAACTATTACCAACAGTATTGTACAAGTTGTCAATAAGATGATTGAGAAGAATGTTGGCGCGCGCTATAAAAACTGGGAAGAGATTGAAAGAGAGATTGGTTTAGATGAGACACCTGCAACTTCCGTAACAAGTTTAATTGACAATCTTGTTAACATTAAAGTTGTAAAAGATGAGTCGCATAAGACCCAGCAACTTCTGAAACAAAAAGAAGAAAACGAAAAACAGGATCATGTAAAAAGAATTAACTATCAATTCAAAGAATGTATTTACGAACCACTAAAGGAATATGTGAATGAGTTCAATACAAGATACACTGGCTCAAAGATGATCTTGGATTCGTTTAACGATCTGAAAAGAGACTATATTAATTTGGAACTCAAATTACCATCACTTAAAAAAGTCAACATAAGACTAAGAGTATTGTTTGATAAAGATTTTTATAAAATTAGAGAAGATAGTTTTTGGGAAAGTAAATATCAAGTTGTTGTACGTCCTAAACTCAGAGATCAACTGATAATTGCGTGGGGTTATTTTGATATTTACGATGGGCAAGGTTTTAATTTATTGCTGGTTGAGGAAGCGGACAATATTTATGGTAAATGGTTTTTTATGAAAAATAAAATTGGTTCATTCCGTCAAAGACCTAGTAACATTAAAGAGCCATTTGCAGTTGAGTTTGATGGCCTAGAAAAGACATTATCACACTTGAATGTATTAGGTTCAGATTTTAATAGTGAGATTATCGATGGAGATAAATTTATAGAATTGGTTAACGAAATTTTAGTTCAAAATATATAGTTGTTTAAAGAGGGAGGTGAGATCCCTCCCTCAGTTTAATTTTATTATAAAATGCGTGTTTTACGTGAACATTAAGAGAGTGTTTTTAATAGGTTTTATAAAACGAAGGGATGATGGGGAGGGTCTTAATGAAGATTGAAAAATGTGTCATTGAATTAGCAAATGGAAGGTTTGCGAAATTTGAACAAGAATCAGATACAGACATCAGAGTTTATTCTCGCAGAGACTTTTATAACGCTGAATTTTTATCTGAGGATTATGCAGAAACACAATTTCATGATTTAGTTAGTCAGGATTGTGGATGGGCATATTTCGGAGAGTGTATTGTACCAAAAGCAATTCGAAAAGTAGAGATTAAACTTATCTAATCATAGAGAGGTGAAAAATGAAGGTAAATACAGACAGTATCTGTTTAAAGTGTGAGCATTTTTGGCATGAATGTGGAGATCCGATGCAGCAAGTGGAATACGCTTGCTTCGAAACGTGTAGTAATCCAAATGAGAATATTCAAGACAAGTTCGAAAATGAGTGCGAGATCAATGAGTGTGATGGTTTCACACTAGAGATTTAAGATGAAATACATATTTTAGGGGGTGTATTAAGTGAAACTCTTCAAACAGGAATGGGTTACTGTTAAGCCCATTAAAGCTTTAGGGGTCAAATACTTAAATATAGTTCCATATAAAAAGGCAATAAAAATGGTGCACGAAGGATCTGCTGTGATTGCTAATCCGTATACAATTTATAAACTGTTTGACAGAAGAAGTTTACGAAGATACGTTAGGAAGATTGACGAAAATACTTGCGTTTACTGTGGCAATAAAGGTGAGAGCACGGATTATATAGTGCCTCCTTCTGATGGTGGGATAAGAAGCCCCAAAAATATGTGTTGCGTCTGTATGAGTTGCAAAAAGTCTACCACTTAGTTTCAATTGCAGTAAATCTAGATTAGAATAGTATGAACTACAATAAGAAATGAGTGAGAGGTATGGTTGAGAACGTAACTAGAGATATAATTGCCACTTATCAAGAAGTTCTGAATGGGAAAATAAAGAGGTTTCCTGATGGTACTTGGAGTGATGATAAGACAGGGGTTTACTTTTATAAAAGATGTTTAAGATTTGCAGTTGAATGTATTTATGGCTGGGATAAAGAAATGGCATTAGAAAATATAACGGCAAAATGGTTTGGTAAGGTCAAATTAGCAACAGGATTTGGAAAGTACTTTGAGAAAAGTCCATATCTTGCTGTAAAAGAAACATTTCCTGAATGGAACTTTCATCCTTGGGAAATGAAAACATCTCCAAATGGATGTTGGGATGACGAAACAATTAAAAAAGCGGTTAGATGGGTATTTAACGATAAGTTAAAGTGGGGAAGACATGAAATCATAAATAACATTAGCAAGGATTTTAATGAATATGGGTTCAAAAAAATGTATGCTGCATTTCACCAAGGTGCGTATGGAGAATTAATAGACAGAGATTCTTCAGGTTTATATGAATTACTTAGTTATTGCTTCGAGGAATATGATTTCAAAATTTGGGAGTTTAAAAAATTACCCACATGGACTGAATCAGATATGAAAGAGAGTTTCAAATGGCTGATTGAAGAACGTTTAAGTTGGGATTATGAACAAACATTAGATAACCTCAAATATACACATTTTAAAGAGTCAGGTTTAGGGAACATTTTAGCAAATTATTTCAATAGTAGCCCATACAAAGCAATGAGGTTTACTTATCCAGATAAAGACTGGTCAAAATTAAGACATCGTGCTGCACTTGAATAGTACTATGTGTTGCTTATTAAATGATAAAATGAACATTTGATCTTTAATAATTTCAATCTTTTGACATTTGATTTAAGACAAAAGGAAGTACTTCTCGCCAGTTGTATTTGAAGGAAGGACACTTATCTGGCTTTCTTTCAGCAGAATTCATATTTCTATGTGGACAGTTGGAAAAGCAAACAGGAAGAAACATACAGTTTCTGCATTCAGTTATTGTTTCTGGGTGATAATTTTTCCAATTATCAATATTGAATTTTGAAATTAATTCAGTTGTATAAATTGTCGTAAAAGCCGTACCACTTTTTCCAATATCATTATTGCATTTTTTCACTTCGCCGTTGCTTTCAATTATAAAACTGTTTTCTTGAAGAGCAGAGCAGCCCGATTTGAGCGGAAAGTTAATTTTGAACCCTTTATTATAGGCTTGGCGCAACCACTCAACTTCTAACTTAGCAAACTGCTGAATTGTAAGATGTGTACCTTCTGTAGGTTTGTAGTTAGAATTGGAATTTATAGTGTTATAATTGTAAATAGGATGAAAATATATATTTTTGATTTTACTTTGTAGGTTAGCTTTTGCAAGTTCATTAATTAAATTTTCTATACTAGTCATGTTTATAATCGATACATTAACTCTTACAGTAATATCTAAATAATTGGAAGCCAGATTAATATTGTTTATTATTTTCTCAAATGATGCTTCTCTTTTATTTGTTGCAACATTTAAATGTCGTCTAACCTTATCATGAAAAACTTGCGATCCATCTAGAGTAACTTGAATATTTTTAACTTTATGTTTGACTAAATTAAGTAATGTTTCAGTATCTAATAAGTAAGCATTGGAGACTATTGTCGCACTGTAATCGATATAGCGGTTTTTCGCTAATTCTATCAAAGCATTTGAACATTCAAACAAAAAGCCCTTATCGAATAGAGGTTCTCCACCGAACCAAGTAACACGAAGTCGATTTGATTGTTCTAGTTTTTCAGCGGCAAAACTAACAATTGAAGAAATATCATGTTTGTTTAAGTTACTTTGATTATTACGATCTTGATAACAGTAGAAACATTTCATATTACATTTCAAAGTAGGTGTGATTAGGAGAGATAGTGCAGATTTATTTTTGCGGCGTTCATTAAAAGTATTAAAAACAAGAGTTAACTCATCAGATTCGTAAGGTAAAACAAATCCATGCTCCAATAATAGTTCAACAATTAACTGGAACTCCAATCCAATGTCATCATATTTCTCGATTTTATTAATTATATATAATAAATCTTTTGAGGCTCTTTTAGTTAATCTAAGCGTCGAACCTGTATAGGTATTCAGATAATAATCTTCATCTTTATCATTAATAAGTAAGTTATAATTAGATGGTTTAAGTTTCATATTAGTGCTCCTTTTTAAAACCTTAATACCTAGCGTACACCAAATATTAAGGTACGTCGGTATTAAGGGATAATATTGACTAATGGCCTACTTGAATGATGCAAACATCATGATCGTCGGCACGATTTGGCACTGGCACAAGTTGATTAGTTAAAGCATGATATAACTCAGTAACATCAGGTTGTTCTTTTCCTACATGCATATTTTCTGGCAATGTAATCTTTATTTCTTTATCACTCATTTTTTCTACCTTTATCATATTTCCACCTCGCTTTCGTTTTTTTCATTAGCATCATTACCATTTACTTTGGTGTTAATACAGTTCTTCATCTTACATTCTAGATTTGTGCCTTGAATATTGTGGTTTCAAATTGGGGGGTAAGAACTGAGAGTGGGGCTGAATGTGAAAATTGATTTATTTATGATTGAAGTAGAAGAGTACATAAAAGATAAAAGCAAATAAAAGCATCGTTTTACCAAGATAGGAGAATACATAATGGCAAAACAGAAAGCAAATGTTCAGTATCAGTTTCCACCCAAGACAGACAATGTATTTCGAATTTACCTTAAAACAAATCACATGAATAATCTAATTGTTGTTCGGTTTGAGTTGCCCACTGGAGAGGAGTTTACGAGAAACTACGGAAATATCCCTTCAAATGCTCTCTTGGTTGAACACAAGGGAAATGAATTTGAATTATACATAGATGGCGAATATGTTGGACAAAGAGTTCTTATTGAGGCAGATGGGAATATGTTTAGATACGATGCTATTGAATAGTTATTTAGTTAGTTGTACACTATAAGAACAAACGTTCTAGGAGTGTGTGTACAGCATGAGCAATTATATAACATCTAATGAAGACACTCAGCTTGTAATTGATTTTATACAGCTACCTTATGTGTTGGATGTGCTGGAGCTTAACATAAACAAGATCAAGAAGTATGACCTAAAAATGAAGGAATTGTTTATTTTATATCTAGAGAGCTTGCAAAGTAGAGTGTTGACGGATTTGAAAGTTGTCCGTCAAAAAATGAGGCAGCGTGGAATAAAGGTGTTTGATGGGGTTAGGTCAGACAAAGATTTGGTGACTGAGTATCTATGTCGTGGATATACTCACACTATGCGATTTCTTTGGTCTAAAATCAGGAATGATGTAGAAGTAAGGATAGCAGCCTACATGGATGTTGACTTGAGTAAATTGGTCAGGCTGGATTGATTCAGCTTGACTTATATAAACAAATATAATAATATTATATGTATAAGTTATCGGGAAATACATAGGAAAATGTTGTATAATATTGTTATGATAAGCATCGAGGAAGGTATGATAGCTAGAGTAAAAAGATAATTTTATTGGTGGTGAATACTGGTTGAAAAATTCATATGAATTGATATGTGAACCCAAGGAGTGGGATTCCCCAGAAATAATTGAGTACAAACGACAGATGAAGCGCTTATTTACCAAACAGGAGAAATTGGAAGAAAAATATAAGTGTGTACGAGAATATACTTCGTGTGGATATGAAATTAACAGATTGAAAGAGTTAATATCTGAGAAGAGTGAGTAAAATAACACTTTTACGAGGAGAGAGAACTTACAATGAACAAGGACATGTTTAAAATTCACATGGATTATCGTGATCTTGAAAATGACCTATATTTTAAATTAGAAAAAGAAATTGGTACAGATAAGGCATCTGAACTGTTAGATTCATTCATGGAATATAGAGAACAATATTTAAAAATTGGTAAATATTTAGATGATAACAAGTACATTGGTAAGACGGGGTTTTTATCTAAAAAATATGAGGATTTTGAAAGATATCTTAGAGTAGAGGTTATCTACAATTATGAAGATGGGTATTCATTATGTGAAACAACGACAGGATTAATTAAATTGGTACCGACCGAATTAGTTAGTTTCGAAACAGAATAAAATGTGAGTTTTAAGTAGAAAGGAGAATTGAGATGTTTGAGGGATATCGGGCTTGCGAATTTATGGAGGCGCTACAGAGATGGGATTTGCTTGACAAAAAGGCTAAATGCATCTACCGAGAAACTGTCTATAGTTATGATATAGTTACGGCTTGGAGGGAACATTTTCAACCATTGAATGGTGCGTTGATCTTGGAAGGACAATGGTATACTGAGGACTAAATAAAATATGACTTTTACAAGAAAGGATGAACGCAATAAGTGATCTATGTGACTGGAGACATTCATGGAACAATAAGTGTAAATAAGCGTCTTAATACTAGAAATTTCCCACAACAAAAAGAAATGACCAAGAAAGACTATGTTATTATTGTTGGAGACTTTGGATTACTGTGGAATGGCGATAAAGAGGATCAGTATTGGCTGAAGTGGTTAAACAAGACGAAACCATTTACAACACTCTTTATTGATGGCAATCATGAGAACTTTGATTTGCTTGAGGAGTATCCAGTGAGCCAATGGAATGGTGGGAAAGTACATAAGATTAACAATAGCGTAATTCATTTGATGCGCGGACAGGTGTTTGATATTGAAGGTAAGAAGTTCTTTACGTTTGGTGGAGCTGCGTCACATGACAAAGAGTATCGTAAGGAAGGTAAGTCGTGGTGGAAACGTGAAATGCCATCAGAAGAGGAATACAAAGAAGGATTGAAGAATTTGAAAAAGCATGATTGGAAAGTTGATTACATACTGACTCACACGTGTTCAACCCCAGCATTAGAGTACATTACGCAACGTTGTGGCATTCACATGGATTTGGATGAAATGCATCCTTATTTTTATAATATAGAGAAAAAAGTAGATTATAAACAATGGTATTTTGGGCATTTTCACCATGATTTTGAGCTACCAAATAAACAGAGATTGATGTATACAGATATGATTGAGATTTGATTAAAAGCAAAAGTGAGGAGAGTGGCAACTTGATTAAACATGGGCTTGGTAATTTATACAGTCAACTAAAAGATATGGAATCTAGACTACGTGAATCGGAAAGAAGAATTATTGAATACACCATTGTCAATCAGAATCCTAACAAAGAAGTTTCTGACAAATTGGTTGAAGAGTACAGACATTTGAAAGAAAAATTCGATGCTTGGATGTCTAAGTGTGTCTATGAGGATGAAAGCAGTAGGTAAAACAAATATTTCATAGGAGGTTCATAATGATTGGTTTTCAATTGCCTACATATTATGGTATGAACATTACATATTTTAAAAATAACTCAAACTACTATATGTGTTTTGATGAAGGATACACGTCAGGAAAGACCCAGATATCAAAAGATTTTTACGAATCGGTTTTGAAAGAGTTTGGAGTCAAGCAAGAGTTGGTGTGGGATGAAGGAAAAGAAGATGAGGAAGTCACTGATATAATAAAAGAGTTTGGATAAATCGTACATTTTATCGTATTTAATTAATGAGGTGAAGATTTGGTGAGGCAATGGCTTGATTCAGAAAAAGTAATTGATCAAATACAAGACAGTGGCAATTACATTTCAGTTGAATTGGGAGTTCTAACTGTTAATCCAGCCAAGATTATTGGGTTGTCACGTAAATTAGAGGACGAGGATTTGAAATACTTAAGACAAAAAATCAAAAATGAAGGATGGAGAGATATTGAACCAAGAGGTATAGGGTTAATCCTTATTCCACAAGAGGATAAATTTATTGTTTATTACGGGGGGAATCATAGAGCTATAATTTGTAACGAGCTTAACATAACAGAAATTAAAGCTCATATTACAGCTTACATAGACAAAAGAAAAATGAACTTTAAGGAAAACATCATAATACAAGCACGAAAATCGCAAGTAAGTAAGTTATACAAAAGAATGAGGAAATATAAAGATATTACTAAACGAACTGAAATTGGAATTAAAGTGGGAAGGATTGAGGAAAAGCTAGAAGAATACAAAAGAGAGGTATATCTTCGAATCAAGAATACTGGAGATGTACATCTTACTTAAAAGAAAGAGGTTGGCTGTTATGAAATATAAAAAGGCAACAAAGAGTTTTATCCAAACACGGTATTATTACGAGGTAATAATAAATATTCATGTTGAAAACAGCGATGAAGAAGAAGACATTACTCGTGACCTAATCATTACTTCAGAAGAAAAAATCACAATTGATGATTTACTTCAAGAAGCAGCTAACTCTATTAATGATATGGTTGATGAAAAAAGGGATTTTTATCAGTATAATTTAGTAGAAATTACTGGGTTGACTGTAGTAGGAGCATATGATCGGAATTTATAATACGATCAAATTTTCCTTTCATTAGAATATAGAAAGAAGGATACAGGTGACACACGACTTTGATTCTGAGCGATTCTATACGATAGTTGGAAGGAATATTGAAAAGGCTAGAAAGAGTAAGAACCACACTTTACAATCTCTAGCGGATGAATTGGGAGTTACAAAGAAGACAGTTCATAGATACGAGAATGCAGAGATTAAAGTGAGTATTGATCGTTTAATACAAATGGCTGGTGTACTGAGTACAACAGTGGGGAAGCTCACTGAAGGTATTCTGTTGTATGATGAATCAAAGTAAAATCTTTCTTTTACCATAATGGAGGCAGGAAAATGAAAATCAATAAAAAGTACAAGTATTGGGAACTTTACTACGATATTAATGGCGACACCTCTTCGACATTTGAAAATCGTCAGTGTCTTGGTTCAATTTGGTCGGACGAGTGGAGTGGATTAGAGTTGTTTGAAATGACTGATGAGCAACTCAAAGAGCACCTAATAGATGATATTGAATACTATCATGAAAAAGTAGATAAACGAAAGATTAAATCTGCGATCAAAGAGCTTCGAGAAATCCATAAAGAATTAAAGGTAATGAGCTAATTTGAATAAAAGTTTACTTAGATACAGACTAAATGAACTAATGCAATTTTATATGACAACAAGGAGACTACATCAATGAGCGAACAAGAGTATAAGATTAAACTGCTTACCAGTAATCAATACAGTGAATTTTATTTTTATGCCTCTATCGATGAGCTAGAAGAGTATTTAAATGAAACGTTGGCAATAACTCCAGAACAGTTTTTAGAGTGTTGCACTGTGGGGCAGTCACGACAGTTTTTTGAATGGATTAAAGCGAAATCTAAGCAAAGTAATCAGAAGCAACAAAAAGTAATAAATGAAGAAGAACTAAAAGAACAAGAATAGTAAAGGTTGATTTGATTAAAATAGGGAGGTGATCTTCTGGATGTATTTATTGTTGTAAAAAAGGATTCTTTCGATTATGAAACCAAGTCATATTTGATAAGCGAAATTGACAGTGTTCGTTTAACTGAAGATGCAGCAAGAGAAAGGTTAAAAGAATTGGGTAGTTATCATGATTATATTAAAAGGGTTGTACGATAAGGAGGAAATACATATGGAACAGTTTAAAACGTGGACAGATTTGAAGAGCAAGTTAAACTACAAGTCGAAAAACGAGAAAAAAGAGATAACATTAAAAGCAAAGCTGACAAATGTAATCGCAGACAAGCGCAAAAACGAAGAGATTGAGATTAACGATTTGGCTGATCTTGCGAAAGTGAATGCTGGTGAAATTGCTGAGATGGAAGATAGTAGTTATGTACCAAGTTTTGATTTCTTGATAAAACTAGCAGTAGCTTTAAATGTAGATGTGGCATTCAAATAGTATATATACAAATATAATAATATATGATATTATGTGTTAGAGGACGAAATAATACATAGAGGAGAGATTGAATGAGTCATATCTTTGAAAAGAATAAGTTGTACGATATCTTGGGAAGCCATCTTGTAAAAACACTGAAGGAACATGAAGTGTTCATTGCTGGTGGAACTGTTACAAGTTTGTTTAGTGGGAATCCAATCAATGATATCGATTTGTATTTTCGTAGTGAAGCATCATTAGTTGAACTAGTTGAGAGGATTTATGAAGACAGTAGCGATTGGGTTCATGCATTGACTAAAAAGGCGTTGCTGGTAAAAGTAGATGATAAAGAAGTGCAATTGATTCATTTTAAGTACTTTGAGAATGCTGAACAGATATTTGATAGCTTTGACTTTACGATCTGCATGGGAGCATTTGATTTTAAAACAGAAGAATTTATCCTACATAATGATTTCCTGAAGCATAATGCACAGAGACAGATTAGATTTAATAAAGATACAGCCTTCCCAATTGTATCGTTGTTGAGAGTTCAAAAGTATAAAGATAAGGGATATTACATTTCGAAACCTGAATTCTTACGAATCGCTTTACGCTGTATGGACTTAGAAATTGACAGTATCGAGAAATTAAAAGAGCATTTAGGTGGAATGTACGGGATTAACTACGATAAGCTAATTAGTTTGGATGAAGGAGAAGAATTTAGTATCTCAAAAGTGATTGATAAAATTGCTGATCTGTCATTAAGCGAAGATTATTTCAAAAAACCTGAAAAAATTAGCTTTAATAACGTAGATGATATTATAGACCTAATTGAAAAGGAAACGCCTAAAATCACAAGAATTAACGGTTATACATACAAGCTTTCTGCAAAAGGAGCACTCAAAAAGTTCAGCAAAGAATTAGAAGAAGTCGAAGAATTTGATGGTAAACAATACATAGAATCTCGTAAGTTTTATAAGTTTGTTGATAAACGTGATGATCGTTATTTTAGTCACTGGGACAAGAAATTTGAATATAAAATTGCTCAAATGGCAACTCCAGAAAATAAATATCTGTATTTCAATGAGCGTTCAGAGATAGATGAGTCTAATTATGCGTATCAAGGTGTTTTAATTGAAGTCATTATTCCTTATGAAGACTTTAGCCATAAAGATGACCATAAAATTTTTGCTAAGAAGTGTTTTGTAGTACGGGAAGTACCAAAAGAAGAATATGAGGCATGGATAGACAACAAAGATCCTTTTGAGTAAAAGTTCAATTTTACTGATATACATAACTTACCGCAGAAATAGTATATACTCATTTGATATACTGTTAAATGGGTGATGAATATGTTTGTATCTCCAATGCTTCTAGAGTACTCAAAGGACAATAAACCATTTAACGATGATAATTTTATAACAGAATTAAAGTTAGATGGAATAAGATTGATTGTTAGTAATATTGATCGACCTAGATTGTATACACGACACAATAACGAAATAACGGCAAACTTCCCTGAATTGATTGATTCGTTATCTATTCCTGTTGGTAGTGTGATTGATTGTGAACTGATCGTTTCTGATATCGATGGTAAGCCCAATTTTGCGGCAGTTATGGAGAGATTTAAATCAATTAAAAGTAAACATAAAGTTACTGCATGTGCGTTTGATATCATTAAATATAAAAAGAAAGATATAACTAAGCTGTCTTTGCTCGAACGTAAGGAGTTACTTGATGAATCATTCATTGAAAATACTTACTATACAAAATCCAAGTTTCTTGTTGGTAAAGGTATAGAGTATTTTGATTTGGTTAAACAGCAAGGATTAGAAGGAACCGTTCAAAAATTGATTGACTCTAAATATGAAATAGGTAAAAGGTCTTCCTCATGGAGAAAAATAATTGCTTATGAAATTGAAGAATTCTTTATTGTTGGCTATAGAAAAGAAGATTTTGGATGGCTGCTATCAGATGGAGAGCGTGTCTTAGGGGTAATGGAGCTGGGAGTAGGAAAAGCAGAGAGACAGGCAGGTTATAAGGTTTTTCAACAACTCAAGACCAAAGAGACTCGTGATACGGTATATCTTCAGCCTGCTATTAAATGTATTGTTAAACATAGGGGGTATACCAAAAACAATATGTTGAGACTGCCAGTGTTCGATAAATTCGTAATTTAAAAGGAGGTGATTAGTTGGCTGAACGATTATTGAAATGTCCTGTATGTGGGCAATATGGTCATAAAGCAGATATGGTTAGAGAAACAGATAAGCGGCATTATCATAAGGAATACTGTCATGAGAAATGGAAGCGAGAAAAAGTATTTAAACAAAAAGAACAAGAGGAATTAGATTCACTGACAGACACAATAGTTAAGATACATAAACTGCAAAGCAGACAATCTATGCCTAAATCTTTTTATCCGTTCATTCAAGATTTGAGAAATGATTCTGTGTTGTTTGGTAAGTTAGATAGGAAGTATAAGCAAGGAGTAACGTATAAAGTTATTGGAGATACATATGATTACTGCTCTGAGAAAATAGAATGGGCCAGAGGCAATAAAGAATTCAAAACTATAATGGCTGAGTTGAAATATTGTTTTGCAATAGTAAAAAACAATATTGAGAACTCCATTAGAGCGAATAGACAAACTAAGCGAAATCAAGTGGAGTCTGAGGCATTAAGTAAACATGTAGAATCAATGAGTAATGTCCGTGAGAGGATTAACCAGATCCAAATTAACAAAGTAGCATCAAATGATGAGTCTGACCAGATTGACGTTACAACACTGTTTGACTGAGGAGGGCGATAACATTTCTGACGTAACATCTACAATCGAAGACATTTCAACTGAAACGTTAGTGGTGGGAAGCTTTTATTTAAATCCTGATTTACTTTTAGATTATAGCGAAGTGATTAAATCTAAATATGATTTTAATCAGCCATCGGCTAGGTTTATGTACGATTCATTACTTGATTTATATAGTCAACATGCAGGAACAGAAATAAATGAAGTAAAAATAAACATATATATGAATTCGAATGATGAACGAAAAAAGAAGTATGATTATCTGAAGGGCTACTCATACATAGATAGAATTACAAGAATAGTTGATTTAGATGATTTCCCCGGCTATTATGAGAAGCTTAAAAAGTTTTCTCTGCTTAGAGAATTTGAACGAAAAGGTTTCCCGGTTCAAAAATTAATGGATAGAAAAGATTTCGATAAGATTGGAACCGAAGATATCATAAAAGGAATGGAGTACCAGATCAATACTATTGGTACAGTGATTGGTGGAGTAGAAGACAGTGTTATTTTAGGACATAACATGCCTGAAAAGATTGAAGAATGGAAGTTAACTCCAGACGTAGGAATACCAATTCCATTTGAGATAATCAATTCTCTATTGCGTGGACTTAGGGGTAAGAAATTCAATCTTTTTGGGATGCATAGTGGATGTGGCAAAAGTCGTACTACAAGTAAAATAGCATGTTATCTTGGAATTAAGCTGAAAATCCCTGTGCTGGTACTTGTGAATGAACAGGATGAAAATGAATGGTTGGGTATGCAGATCAGTAGCGTCCTAAACAATCCCGAATTTGGATTCGATATTCAAATGAAAAGAAAAGGTATAGACGGAATTGATGAAACGAAAATTGTAACTGGAACTTTGACTGAGGACGAAGAAGAGATTGTTAAAGAAGCAGCTCGATACATAAAAGAGAACAGTAAGATTTATTTTTTAGAACTCAACAAGTATGACGAAAATACACTTAAGCGACAAATTAAAAGGCACAAATTAAGAAATTGTCAGTTAATTATATATGACACAATGAAAGCGCCCGATCATGATTGGATGACATTTGTTAGGACTGCCGATATGTTGAAGGAAGTTGCAAGCACAGAGGATATCCCAGTATGGTCTACATTCCAATTGACGGATGATAGTTTGTTTAATGATATGTTGACAAGCCAAGCCATTGCTAACGGTAAACATATTAAGCACGTAGCCGATGCACTAATGATGGCTAAACCAATACCTAGAGATCAATACGATAAGTTTGTTATATTCAATCCTAATGACCCGTTTGTTGGAGAATCTACAGCTCAATTAGATATACATACAAACTATTATATGGTTGTTATTGATAAAAACCGTGGTGGCAAAGATAAAGATATTTTATGTTTTGAAGTTGATAAAGGTAAAAATATATGGATTGAGAGAGGCTATCTTGTTCCTTCTGAAAACGAAAAGGAATTAAAGCAGCTCAAAAAAGAAAGTAAGAAGCTTAAAACAGAAAAACAAGTTAAGGATTTGAAAAAGGCACTTAACAAAGAAGAATGACTTGAGAGGTGATTTAAAATTGACGCCCAAACTTTAAAAGAAAACATAATAAAAGACAATAAAGTTGCAGATATTTTAACATCTCTCGGTTGTCATATTAATGATAGGATGTCTAGTTATGGGGAAATAAGATCGACAAGGCCGGGAGGAGATAACCCTTCTAGTCTTCAGGTTTTTACTGATACTTTACTTGTAAATTGCTATACGAACCCCCTGCCCAAACTAGGTAGTGGGCATCCAGACATTATAACACTTGTTCAACATTATAAAGATATCTCCTTTTCAAAGGCCATGTACTATATTTGTGAAGTTTGTGGTTATAGTTATTACGCTGATTATAAATATACAAAAGCAGAAATAGATCCATGTCTTCAGTTTCTAGATTTAATAGAACCAAAGACCGAAGCTTACGATGAAGTTCCGCTAAGAAAAGTAGATGAATCTATTCTAAACTCTTACATATCTATCCCAAATAAACTATTTCTTGATGAAGGAATAAATTGCGATACGCAGAGATTGTTTGAAGTTGGGTATTCTCTAAGGGATAACTGTATAACAATACCGATCAGAGATGAACTGGGGACGCTTGTTGGGGTCAAAGGAAGAACTACGCTTGATTATAAAACACTAAAAACATCTAAATATTGGTTCCCTATACCAACCCCAAAGAGCCAGATCCTATATGGCTTAGATAAGACATACAATCATATAAAAAAGGCTGGTAGAGTAATTGTATGGGAAGCTGAGAAGAGCGTTCAGAAGGCGTGGAGCTATGGTATTAAGCACACTGTGAGTGTAGGTGGACACGAGTTAAGTAAAACGCAGGTGTTGAAGCTTGAGCGTTTAGGCGTAGAGGTTATATTGGCCTTCGATAACAACATAAGTGCTGCTGATATAAAAGAGGAAGCGAGTAAATTTGTTATCAGAGATAACGTTTATTGTATTTTGGCGCATAAAAACAGAAATGTGCTTGAAGAAAAAGATGCTCCCATAGACAAAGGATTGGAATTTTTTATGACATTAATGAATCAAGAAAAATACAAGATACCTATCTGAGTAAAATGTAGGTTTTATCACACACACTACATATAAACTAATATAATCACATTAAATGTTGACAAATAACATATAAACAAATATAATCGTAATATGAAACAAGGGAGATGGTCGCATGTCTATTCTACTTGCTGATCTAATTCTCACAGAGAATTTAGACACGGCAACTCATGTTTTGATTAAATCGAAGATGCACCAAGGATTAAAGGTGACGGAGGGGAAAATTTATGAGTTAGGCAGGTGGGAAGCTAATGCAAGTAGCTTGGGGGAAGCGGAGCTATTCATAATTAACGATGATGGCAGAGAATCAACAACTTTTATGTTATGCTGCAAAAAAGAGTTTTATAAACAAAAATAATCATTTAAAAATTGATACATAGTTGAGGTTGATCATAGACCATCCATAGTTAACAACCTCTCAATTTCTTTATCAAAGTTGGAATTTATCTAGAAAGGAGAAACGACAAAATGAAGTATTATGAGGTAAATAATCGTAAAATTCATCAGGTGAAAGTTAGCCTAATGTATGAAGACTATGTTGGTGCCTTAATTTATGAAGTTGGTGGTAATACAATGGGCAAGTCGATTTTGGAGGCCGCGCTTCAGGCAGTTGAATATGGAAACTTTGTTCCCATTGATCACGAACTTAACAGAGCACACGTAAACATTGTTAATGAATATGGATACATAGAGGAAGTTGTACTGTTTAATGACCAAGACACTTTGACTATTGAGATTCGTGATATTGAGGATATCATCATTGGAGCACAGATCATTTCATACAGAGAGGATGATTAACAATATCACTACAAATAAAAAACGAAACAGTTTTTGTTATATATAGAAATGGTCAGCCCTATCAATGCAAAGGTCGTAAACTGGTGTACACAACCAAGGGAGCAGCAAACGGAGTTATCACATCAGACTCCTATGACGAAGCAAGATACAATTATAAAGGCTTTGACTGGTGGGAACTGGGGCAAGAAGGTCAAGAAAAAATCGTCAAGACGATAAGAGATGAATTTGAGGTAGTCGAGTATACCCCAATAGGAAGATAACTTCTTTGTAAAATTTGAATTTTACCAAGAAAGGTGGTAAGAACGTTGAATATTTTATTTATTGAAGACAGTGAAAAACTCAACATAATCAGACATTCTTTACCAAGCAAATCAATTACATGGACTCCAAGTGTAATTCTAATTGAACATCCAGATAAAGATCGGTACTATGTTTTGAAAAGTAGATATAGAGATACAGAGTTGTTAAATTTGTCAGAAGATTCATTTGAATACTTTAATGAGAGAAGAAGTTGGGATTCTGACAATAGTGACCTTGAACGAAAACATTTGATTTTTGATTCAAAAATGCTGGATGAGAGAGGCAGAGAAGCCCTAAATAGTTTGTAAAAGGAGCAATACATATGGAACAGTATCTGATTGATGAATATGGTGTAATTGAAGACGAAGTATATTTAACCAAAGAAAATGATATCGTAGAGCACTTTAAAGATATCGGTAGAGACTACTTAGATTGTGGACAAGGGTATTACGAGGATGAAGCGTCACTTATTTGTAAAGTAGCAGACAAATTTTATAGTGTTAATATTCATGCAGATATTGTAAGTGCCAAACAAGATGTTGGTGACAGATTGTATTGGGTTGATGAGATTTCAAGCGTCACATACGAAGAAATCGATAAGCCTTTACCAAAAGAAAAGACATTGGTAAATTATGCACTGATGTTGACCGAAGATCAAAAGCGTAGCCTAGAGCACATCATCAATGAATATAAGATTGAACAAATTAGTTAAAATAAATAAGGCAAATATATTAAAAGGGAGAATACATATGAACATTAGACAAGCTAAAGAAGTAGTTCTAGAAATGGAAAAAGCATTGCACAACCTACAAATTATCAGTTGGGATGAAGTTTTTGAGGACATTCCCGAAAGTGAGCAAATTGAAGACGATATTAATAGTGACCTTGGAAAACTTCGAGATGGTATTGAGGATCTAAAACAATTTTTCGAATAAAAATATACTTTTACGAAATGATGTGATGATTTGTTCAAATCAGACGACTTTCAAACTGTATCAAAGCTCGAATGGGAGAACTTCTTAACTTGGCTTGATGAAGTAAATGAGCTGTATCAATGGATTCCCGTAACTATGGGGGATAGAGTGAATATAAAAAACACGGCTAATAAACTTATTGCTTATAAATATTTTCAGCATGATGGTGATTATTTTGCTATTAGATCAGATGAATACAAAAATTGGTCTCAGAAAAACAGCAGATAAAAAGGAGAATAATACATATGACTAAAATTGCAATTGTAAAACATAATGGGAGTCCAACGCCATACGCATTCTACACTGATATTGAATTAAAAAAAGACGATTTAGTTGTTTGTGACACTCAAAAAGGCTATGAGACAGGTAGAGTACTGAGAATTTCGAATTCTCATCAAGGGGTTAAGCCTACAAGATGGATTGTGTCCAAGGTGGACACCAAGAGCCATGTAGAACGAGTGGAGAAAGAAAAACGGATTAGTTATTTAAAGCAGCAAATTGATATGAGAAGAAATGGATTTACAGATGAATATATTAATGAGTTGATTTCTTTGAAAGATAAAGCGATGTATTCTCTGCTTAAAGAGCTTGATGAGATAACAAACAAAAATAATACCAAGAACGAAATTGAACTAAAAGATTCATTTTATTTTAAAAATCAGAATGGATTTGAATATTATGCTACTAAATTAGGAGATAAGTATTCTATTGTACACGTTGATACTTTAAATACCTATGAGATTAATGTAAATACAGTAAACAAATATATCTCTAATGGGGAATGGAGAATAATTAAGTATTATAAAATGGGTATCTTTTGAGGAGAGTGGGAGTAAAAACAAGATTTTATAAAAAGGAGTGATGGGTAACTATGAACAATGAAATGAGTATGACAATAGAAAGTATCTCAGTAATTGATAAGCAGATGAAAAAGATTGATAAAAAGATAAAAGAAGCCAGCAAAGGGTCAGTCGAATATGCTTTCTTGCTTAAAGAACAACTTAGATTGGCTCAAATGGAAATAAACATACTACGTCACAATATGAAAAATGGGTAAAACTACTATTTTATAAGGTGGAATAAAATGAATTTTTATCGTTACAACCAAGAGGAGCAAGGAGAATTTATAAATGAAATTCAGTCTATATTGATGGCGCATGGATATGAAACAGAATGGACAACCACTGAAACCAATGTTAATCACGGAGACTTTATTTTAGGCCTCAGATTCTTAAATGTTATTAAGGATTAATACGTTCAGAGAGGAGGAACATCAATGACAGATGAACACTACAGGTTTGTAATTCAAGATGCGGCAACAAATAAGTATCTCTTACATGTAGATTCGGGTACTGATCATCCATATGAAGATGTTGAAACCACTGATAGAGCAACAGTATGGAACACATTAGAGCATGTCGCTTATGTATTGTGGTGGTACGTAGATATGTACAAAGACTATCAAATTGTAAATTTGGACACGAATGAAATATTTATTAAGGATAAACAACGAGGAATTCCACATGTTGTGCCTGCACGAAAATAGAGAGATAAAAATATCCTGAACTGGAGTGATTGATTTGCAACAAAAAGCAAATATTAGGATCGTCAATAAACAGACAGGAAGAGAAAATAGGTATCTCACTTATAGTTTTATGAAAGCAATTAACAGTAACCTTAAAATTACACTACCTGAAAAATTCAAAATAAGTATTCAATAAAAGGTATTAAGGAGTGATTTAACCATAGCTTGGAAGCAAAAGCAACCTAAAATCCCATTTGAGCCTTATGACAATACATATAGTAAGTTGGCTAAAATCAATGGCATCGAAGATATAGACCAATTTCTAAATCCACTATCTAATGTAATATGTAGCCCATATTTACTCAAAAATATTGATTCATTAGTAACTAGGATTATTTCAGCAATCAGAAAACATGAAACAGTCACGATATCTGGAGATCCAGATTATGATGGCGTAACATCGCTAGTATTACTGTACAAGTATCTAAAAAATTTCACTGACGATGTTCATTATGTATGCAATGAAAGAAGTGAAGGTCACTCGATTAATAATTTGATTGATCAAATTCCTGAGCATACAAAGCTATTTATTGCTGTAGATAGTTCAAGTAATGATACAGAATCAATGAAGATATTAGTAGACAAGGGTATTGAATGCTTAATTATTGATCATCATGCTATTACTAATGACAATCCTTATGCCACCATAGTAAATCCTCAGTTAGCAGACTGCAAATATCCAAATAAAAATGCTTGTGGTGGATTACTTGTGTTCAAGGTTTGCCAGGTAATTGATGATTACATGGATACACATTATGCAAATCAACTATCTGACTTGCCGGGATTTTCATTGATGGCAGACATGATGTCAATGATGGAGTTAGAGAATAGATATTTTGCGAAACTGTCCTTGAAGGGATTACGACATGCTGGATTAAAAGTGTTATTTGCAGCTATGAACTTTGACTTAAATAACCTTTCAGCAACGGACTTTCTTTATGGAGTAAGCCCTGCTGTTACGGCAGCCACGAGAGCAGATAATATTCAATTAGCAATAGACTTCTTGATGTGTGATGAAGACTCGCCAGAAATTAAAGCGATAGTAAAAGAATTGATCAAGTTAAATGAAAAACGTAAAGTTGTTCAAGCTGAAGCATTAGTTAGATTGAAGCCTTTGGTTAACGCAAATGACAAAGTTGTTATTGTTATTGATCATACTCTTGGAAAAGGGATGAATGGACTAGTAGCGCAAGAACTGTCCAGAACATATAGTAGGCCAGCAATTGTACTTGGCAATGGAGACAGTGAAGATACATATGCAGGAAGCTTTCGAGGTTTAGAAGATTTTTCAATGTTAGATATGCTTGGTGATTGCAATAACGTTATTCATACAGGTGGACATGATGGAGCTGGTGGACTTCAATTGTTGAAAAAAGACATTGAAGTATTACGTCAAGAGCTTAACGGAAAGCTTCAGAATTTTGTTGCAGATAATTCATTATATTATGACCTTGAATTTGACATCAATCAGGTAAACGAAAATCTAATCAACTATCTTTCTGAATTCTATCGGATCACAGGCAATAAATTCAAACAGGGTAGATTTCTTATTAAAGGGTTGTTTGTATCAGATAAGAAGTTGATGGGCCAGTCCAACAACACCGTTAAAATTGACTGCGACAAGCTTCAGCTTATGAAGTTTAAGACTGACGTAAATTACTATAAAAGTGTTCCAGTCTTTAGTGAGATTGAAGCAATTGGAACATTAAATATAAATGTATGGAAAGTTTATAGACCAAAATTCAAAGTTACCAAAACGCTCCAACTATTTATAGAAGACTACAGAGAAAATAAGTAAAAAAATACATATATGAACGGAGAAATATACATATGAAATTTTACGGAATCGCAGTAAACACACAAAACAAAAGCGCGGTAATCAACAATCTACCAACTGACTATCTTGGAGCAGTAAAAGAAGCAAAACGTATCGCAATTAAACAAGGATTGAAGTATCAATTTGTTAAGCCTGCCGTGAATGGACAAAAAGAAGGGGCAACGCTCACGAAATTTGCAAAAGTGCGCAAGGCTCTTAAGTCTGTAAAACGGTGATTTTATGAGAATCAAGATCAGCGAACATGCGCGAGTTAGATGTGAGCAGAGCAACATTGGAGTGGGTCGCCTTATTAAAGAGGTGGCTTCACTCCCAAATGTTCAAGGTAAGATTAGATGGATGACTAGATACGGAGTAATTGTTCTAGAACGAGTAAATGATACTTTGATTCTTATTAAAACGTTTATAGCTAAATTCAAGTATAAAGGCAAGCAGTATCATAAAGGATGTAGAACGTTTTAATGCATAAATAAATAGAGGAGCTTAATAGTGACACAACTAACACTATTTAATTATAAACCTCCATACGATGGAGCAAAAGAATATCTTGTTTATTCAGTAAATTGCGAAACCCCCGAAAAAATAAGTGGGTGGATGCAAGGATATTTTCGTTGTGTTAATTGTGGAGCAGGTAATCAATATAGATTTTATGATGAATCTCCACATCAATGTAAATGTCCAAACTGTAACTCAGTATTTCAGGTTGAAGACGATACTGACTACGACGATTAGGTAAGTAAAATACAAGTTTGATGAAAAGTGAGTGTGTAGCCAATTGACTAAAAATAGAAATCTTTTGATTACTATTGAAGAAGTTGTAGAGAAAAAGAATCCATCTCAACCATACATGGCAGGGGATCATGTTGCTCAAACGACATCAATTTACACGGAAATAGATCATAACAATGAAATTGTAAATATGATTGTTGATAATACGGTTATTCATGAGGAAGAAAAAGAAAGATTCGTTAAGGTTAGTAGTGAAGATAAGGATATTTTTAAGCGAATATTGAATAAATATCTCAAAATAAAATAGTGGTTTTACAGAAAGGAGATAGAGTAATAAACGAAAAGAAATGTACTAAATGTAACCAAGAGTATCCTGCCACATTAGAACACTTTTATAAGCAAGGAAAAACTTTGTCTTCGTGGTGTAAGGTTTGTTATAAGACAAAACAGTTGAAGTATTATCACGATAACCGAGAGTCTTATCTTCCAAAAAAAAGAGAATGGAGAAGAAAAAATAAAGATATGGTAAACGAAAGAGCGAAAAAATGGAAAATAGACAATCAAGAACGATGGAAGGAGTATTATTCTGATTGGCAAAAAAGCGAATTAGGAAAAGAATTTTCAAAAGGGTATCATAGTATTCGAAATTCCAACAAGAAGCACACTTTCAATATTATAGAGTGGTCAGAGTGTAAGTCGTTCTTTGAGAATTCTTGTGCTTATTGCGGTTTGCTTGAAAAAGAACATAAACACATGTTTAATCAACAACTCCATAAAGATCATTATGATCCTGAAGGAAGTAATGGAATTGATAATTGTGTTCCAGCATGCCGTGTATGTAACAGTTTTAAGCACGATACTCATGGAGAAGTTTGGTATTGATGATGGTGATTACGAGATTGACGATATCATTGATGACACTAGTATTTCTCCTAAATATTGCCCATTTTGCAACGGGACGGAAGTAAGTGATATTGACTTATTGAGCTTTTTGTTGGATAAATATAATTTGGAAAAAGATAAAGTCACTTCAGAATATTTAAATAAACATAAGGTTGAATGAATATTTAATAAATGCCGCATTTGATTAGAAATTATAAAGGAGAATGTTAAAGTGGCACTTTACCGCAAAAAACCTGTAGAAGTTGAAGCATTTAGATACTGGATTGAAGATAGACCTGATTGGTTTTGTGATAAAGTTTCATCAAATGATATTATTACTCACTCTACTCATTGTGAAATCAACACACTTGAAGGCATTATGCGTGGAGAAGCTGGTGATTATATCATCCAAGGTGTTAATGGAGAAATTTATCCATGTAAACCAGATGTATTTGAGAAAACATACGATTACATAAAAGAAATTTATTAAGCAAGTAAAAGTCAAATTTTATAAAGAAAAAGGGAGAAAATGCTAAGTGGAAAACAAAAACTTATCCATAGAAAATATTAAGGACGCAAAAGAAAAAATATCAGATATTAAAGCTATAGGCGATGGGGATACTTTTTCCTTATTGTGTAAAGCGAGTTCTGAGTCGCAGGGATGGATGAAATCAACAAAGGTGTGTAACCTTCATAACGGGTGTCTTGTTCAAGTATCTACACAACAACGTAATCCAGACGGTAGCTATGCCGTAGCTGAAGCTTTGACATTCGTACCCGATGTAAATATGAAAGTTGTTCAATTCGCAGATAACTCTAAAGTAAATAAACTAGTTCCAAAATATAATTAATTTCATAAAATGCACATTTTAACACGATATGTCACAGAGAGGATTGGTTAATTGAGTATAGAACAAATGGGAAGCATAAAACTTAATCATATTTATCAAATGGATTGTATAGAGGGTTTGAAGTTGATTCCAGACAAAAGTATAGGGTTGGTTGTAATTGACCCTCCTTATAATATCAACAAAGCATCATGGGATAATATAGAAAATTACATAGATTGGATGGGATCGATCTTTAAAGAAATTGAAAGAGTTCTAAAAGATAAAGGAAGCTTATATTTTTTTCATAATGACTTTTTGCAAGTTGTGGATATACAAAATTGGTTAAAAGAAAATACAGAATTCAATTTTAAGCAGATGATAACATGGAACAAAATTAATCCCGATTTCAAGAATTATGGGTACGTACAACAAAGATTAGCTATAAATGGGATGAGAAATTATTATAATGGGTTTACTGAGTACTGCTTCTTTTATACGCTGCAAAAAGAGAATGTTCAAACTCCTTTTTCCAAAATCATTCATGCCGAAATGAAAAAGAAAGGACTAAGGGAGATTGATTTTCGTAAATTAAAGACCTCTAAAAACGGAAATCCGACTGGTTGGTGTTCGAATGTAATGTTGGGAAAAAACATTCCCACAAAGCAGGACTGGCATTTAATCTGTTCTCTAATTGGTGAATATGATTACGAACATTTACTAAAAACGTACGAAAATGATCGCTACCCTTTCAATGTAGCAAATGTAAAGCAGGATTTAAGAGCAAACAGTAACGTTTGGTTATATCCACCCGCTAGAAATCAAGGACATATAACCGCAAAGCCAGTAGAATTAGTTGAAAACATCATATTTCATAGTAGTAATGAAGGAGACGTAGTCTTGGATTGCTTTATGGGTTCTGGCACTACCGCTGTTGCCGCCTTGAAAAATAATAGAAATTTTATTGGATTTGAGACTGAACCTAAATACATAGAAATAGCAAATAAGAGGTTAGAGCCATCTATAATGAACAGGTCACAGAAAGCTGTTAGAAGCGTAAGAGTATGAACATGAATGAATAAAATGTACCTTTGATAAGAAAGGGTGAAAGAATTGTCCGAAGTATATTTGTATAGTGTCAGTAGTGGACTTTGGGATATTGATTACGAAGATTATTACATAGTTTCAGATCAAGAATATTCCGAAGAAGAATTTGAGGAATTATGTAAAACAATCATCAAGAAACACAACAAAGTGAGAAGCCCTGAGGCGTTGAGTATTTTGTTGGCTGAAGAGTATGGTTTCATTGTTCCATCAAAAATAACAGAATTTCATTTGAAGGAATATTCAACCAAGGCGGTCGCAAAAGATGACGAATATAAAGCATTACGAAGAATGGAATATGAATACACTAAAAAGCCAAAAGAATTCATTTTAGTTTCCATTGAAGAACTTTCAAATAAACTTAAAGAAGCAGGAATGGGCGAGTTTCAAGATTTTATGCTTGAGCCAGTGGATGTGGCAGACTTCTATGATTATAATGAACACCAATACTTGAAAACAGATTTTGAAATCAAAACAAACAAGGACATATTCGAATCAAACATATTAGCTTTGAACCTCTTTGGTGGAACAAAAATGTATCCTGTCATTGATGCATATAAGAATAATGAAATATATAAGTTAGCAATCGATTCGGATGTTGGTCATTATCAAGTAAAAAAGAAAGGTGTAATGGTTGAAAGATTACTTTAAGATGCACCTTTTAAATAGAACAAGGATAGGAGTTGTTTACTATAAATTACGGTCAACAAGTATGGGGATCGATTGACATCAATACACCGATTCCCATCACAAGCAGCAACAACGAGTTTACATTCTCAATCGATGAAAAGACTTACACAATAACAATTCCAGTCGGCACATACAAAACAGTCAGAGAACAACACAGTTCTGAGCTTGTTTCTATCTTGAATACTCTAACTAGTGATGAAAATGTACCAGTAAAGTTTAAATTGGGTGGAATGCATTATGATCAAAGATATAATGTCGTTGTAATTGAACACAATGATAAATCTGTGGGTCATGTAATTGATGGTTTTGGCGGTACAGCTAAAGACTTAATCTTTGGTGAAACTAAATTCAACCTATCACCAATAGATTGAAAATAAACAGTTGACTTAGATTATATAAACAAATATAATGATATTATAAATGAAAAAAGAAGGTGATTATCGCATAGATTACATTTACTACTGGTGTGCAACAGAAAACTACTCTTTATTATTCATACTAGATGATAATTTCGCACTGAAAGCGAGGACTCAATTATGAGCCAAGAGACAAATAAGTTACTTGTAAATGTTGCACTGTTAAAAGAGTCATTGGAAAGATTGAATAGAAATCTGGATTTACAAACAGAAGCCAGAATTAGACTGGAGAAGGCTCAAAGAGACAAAATAGACTTTATTAATGAAAGATTGGGACATATCAACATACAGAAGTGGAAGAAATCAAATGACCGTAAGTTTTGAATTAGCCGAACATCTGATTAACTGTTTTTTGGATGACGTTGGCACAGAAAGCGAAAGAAAGCTACACGAAGACAACTACATAAAGAAAAAACTTAAAAAACACTTAGGCGATAAAAATTTTGATAAGTACGATGCATTGAAAGAACATGTATGGAAAGATGCATGGAGAGAATTTGATAAAGTAGCATCAAACAAAAATACATAAAAGAGGACAACTTAATATGAATGATGAATTGAAAAGGTTTATCGTTGAGGGCATGTTGCCACGAGAAGTTGAAGCGTTGACTATTGCTGCTGATTCATTGTATTTAAAGAGAGATAAGGATAGGGAGTATTTAGATGACTGGTGGCTAGTGGTTAGAGCCTTGCTAGGAGAAAGAGTAGAGGAATTTAGAAATTGTCGGATTGTTAATCATTTATATAACTTTTTAAATGATAGGATTGAGATTAAATATTAATAACACCTTGTTATAAGAATAAATATTGTTGATAAAACAGTTCTTTTACACAAATGCAAAGGAGGCAATATAAAATTGAAATTAACTATGAATGATCTTATTCAGAACTTTGAAGAAGCCAATGGAGCTGCATTTGTAGGAGTTAGAATCAAAATGGACGGTTTTGAGGACGAAGAAGTAATTATCAACGGGGAGAAAAACTTTGAAACCAAGCTTGAATACTATAAAAACACTTACGATCAGAATTTAAATCATAAATTCGCCAAAGGCATTAGTATTTCTGGTTTTACCTATGGTTGTAGCTATAGCGACATTCAAAGTGATTTACTTTAAATTAATTGGTGGAGATGATAAATACGCAACAATATAATGATACCGAATTGCATAACATTGGAGAAGGAATTATTTCAGGCAAAAATGAAGACATAACGAAAGAGAACGCAAATCTCAACGGTGAATCATATAGTGGAAAAATGAACAGATTTGGTTCAGAATTTAGCAAACTATATGCCCGGAATGTTGTGTTGCCTGAAAGACTGGCAAAGGCAATAGATGAAGGATATGTTTATGTACATGATTTAGACCACTATGCAATTGGGACACACAACTGTTTGTTCATCCCCTTTGACAAGCTACTCGCAAATGGATTTGAAGTTAGTGATAAAGGTTCTGTAAGATCACCAAATTCAATTATGACTGCAATGGCACAAGCAGCTATTATTTTTCAATGCCAACAAAACAGTCAGTATGGAGGCTGTGGAGCTTCAAAGTTTGACTGGGATTTAGCACCATATGTAACTAAGTCATTCAAAAAGCACTTTAAAAAAGGACAAAAGTACTTTAATGAGTTTTATTCAGAAGTTGAAGATGACCAACTATATATAGACAATGTAGAACTTAGCAAGGTGTTTCCGAAATCTTATACATATGCAACCGAAGAAACTAAAATTGAAACATATCAAGCATCTGAGAGTTTGATTCATAATCTTAATACAATGGCGTCTCGTGCTGGAGGACAAGTGCCGTTTACCAGTGTAACCTTTGGTCTTTGCACATCGACTGAGGGAAGGTTGATCTCAGATTCATTATTAACAGCATCAATCAATGGATTAGGACACTCAGAAACAGCCATATTTCCTCAATTAATTTTTCAGTGTAAAAAAGGAATTAACCAATATGAATCTGATCCTAATTATGACTTATTCATGAAAGCACTTGAATGTTCAAGTAAACGTCTTTTCCCGAATTTCGTTAACGTAGATGCTGATTTCAATCTTCAATATTACGACCCAGATAAACCAGATACAGCAATCGCAACAATGGGTTGCAGAACCCGTGTAATATCAAACCGTTTTGGTGAACCTTCTCAGTCTGGTCGAGGGAATCTATCTTTTAACTCTGTTAACCTTACGAAACTTGGAATTGAGTATGGAATAGTTAATGGTCGTAAAGAAAGAGATATTGATGGATTTATGGACAAGCTAGATGAAGTTCTTGATGTAGCTCTCGAAGGTTTAGTTCATCGTTACAATATTCAATGTGAGCAACCTGCGAAGGCAAGTGACTTTATGATGCAAAATGGTTCTTGGATTGGCGGTGAGAAGCTAAAGCCCAATGATAAAATTGGTGACTTGCTTCGTGTGGGTTCAATTAGTATTGGATTTGTAGGATTAGCTGAATGTCTTAAGGCGCTATTTGGAGTCCATCACGGTGAGAGTCCAAATGCATGGAAAGCAGGATATAGCATCATTTCTTACATCAAGAATTATTGTGATAAGAAATCTGATGAATATGATATGAATATCACATGCTTCGCTACTCCAGCAGAAAGCCTAGCAGGTAAGTTTGCAAAATTACTTCAAGATCAATATGGAAAAATTGAGGGTGTAACGGATAGAGACTATCTAACAAACTCTTTTCATGTGCCAGTCTATTATGAGATTAAAGCATACGAAAAAATTGAGCGCGAAGCTCCTTTCCACAAATTAACTAATGCAGGACACATTTCTTATGTTGAACTTGATGGAAACGCGAGGAACAACCTGCAAGCATTTAAGAGAATTGTTCAATATGCACTAAGTAAAAACATGGGTTATTTCAGCGTCAATCATCCTATAGACAAATGTTTATCTTGTAATTTTGATGGAGTGATAAATAAAGAATGTCCTATTTGTGGAGAGAGTGATGAAGAAAATATCTCACGGATTCGTAGGGTTACAGGATATTTAGTCGGTAATCTGAATCGTTTCAATTCTGCAAAGAGAGCAGAAGAAAAAGATAGACTAAAACATAAGTAAATTGCATGGGTGGGCGGCAGGGCATAGGGAGGTTGAAATGCGAGAAATCGAATGTTAATTGTATATGACTCACTTACAGGCAACGTAGAACGATTTGTAAAGAAACTAGGAATGATAAATATTAAGATCAATGATGGATTACTCGTTGATGAACCTTTCGTTTTAGTTACGTATACAACTGGATTTGGAGAAGTACCCAAAAGAGTTGCAGAGTTTGTTAAAAATAATGAGTATTATATGAAGGGCGTTATATCTAGTGGTAACCGTAACTGGGGACTTAAGTTTGGTAGAGCAGCAGAAATTATATCACATGAATATTGTATTCCTTTGATTCACAAATTTGAACTCTCAGGCAACCAAATGGACATTGAAATTATAAACGAAAGGATAAAAAATATTTGAAATACTTAGAATTGAACAACCTAATCATGAAGAAAAAAGACGGATTTTTTGACCTTGAAAAAGATTTAGAAGCAATCAAAGAGTTTGAAAAAGAAGTCATTAAAAATACAATACATTTTAATAATAACGAAGAACGAATGAAGCATCTAATTGAAAATGACTATTACATAGATTTTTACGAGTTTTATAGCAAGGAAGAAGTAAGTAAGTTGCATGAAATTGCTTATAGCTACAAGTTTAAATTTGCTTCATATATGGCTATTCAAAAGTTTTATAACGATTATGCATTGAAAACGAACGATAAAAACAGTTATCTTGAGGACATCGAACAACACAATTGTGTGGTCGCAATGTATTTGGCACAAGGACATTATGGAGTGGCAGTGAACATTCTAAAAGGATTAATGGAGCAACGAATTCAACCCAGCACTCCTACATATTTGAATGCTGGACGTAGCAGAAGAGGAGAAATGGTGTCTTGTTTTTTGCTTGAGATGGATGATTCTTTAAACTCCATTAACTATGTACTTAATACTTGTATGCAGCTCTCTAAGATAGGTGGAGGTGTTGCAGTAAACCTTTCTAAGTTGCGTGGACGAGGCGAACCAATTAAAGGAGTTGAGGGGGCTGCTAAAGGAATAAGTCCTGTTTTGAAGCTTATGGAAGATGCTTTTTCCTATGCTGATCAAATGGGGCAACGCAAAGGCTCAGGAGCTGGATACTATAATATCTTTGGATGGGATGTTCAAGAATTCTTAGACAGTAAAAAAATTAATGCCGATGAAAAGTCCCGACTTAAGACACTCTCTATCGGTCTCATAGTGCCTCAAAAATTTTATGAACTTGCCGAACAAGATAAACCTTTATATGTATTTGCACCATATTCAGTATACAAAGCTTATGGAATTCATCTTGATGACATGAATATGGACGAGATGTATGAAGAACTGCTGAAGAACGAAGCAGTTAAAAAGAAGCGCCTAGATGCAAGAGATATGATTACTAAAATTGCTGTATCGCAACTTGAATCTGGCTATCCATACATTGTAAATAGAGATAACGCTAATAGTACACATGCTTTAAAAGGAATTGGAAATATTAAGATGTCAAATCTATGTACTGAAATTTTTCAGCTACAAGAAACTTCAGAAATTAACGATTATGGACAAGACGACATAATCCGTAAGGACATTAGCTGCAATTTGGCTTCATTGAACATTGTGAACGTTATGGAATCTAAAAACATCAAGGAATCTGTATTCACAGGAATTTATGCAATCGACTCTGTGTCAAGATTGACCAACATCGGTAATGCTCCCGGTGTGAAATTAGCCAATGATGAGTTGCATTCAATTGGACTTGGAGCAATGAACCTGCATGGGTTTTTAGCGAAAAACCGTATTGCCTATGAAAGTAATGAAGCCATTGAATTCGTTAGAGCGTTTTTTGCTGCTATGAATTTTCACTCTCTTGAAGCAAGTATGGAACTTTCTAAGAAGTATGGCTCATTTAAAGGGTTTGGACTTTCCGAATATGCAAATGGAAATTACTTTACAGTGTACGAAAAAGAAGACTTCAATCCAGTCAGTGATAAGATCAAAAAGCTATTTGAAGGGATTAATCTTCCATCTAAAAAAGATTGGACGAAACTAAAAGCGCAAGTTGCTGAATTTGGTTTGGCTAATGCATACAGACTCACAATTGCTCCAACGCAATCTATAAGCTATGTGCAAAATTCAACTTCAAGTGTTATGCCAATCGTTGAACCAATTGAAACTAGAACTTACGCTAATTCAACAACGTATTATCCTATGCCGTTTTTGGCACGAGACAACTTCTTCTTTTATAAATCAGCATACAATATGGATATGTTCAAGATGATTGATTTGATCTCAGAAATTCAGAGACATATCGATCAAGGTGTATCAACAATCTTGTATGTAAACAGTGATGTGTCCACCAAAGAATTGGGAAGATACTATGTGTATGCTAATAAAAAAGGTCTCAAATCTTTGTACTATACACGTACTAAAAAATTATCCGTAGAAGAATGTACAAGTTGTGCTATTTAAACGAACAGGAGAGTAACTAGATGACATTAAAAGCTGTAAATTGGAACAGAGAAGACGATGGGTTTACTCAGACATTTTGGAAGCAAAATATTGAACAATTTTGGACAGATGATGAGATTCCACTATCCGATGACAAAATGAGCTGGGTTGATTTAATGCCGACTGAACAAGATGTATATAAAAGGGTGTTGGGTGGTTTGACGTTGCTTGATACTCTTCAGGGAGGGGTAGGAATGCCTCAAATTTTAGAGCGAGTCGAAGGACTTCAACGAAAAGCAGTATTTGGTTTTATGGGTATGATGGAGCAAATTCATGCCAAATCATACAGCAGTATCTTTACCACATTGGCTACCACTGAAGAAATTGATGAAATTTTTGAATGGGTTGAACAAAATAAACATCTTCAACAAAAGGCTAAAACCATACAGCAATACTACATCAATATTAGAACCAAAAGAGATTTTTACATGGCACTGGCTGCTTCTGTTCTTTTGGAAAGCTATTTGTTTTACAGTGGATTCTTTTATCCTCTGTATTTGGCTGGACAGGGTAAATTAACAGCCAGTGGTGAGATCATTGATCTTATTTTGCGTGACGAAGCCATACACGGCTTATATACAGGTAAAATTGCTCAAGAAGTGTACGAAACTATGAATAAACGTGAAAAAGAACGTGCAAAAGAAGAAGTCCTTGATTTGGTTGCCGAACTTTATAAAAATGAAGCAGAATATACCGATGAATTGTATACTGTCATTGGTCTTGAAGAAGAAGTAAAGAAGTATGTACGTTATAATGCGAATCGTGCTTTACAGAACTTAGGATTTGATAATTATTTCCCTGAAGAAGACATTAATCCAATTGTACAGAATGGTATTAGTACAAACACCAAGCAACATGACTTCTTTTCGAAAAAAGGGAATGGATATGTCAGAACAACAAATATTGAAAGAATGACAGACGAAGATTTCAAGTTTGATTTTAATAAGTAGAACTAAAACAGGGACATAAGGGAGCAATCAATACATATGACAACTAAAAATAAAGAGCAAGTAAAACAACCATTTTATAATATTGGTGACAAAGTTTACATCAAGCCGCTTAAGGTAAAAGGTGTTGTTAAGGGGCAACTAAATGGTTTTACTGTCGTTACATACTTCATTAAAGATAAAAGACGTACAAATAAGTTCGAAACGCAAATGCTCAGAAAATATAAGGATAAGCAGACTTCTACTAATGATGGATTTATTAAGATTGATTTAAACGGAAACCTTCATCTTAAGAATGTGAAGATTCAAAATTATAACCATGCTAGTGATTTCTTCAAGGTACGTGAGTTCCAAAAAGCGTTTAATTGTCCTGCTCCAGAAGTGCCAACTGTACTGTCAGATAAATTGGCAATCAATCGCGCGTCTTTTATTCTTGAGGAAGTGATTGAGCTGTTGTATGCTACTGCTGGCGATAAAGATAGATTCGATAAGTTTTTTGCTGAATTGATCTTGAACGCCGAAGAAACATATAAAAAACAACTCACTAAGCCTTTTCCTGAAGATCGTCTAATTGGGCAAATTGATGCTTTAATTGATATCAAGTATTTCGCTGAAGGAGGACTTGTTGAGGCTTCTGTTGTTCCGGATAGAATTTTTGATTTAGTACATCAAGCAAACATGTCCAAGATTTTCCCTGATGGTAAGCCACACTATAATGAAGTTGGTAAGGTAATCAAGCCTGAAGGATGGGAAGCTCCAGAACCTAGAATTGAAGAAGAAGTAAAACGACAAATTAAACTGGGCGCAAAACGATTTAACTAGTATAATCTTGGGCGGTGGTAATTCCACTGCCTTTAAAATTGATCAAAAGGAGAATTTAAATATGAACAAAATCGATGTACTAGATAAAGGTTATGTACGATTAGTAGATGTAATGGGTTCGGATCTTACAGTAGCAAATGCCGCACGAGTATCGTATTCAAAAGAGTCGAAAGAGTTAACTGAAAAGGATATCAAGCTAATTAAATTTCTAGCGCGAGAAGACCACACTAGCCCTTTTAGACATGCGTTTCTTCAGTTTGAAGTATATGCGCCTCTTATGGTAGCACGACAATGGTGGAAATATATCGTTGGGTCTGATCATACAATGGACGCTTGGAATGAATCTAGTCGCCGCTACATCACTGAAGAGCCAAACTTTCATGTACCAGCATTTAATGAGTGGCGTTCTAAACCCGAAAACTCAAAACAAGGCAGTGGAGATATTGTTAAATTTGAGCTTGGTGAAGAAGCTACATATCGACTTATTAAAACTATTGAGGATGCAGAAAGCAATTATGAGTGGGCCATTGAAAAAGGGATCTGTGCAGAACAAGCAAGACTGTTTCTCCCAGCGTATGGTATGTATGTGCGTTGGTATTGGTCTACATCACTCCAGGGAGTTTGCCATTTCCTAAACCAGAGACTTGAACATGATGCTCAAAAGGAAATCCAAGAATATGCTAAAGCAGTTATCGAATTGGCTAAAGAAAGATTCCCCGTTAGCATCGATGAATTAAATAAATAAAAATACTCAAAAACATATATACAAATATAATCACATATGATATTATAAGTACAGGTTAAATAAAGCCTGTACTTTTTATTTAGGAGGTGGTTGAAATGAAAAGCATCCACGACAAAGGGAGTGACGATATACGTTTTCCCTCATTGTAAATATAGCCCCAACAATAATTCTGGGGTTAATACTGAAATACGGTAAGTATTGGTTCAGAGAAGATTATGAGCAGATAAATACAAAAATAAACAGAGAATCAATATTTAATTCATTGTGTTTCGCCATTATGGGATTCTCTGCTCTAACCAAACTTTCATCGTTGTTTATTATTCAGCAGCCAGCAACACATTTTCAAACACCAATTATGTACATATACGCAATTATTTTTAGCCCGATAGTGGAAGAATTAATTTGTAGAAAGTATTTATTCACAAAGCTAAATAAGAAATATAACTTTTGGATCGCTTCAATGTTAAGTTCTGTACTATTTGCAATACCACACTGGAATCTCGTAGGTTTCCTTGGTTACGTATTTATTGGTGTGATATGGAGCTACTATTACAAAAAGACAAACAATATTCTAGTTCCGATTTGTAGCCATCTGTTATTTAATTATTTTGTCATATTATTTATGTCGTTGAGAGGATGAGAAAAATGCAATTAAGTCATGAAGCACAAACTCTGTTGGATATCTGTTGGGTTGATGGTGATCCTAGATCAACAACATTTATTATTGGAGAAAAGACTAATTTTAAAGGCACAGAGTTTAAGCCTAACGAAGAAACCTATAATGAATTATTGGAATATCAATCCAGCTCTCCAAGGCCATATAAAATTGAGAAGTTTGGCAAGTTCGTTAATCTAACGGGAAGGAAGGTGAAATAATTTTGTTCAATTCGATTATACATAAATTATTTTGGAGTAAAGCATTTGATGAAGTTAGAGAAGGACATAGAAAGATGTGCTACGAATTGGGTGTAAAAGATGACAGAGATCAAGTAAATAAAAATAATCAATTATATAAAGAATTCTCGAAAAATACATATGTTGACGAATGGCATTTACAATAATAATACATAGGAGATGAATTGAAATGAAAGTAAGCAACAATGTTATTGATAAGTACAAAGAACTTTGTCCACACAGTTATCTCAAGTGCGACTCCATTACAGATGTAGAATTTAAAATTAAGCGAGCAGTTGTACTAGGATGTCAAATCAAGCAAGATGACAATGGAGAAAAATTAATTCAATACTACTATAATTGTTTTGTGGTCAAAGATAATAATGTTATTGATATGTTCAAGAATATGAATGAATACATAGAAGTTCGTGAGAAAGTTAAAAATGCATACAATAAACTTGAGGGGAAACTATTGGTTTGAATCTTCGTAAAAGCCGTCTTTTATCAAGATAATAAATTCATATAACATTGTATTAATAATACTAATAGGAGGATTAGCATAATGAGTAAAGTTATTTTTGGAGCTAATAAAGAAATGGTTGGGATGTATGTAGATCAAGTGTTAGAAAAATATGATGACAGTTTAATGGTTTTGGCTCCACCTTCAGGGACGATTAGCACTTACGCACCATCTAAGAAAGGAAAGAACAAAGGCTATTATCGAGTTAAACTTGAAGTTTGGATTCCCGAAGAGTCGATTAAAGGTGAGGACGCATTGAATGATTTTGGAGCAGCCATTTTAATGAGATTGCCCAAAAATAGAATTGCAGATCATTTGAAATAGTAAAAGTAAACTATATTAGGAGGCGATGCTATGAATGGCTTCTTTAGAAGATTGCTTACAGCACGAAAACTAATTAAAGAACAAAAAGCAGAACTAGAATATGAATTATATTATATCGAAGAAATGATTGAGGTTTACACAGAAGATATCAGAAGTCTAAATGATGGAGTATATAAAAATTATCTTAAGGGTAAACGGGATGGATTTAAAGAAATTCATAAGGATCTTAAAAAGATCGTAAAAATCTAATTTTATCAAAATATATAGGAGGATATAATATATGACACAAATATTGACACGGGAGCAAGTGTTGACGATGGAACCAGCGGAAATCGACCGTCATATTCACACGATATTGTTTAATGGTGAAGATTTAACAGGATTTAAGTATAAACATGTAACCTATACAATACCCGACAGGCGCGTTTTTGTTAAAGAAATTGATACAGGCGTGATATGGAGAGAATGTCTAGCTTATTCCCTAGAGATATCATCTGCATGGGAAGCAGAAAAGAAGATCAAGGAACTGAGATTACAGGCTAAATATTGCATAGCATTAAAACAGATTGTTATTGGTACAGGCGAATATGTAGGAATGTTTGATTATATCCACGCAACACCTGAACAACGTTGCAAAGCTGCGTTATTGGCTGTACTGGACATATAGGAGGAAGTTGAAAATGAACAATAAACATCGTGGCAAGCATATTGAAACAGATGAGTGGATCTACGGCTACTTAATCGGTGACGATGTAATCGTTGGAGATATTGTTGTATGGGATGATCAATATTTCTGTACAGAATATTGGTATAAGGTTGATCCAGATACGGTTGGACGGAACATTGGTAAAATTAGCATCGAAAATGACGAGGAATTATATGAGGGAGATATTCTTGCACCAACTCTGGCTTATAAAGAACATGAAGTAAAAATTATTTGCTACGACAGAAATCAATCAAAATATAAAGCAGTACCATTGAGTATGTATTTGATTAACGCAGGCAATGGTGGGTGGACAGGTTATGATATAGAATGGCTTCCACATAAGATTGGCAACATTCACGACAATCCTGAACTATTGGAGGTATGAAAATGAAATTGTTTAGAGTGGATAATAAATATACTAGTTACGGGTTAAACAGCTACTTACTAATCGCAAAGACAGAGCAAGAAGCCATAGAAATGGCAGGGGCTAAACTTAGGAAATATGCTCTTGATACTAACTTTACTATTAATGAATTGGCCTACAGACAAGTTGGAATACAAATAAATAAAATTTTTGAACATATCGGTCAAGCTAGTTATTTGTCATACTTTACAGCTACATGTCTGACTGAAGATGTTGCCCATAAGCAAACAATAAAAATTTAATGAAGATGTGGAGTAACAGTTAGTAATAGAAGGCTAGTTCGATCAAAAACAAAGAAAGGACAAGAGAATGGGAGTGTTTATGAATGGGACTATTTTTGTGAATACAGAAAAGAGAAGCGTTGTGTCTGGAAGTAACGTAGTATCTTTTCATCCAAAAATGTCGGGTAAAAACATCACAACAATTAATGGAAAATGTTACATAGATGGATATGAGTTAGTTAAGGGTAAATGGAAAAGAACTTTTTGGTCGCTATGGCACAGAATATTCTAATGAAGATGATCAAATACCTGTTTTACTAAAATAAAAATAAAGGAGAAATGTTGAATGACATTAGAAAATAATATTAAAGATGTAATCAGTAAAAAACTTGAGGACGGAACTGTTGAACGTTTAATTAGCGAACAACTTGAAAAAGGAGTCATTAATGCATTAGATAATATGTTCAGACCCTATGGAGATGTAACAAAGGTTATCGAAGAGCAAGTGAAGTCAGTTATGGTTCCATATATCGAATCTTATGATTATTCAAAATACATAATCAAAATGGACAGCGTACTAATAGATGTGTTGGATAGTTCGGCACTCGAAAATAAAAATCTACTTAAAAATTTTAAAACAGTGATTGAATTTGATGAACAAAAAGAAATTAAAGCCTCTGAACTTTATGAAAAATGGATGAAGTATGTGTCTGAAAATGTAGACACAAGCGAGTTAGAAGTAAATACCGATGACGGAGTAAGTTATGAATATGTCGATGTTCATCTTAGTATTGACCGAGATGAAAGTAGAAGTTGGAGTAGTTACGAGTATGCCAATCTAATTTTTGAATGTGAGCAAGATGAAGACATGAATCAATCTATTCGTCTTTACAGATGGAAAGATGAGAAGAATAAAGGTTGGGATATTGAACGACACGAAATAAGAGATATTAAATCACTTAGATATTTAGACGAATTCGAATTGTTGCTTATGAATCTCTCCCAAAACCGCACCAAAATTATTGTTGATACTGACGAGGAAAGCGATGAAGTTAAACCTGAAGCAGAACCAGAGGTAACTTTTAGCTAATACATATTATTATAAAACACTTGTTTTATTTAATCGTCAGTAACCTGCTATAATAAATTAAATTATTTAGGAGGGGCTAAAATGAGGCAAAAGCTTTTAGATGACCTAAGAAGTAAAATTAAAAAAGTTTTTAAAGAGATATCAAAGGAACATCGGATTGACTGCGGCTTAAAAGAGGAAACTTCTAGTCTGGGATATTTAATGTCGTACGACCCTAATACCAACACCATATTTTTTGATCCGACTTTTATTGTTGAAAATTTTTCAACCGCTGGATTCAAAACTGATTTTCCAAATCTGAGCTTAAGAAACTTTGTTGCTATTTTACTTTCCCATGAACTTGGACATTACGAAGACTATAAGGAAAATCCTCATCTTTTTAATGCAAATTCCTCAGAGGGGTTAAAAAGGGAGCTTAATGCATGGGAGAAGGGTCGTAAATATCTGTCTGATGAACTTGAAAAGGACTACTCAAAGCTCAAAGATATTTCGTTAAATCACTATCAAAGAGATGAGAAATTATAAAGGAGGAGAAAGAAAATCAGACGATTAGTAATCAGCGATATTCATGGATGCTACGAAGAATTTAATAAATTATTAAAGAAAGCCAAATATGAACCTGAGCAGGATAAACTTATCCTGCTTGGCGACTATGTTGATCGAGGACAGAAGAGTAAGCAGACAGTCGAACAAGTAATGCAGCTTCATAATGAGTGGGGGATTGTCGCTCTCCAAGGTAATCATGATGATATGTTTGTGTCTGCCATAAACAATGACAACGAAGAATTAGACGCTCAATGGTTGAATAATGGTGGTTTTCAAACTGTAGAAAGTTATTGTGGAATTAGTTTTTTTGAAGAAGGATTCGATTGGGAGCAATACATAAAAGCAAAAGAGTTCATTAGAAAGCATTATCAACACCACATTGATTTTCTAGGTCAATTACCTTTGTACTACGAAGACAGGTTACATATCTATGTTCATGCCGGTATTAATCCATTTTATGAAGACTGGCGAAATCAACCTGCGAGTGACTTCATTTGGATTAGAGATATATTCTTTAACAATAAGACTGGATTAGACAAGACGGTTGTTTTTGGTCATACACCTTGTATTCATCTACACGATAGGGAAGATATTTGGTTTGATCCAAAAGGTGATAAGATTGGAATCGATGGAGCCTGCTCTTATGGACTACAAATGAACTTGCTTGAAATTACTGAAGAAGGAACATACATAGAACATTGTGTACGTAGAGGCGAAATAGCATGATTAACAAGACTCTAAATTATAAAAGAGATCCTAGCTTGAACAATGAAGAGATGATTAAAGAGGCAAAACTAACTAATAATAAAGAACTTAGGGATAAGATTATAAATAATAATATTCCCTTTGTTAAAAGCCTAGCTGACCGCTGGTATAAACGAGGAGTCCCAGAAGAGTTTGATGATCTAGTCGGTATGGGAATGGTAGCGCTAATGAAGGCTTACAATACATATGATACAAGCAAGAGTATTAAATTTACTTCATATCTTGGAAAAGTGGTGTGGAAAGAATTTATGGCACATTCCAGATATAAAAGTATGAAATGTCGTAGCAAGTACTCCAGTATTAGTTTCAATGAAACCCTTCATAAATCAAAAGGCACAGATGAAGAAAAACTGCTTGCTGAAGTTATTCCTAATGACAGTCACCTAGATTATCTGAGAGTCGAGGATAAAATGTTCAATAAACATTTAGTTGAACAAATGGATACATTGTTGGCGAAGAAGGAGAGAATCGTTGCTGACAAATACTTTTTTGAAGGGAAAAACATATCGGAAATAGGAATCGAACTTGGTGTGTCGCGACAGGCAGCGCATCAAGCTTTTCAAAGAACAATAAAACGACTAAAACCAATCTATACATAAGAGTAAAACTCATATTTTATAAGGGAAGAGGTATTTAGATGAGTCTTCAGAAAGAAGTTCATTATTATGATTATGGTAACAAGAAATATAAAATCATCCACAAGAATAAAACAACATATTGGGAAAGAGCTGGAGCTATTGTTGAGTTTAACGTAAATATAAAAATGAAAGTTTTTTGGATATTCTACAGAACAGTATTTAATAAGGATTACCTTTTTCCAAATTTATCTGACAATAGGGTCGAACTTGCCAAATCTGAGTATTTTTACGGAGGACGTAGAGATGAAAATAACGCTCAATTCACTAACTGACAGTTACAACTCATATTCAACAGAAACAATTGATTTTGAATCTTACAGTGATTCTTCGGAAGTGAAAATAAGGTTGGGAGACAGAGTGGTTGGTCTTGATAAGCAAGAACTATTAAAGTCAATTGAAGCACTATGTAAGTAAAAGATGCATTTTACGAAGATTGGAGAGAGAAACATGGAAGGTAGTGTATTGGGCGACTTGTTTGATGAATTAGATAAAAAACTGTGTATATTAGCAGCAACGGATTCTGCTATAGAATATTCTCCACACATGAAGGAAGCGTTTGGAGATACTATTAGAGTATTAAATGAGATTAAAATGTATCTAGGCGGCAATTCTAAAAAAGTTGAAAGTTATTTTGAACCACAATAAAAGGCGACTTTGATCAAGAAAGGGTGTAGGTAAAGTGTTAGACAGGAAACATAACGAAGATTGGTATGAGATCGAAGATTGGTATGAGAAGAGCAAATCTATGCCTATGCCGAAGAAAGGCTTCTTATTAACTTTTAATTTAATCAATGGTAATTCAATTAGAGTAAAAACGTTTGATAAGGATGTTTTTGAGATAATAACTCATCAGTTGAGTAGTTCTTCTAAATATCATTTCCCAAAAACAGATATCAATGAAGAATTAATAATTTATGTTGATCACGTATTGTGGGCAGACATAGCGGAGATTGAAGCTAACTAAAGTAAGTGGAGAACTAATAGGGGTGAGTAAGCATAGAACTAAATAAGTACATGGAGATCATGAACAACAAAAAAGACTCAAAACAAATAACAGATGAACAATATGCAAAATACATAAGCAAGTTATGGCAATGGCAAATAAATAGCGGTACAGAATATTATCAATCGGAGGATGATCATTTTTGATGGTCTATAATACATATGAAATTTTTAAATCAAGATGATATTTTTCAAATTTTAAAAAAGTCTCTCAAAAAACACTATGGCTATTTCACTAGTGAACCCATAATAGAAATCGATGTCGATGTAATGGCAAGTAATTACGATTTTATTATAAGAAGGTTGGATATTAGTGGAAGGATTCTTTCTTTTAAGTACAAAGAAGAAATATTAAAACGGAGACTTACACTGAATGAGATTAAAGGAATGTTGGAATTAGAACTTGGTGGAAAAGTAGACGTAGCTGCATACATAAATGAGATCGAACAAATTGAAGAAAATGTGAATAGTTATAACAACAACATTGTTTTAGTGGCTACTGTTATTCAAGAGGTGCCTGAACTAGACAAGGAATCTATTATGTGTTTGATTGATATGGCTATTGCTATGAATGATAAAGAATGGTTTATTGAGTTATCAAATACATATAAACAATTACGGTAAAACATGAATTTGATCAGGAGATATAAATGAACATATATGAATCAATATTGTATTTTATATTGGCAATGATCCTTGGGGTAATAACTGCACTTTTTATAAATTTCAAGCAAGGGAGATGAGGTCTATGGGGATAGTTGATCAAATGCAAAATATTCTAAAGCTTCTCGAAGTAGCACAAGACGATTTACAAGCATGGGTAGGACTTACAGAGGAAGAAGATTTAATTTTTAACATTGGAGAAGAGGGAGTTGAAGAGACTAAGTCGCTAATTGCCGAGATACACACTGCTCTACATGAAGTTGGGGCGTAAAATCAAAATACAAGGAGGCTACAAATCGGACTTTAAAGAGGGGCAATGGATGTTTAACTTATATGAAGACGGAGTTTGGGGTACTTTTAATTGTTTTAATACAAAAGAAGAAGCCATTAAGAATGGAGAGAGTTATTATTATGACCCAGATGAGAATACTGTATTTTATGTTGGTCAAATATCTACCATTGTTTCGAGTGTTGGAGTTAATGTGGATATGATTTTAGAAGATATTGGTGAGCAAGTTAATGACGAAATAGGAGAGGCCGCAGATGGTTATTTATATGACGTGGTTCAAGGACACTCTGAGATTCTTGAGCAGCGATTGAACGAAGTAATCTTAAGATGGATGGAGGAATTCAATTATACACCATCGTTTTTTAGAATCGAAAACACAGAAAGAATTGAGATTGAACTAAACAGGAGAGAGAGTCAAAAAACTCAATAGTTATAAGGGTTTTATGAATCAATAATCTACGTAAAATCCTGATTTTATACATTGCTCAATACTACTCTTATAGGATCAAAATATTATATAAATAAATATAATCATATATATACAAAATGATAAAGCCGTGATATAATCATCTTATAGAATGTATTACATTGTACGACACTGTTGAGATACTGTCATACTTTGATACTCATTGTATTTGGAGGTAATATCATGGCTTTAACTGTAGTGAAAAATTTAAGTGTGATTGATCTCGGATTTAGCTACACCAAGGGGAAAACAGGCAATACAATGTATCTTCAGCCTTCTATCTCTGGCGATGTTCAACCAATGTTTGAAGAAAACATCAAGCCAAATGATTTTTTCTATAATGATGAATTATTTGTGGGAAATGTTGCCTTAAGGCATAGTGAGATTAAATATTTTACACTTAAAAATAATAAGAGTGAAGCGATGACTTCGGACGTTTTACTGAAAACTGGATTAGGATATCTAAATAAAAATAATCCATTTAATATGGTAACTGGACTACCTGTATTATTCTATTTCAATCAAAAAAGTGATATGGAAAAGATGCTGGATAGAATAAATACAGAGGATACTTATAGTCTTAAGAAAGGTAGGGGGAATTATTCAGAAATTAAACTTCATATAAATAAATATAAACTTGTTCCACAGGGATATGGAATAGCAATGGACTATCTGTTAGACAATAAAGGAAAGATTCAAAAAGTACATATTGCAAATAAAAAGGTATTGGTAATTGACTTAGGATTTTACACTTTAAACCTTTTAGGATTAGATAAACTAGAAATCATGAAAGAGTCAACAAGCTTATTGCTGGGAGTCGAAAAGGCATATCAGCTATTGCGTAAGTATCTGATGAATACTATTGGTAAGGCTCCAGCTATTTATGAACTAGACAAGTATGTGATAAGCGGTATATATGAAGGACGAAATATAAAACCGTTAATAGCAAAAGCGTTTAAATCATTAGCAATCCAAATTCAAAATGAGATTGATGGACTAAATATAGATTTTGATTATTATCTAATTGGTGGAGGTGCAGCACATCAGGTTTTTAACATGCTTAATTTCAAGAATAAAATACTTTTCGATCAGCTTGCACAAATAAGAGGATATGAAAAAATTGGGGTTAGAGCATGGGGAAGAAATTAGTTAGCGCAAGACTCAGAAACGGAAAGGACGATGACCTCAAAAAAAGCGCTAAGTAAACTTCCTGTATATTATGACGAGAGCGACATCGTTAGAGAAGCTTTAAGACAATTCTTATTTGGGCACAAAGGTAGAAAACCTGAAATTTTAGGGAGCAAAGTTGCAATTGATGATGAACTCGTTGTGAATAAAGAAGAATTAGAAGAAGTTGATTTTATATCGCAATCAGATCTTGATAAAAGCTTAGATGATTTTATAGGGACTTGAGTAGGCTTCGGCCTACAATACATAAAATGAGGGAAGTTACAAGGATTAAAAGCAAAATCAAACTGAATATCTGAGGTTCTAAGTGAATAAGTGTTATGTTAATGGCATTAAATATTTGATAAAACATATCAGCATGTTGTAGACCATATTAGGCATATACTGTCACAACGAGAGGTGATTACTGTGGATGGAAACTCCAGAAGGATTACTGTTAATGAATCAAGAATTAATGTTGTCTTTAAAAGTCAAGAGGCTTATGAAACAATATCTGAGCAAAACGAAGAAGTCCCATTAACCAGTAATCATTATGAATCCGCAGCAGACATATTTAAGGATCTAGATGAAATGATTGGACTTGAAAAGGTAAAAGATCTTGTGTATGAGATTTATGCATTGATACAGGTGCAAAAACTTAGAAGTGAAGAAGGTTTGAAAAATAGTAGTCAGGTATACCATATGATATTCAAAGGGAATCCCGGTACAGGGAAGACGACAGTGGCAAGAATAGCTTCTAAATTGCTAAACAGAATGGGTATCCTTAGTAAAGGTCATCTGATTGAGGTGGAACGAGCAGACTTAGTTGGAGAATACATCGGTCACACCGCACAAAAAACACGTGATCTTGTTAAGAAAGCTATGGGAGGAATCCTTTTTATTGATGAAGCCTACAGTTTGGCTAGGGGAGGTGATAAAGATTTTGGAAAGGAAGCAATAGACTGTCTTGTAAAAGTCATGGAGGATAGAAGTGATGATTTAATAATTATCCTTGCAGGCTATCCAGATGAGATGGGGATGTTCCTTAGAACAAATACTGGTCTTCCATCCCGGTTTCCAATACAAATAGATTTTCAGGATTACACAACAGACGAGTTAATGTTAATTGCAGTAAAGATGGCATATGAAAAAGACTACAACATTACCTCTGATGCACTGATAAAGCTAAGAGAAATAATTCAGATTGAGAAAGACTCAAGAAGTAATTTTAGTAATGCACGCTATGTTCGTAACGTGATTGAAAAAGCAATTCGGCACCAAGCTGTCAGAATAATGAGTAGACGTGTAAAAATCTCTAAGCAAAATTTAATGGATATTTTGCCACGAGATATATCAAATTCAAATATTGAAATGAATAAAAGAGAGTCTGTCATAATGCCATAAATTAAATTGTATTTGTCCATAAAGAACAATCATACCTATTCAACTTAGCAGAAATCCATTGATTGTTCTTTATGAAGCCTTATAAATATTAAAGGAGGTGAGAGATGCAAAGTGTTCATATAGGATTTAATTAAAATCAATATTTTATAGGAAGGGGTGTGTTGATTAATTTGTGTGATAAATGTAATTCGATATTACTCCACAATCACGTTGATAGGGGGTCAAACCTAAAACTTCGTGATACAACTAATCGGGTAGAAGAACTGATAAAAACAACCTATGACATGGGACATAAGGGAGTGGCTATCACAGATCATGAATCCATCTCAGCACATGTTAAGGCAATCCAGACAACAGAAAAACTGAAACAAGAAGGCAAAATACATAAAGACTTTAAACTAATATTGGGCAATGAAATCTATCTTGTCGAGAGTCTTGAAGAAGTAAGAGATAATTATAAGTCTGGAGTTACTAAGTTTCCACACTTTTTATTGTTGGCTAAAGATGCAATTGGTCATGAACAGCTTCGCTATATGAGTTCAAAGGCTTGGAACGATTCATTTTTCACAGGCCCAATGCTAAGAACACCGACAGAACGTAGCTTTTTACGATCAGTTGTAAAAGAAAATCCGGGGCATTTGATTGCTTCATCTGCATGTTTAGGTTCACTTCATTGTATATATCTGTTGGAGATGAAATCACATCTAGAAAATAACAATAGAGAAGAAGCAAAAAAGAGCTATAAAAAGGTATGTGATTTTACAAATTGGTGTATCGATGTTTTTGGTAAAGAGGATTTCTATTTAGAACTGCAACCTGCCTATAGCGAGGAACAAATTTATTGTAACAAGCAGTTGCTTCTATTGGCTGATAAGTTTGGTCTTAAATACATAGTAACAACAGATAGTCATTATCTTCGTCCAGAAGATCGTATTGTACATAAGGCTTTCCTAAATGCAAAAGAAGGAGAACGGGAAGTTGATTCATTTTATGAGGCAACCTTTGTACAAAATCACGAGGAGATAAATGATCGCTTAAGTTACCTAAGTCACGATGTGATAATGAAAGCATTAAACAATACAATAGAAGTCGGTAACAAGATTAAAGATTATACTATTTTAAAACCAACGATTATCCCTAAAATCGATCTTCCAAACTTCGAAATTAGTGGATTATTTCGTTCAATTTATTCTCAGTATGAATTTATAGATAAAATGGCTCACTCGAATAATAGCCAAGATAGATACATAGTAAAATTAATAGAAGACGGATTTAGAGAGTATCTTCCATACAACACCTACTCGAAAGAAAAATTGCATAAAGTAGCCGCTAGAATTAACACTGAATTGGGCGAACTATGGAAGATATCTGAGAAAATGAATCAATCAGTAGCAAGTTACTACATTACAGTTCGAGAAATTGTAAATGTTATTTGGGATGATGAGTGTGGGAATAGTTTGGTTGGCCCATCTCGTGGTTCTTCTGCTGGGTACTTAATTTGCTTCCTCTTGGGAATTACTCAGGTTAATCCTTTAGAGTATGGTATCGAAATGCCACATTGGAGACACTTAACAGCAGAGAGACCAGAATTCCCAGATATTGATATCGATACTGAAGCAGCAAAACGGAATCAGATCTTCAAACAACTAAAGAAATACTTTGGTGAAAACCAAGTTCTACAGGTTTGCACATTTGGTACAGAAGCATCAAAATCTGCTGTACAAACAGCAGCTAGAGGGCTAGGGATCGATAATGATACGGCTATGTATGTGTCTGGACTAATTCCTTTCGAAAGAGGCAGCAGTTGGACGTTAACAGATTGTGTTAATGGAAATGAAGAAAAAGAACGTAAGCCAGTTAAAGAGTTTGTTACTGAAATAAATAAATTTGATAATTGGCTCAATGTGGCAATGAAAATTGAGGGACTAGTAAACAAAAGAAGTATTCATGCTAGTGGTGTAATAGTTTTCAATGAAGAATATTATAAAACTAATGCCATGATGACCGCTCCTAATGGTACTCATGTAACGCAACTTAGCCTAGAAGATTGTGAAGCCGTATCAAATATGAAATTCGACTTGTTAACAATCGAGGGTTTGGATAAGATTCGTGTGGCATTGGATTTTCTAATTAAAGAAAATCTAATGGAGTGGCAAGGATCAATTCGAAAAACTTATAACAAATATTTGCATCCCAATATTATCGACATAAAGAGTCAAGAAATATATGACCTAATTGGTTCGGATAGTATAACTGATCTTTTTCAGTTTTCCACAGAAATAGGAATACAAACCGTAAAAAGAACTAAACCATCTAATCTAATCGAACTAGCTGCTGCAAACTCACTTATGCGTCTTATGGGTGACCATAACAGCGAAACACCAATTGATAGCTTTATCAGATTTAAAAAGGATATTAATGAATGGTACAAGGAATTGCACGAGAATTTTTTAAATGAAGAAGAAATAGAGACTATGAAGAAGCATTTACTTGCATTGAATGGAGTAGCAGACACACAAGAGTCTATAATGCTTCTTTCAATGGACAAAAAAGTGGCAGGATTTACAATCCAAGAAGCAAATAAGCTCAGGAAAATTATTGCAAAGAAAAAAGCAAATGAAATCGAAGACATAAAGAATAAATTTTATAAGAAAGGATTGGAGTTAAAGAATAGAAAAGAGATCCTAGATTATGTCTGGAATAAACAAATAGTTAGACAGTTAGGATATTCATTCTCTGTGTTACATACCTTGGCTTATTCAATTATCGCGTTACAGGAAGCTAACTTGAATAATATTTACGATCCTATTTATTGGAGAACAGCATGTTTAACAGTAAACTCTGCTTCCATTCACGATGAAAATGAAGATACTAAAACACAATCCACAAACTACGGAAAAATTGCTTCTGCAATTGGGAACATGCAAAGTCGTGGTGTTAAAATAGGTCTTCCAGATATAAGCAAAGCCGATTATGGATTTTTTCCCGATACAGAGCTTAATCAAATTGTTTTTGGACTAAAAGGAATCAATGGCATTGGTGATGATGTTGTTCAGAACATTATTAAACATAGACCATATAAATCTTTTGATGATTTTATCGAGAGGATGTTTAATACCTCAATCATCAAAAAGTCCCAAGTAATTCAGTTGATTAAAGCTGGTTGCTTTGAATCTTTTGGTGATCGTTTAGAAATTATGAAGCAATTTATACATAAGATTTTTACACCTAAACAAAAAGTTACTATGCAGAACTTTAATGCTCTTATTGAAAATAATCTGATTCCAGAAGATATGTCCCAATATAAAAGACTGTTCAACTTTAGAAAGTACATTATCAAAAATGTCTATGGTAAAGAAGGTAAAGAGAAGTTTTACTTGCTCGATAAAATTTCCACTCCTTTTTATTATGAGCACTTTTCAGGAGAAGCTATAAAAGATTATCACAATAATTTCCCAATCATAGCAGAACGAACATTCAAAAAAGAATACGATAAAAAGATAGAAGGAATAAAGAGTTGGCTAACTGAAGATAGTACTCTGTCTCTTTTTAATTCAAAACTATATCAAAACGAATGGAATAGTTTAGCTTCAGGTACATTGAGTAAATGGGAAATGGACTCTTTATCTTTTTACTACACAGAACACGAACTTAAAAACATTGATACAGCCAAATACGGAATTGTAAATTTCTTTGAGCTGCCTGAAGATCCAGTGGTGGTAGAAATGATGAAATTTAGGAATGGTTCAACTAGACCCAAATTTAAGTTGGACTTCATTACTGGGACTGTTTTAGATAAAGACAAAAATAAGAATACTGTAACGATTCTTACGACTACTGGAGTAGTTACCGCGAAATATTACGATGGTGCTTTTGCACATTACAACAAACAAATATCAAAACCGAAACAAGATGGAACTAAAGAAATTATTGAAAGATCATGGTTTACGCGTGGTAACAAATTGATTCTGTTTGGATATCGCAGAGGCTCACAGTTTAGACCATACAACTATAAAGACTCAAGAGTTAAACATACCACTATGTTTATAGATGAAATTAGAGAAGATGGCACAGTTAAAGTAACTACTGAGCGAAAAAGTTAAAGGAGAATAACTTTATGGACAAGTTGAGCAAATACAAGATTGAAAGTATTTTGAATCGGAAGCTTAGCGAGAAAGAGTACAAAGAGATTGTATCAATCGTCCTGAACAAGCTTCTAGATGAACAATAATGGCAAATAACTTTGATAGATTTGAAACTCCATATCATGAATATAGATTTCCTGACGCACAAGATAAGGAGGTGAACAGATTTTCAATTTGTGCGGGGTGTAATGAAGACATCTTAGTTGGAGAGGAAATATTGATCTTATTCGAGGGTCTGAACGTTCACGACGACTATGACTGTTTAAAGAAAGCGAATGGAGCAAAAATAATTATTGCAGGAGAGGAATGGTAGTTTGAATTTAGTTGGTCATAATATTGAATTGATTAAAGAGTTGAAGACACATACATTAAAAAGACTTGAGATGTACAATAAGTATGGATTTATAAAGGAAGAGAAGTATGAGGAACTAGTGAAATTAGAAACAGATTATTTGGATGATCGTTTGAAGATGATGGAGAGCTTCCTATGAGTAAGAATGAGGGAAAGCTTTTTGAGGGTGACTTTCAAGCGTCTGCTGAATCAACTCAGAAGATATTTTTTACCAGAATTAAAGATACTTTTATTCCAGCGGAATTAAGAAACAGAATTAGGGTTACGAAAAATGATTATGACTGCATGATGTTTTCTGAGAAATATCTTTTTACTTTAGAGCTTAAATCCACAAAACAAAAATCGGTTAGTTTTGATGAGAGTGTAATTAAACAGCATCAGATTGACAAATTAAAAGAGGCTAGTGAGTACGACAATGTTATTAGTGGTTTTATTATAAATTTTAGAGAACCAGACAATAGAGTTTTCTTTATACATATCAAGGATTTTGTTAAGTACCAATTTACTGCTCAAAATCAGCTTAGCCATACATATAAGAACAGAGTGAATAAAAGCAGCATACCTATAGGCATATGTGAAGAGATAGGGATAGAACTTAATGGATTTAAAAAAAGAAGCAAGTGGCATTACCACTTAAATGATTTTGTTAAAAATGCAATAAATACATATGGTTGCAGCAAATAATTTCATGATAAAAGTAGTATTTTACAGACTGTAGACAACTATTTAAATACCTTCTTTCAATACCAATAGAGAGGGGGGAGTAGATTGAAAAGAAGTAAGATAGATAGTTTTGAAGTAGTAGTCCACGCTGTTAACGAAGAAGATGCCAAACCGATAGAAGAAATAAAGAACGAATTTTCATTGTGGCTGGAAAATACCATGAAAAAGTATTCTCATTTAGTACCAAAAGATATATAATTAATACATAAAAATAATCATATAATAGATAATAGGAGGAACTTTATGCTCAGGACTTTAACTGGTTCAGAAAAATTCACCAAAACTGAGCTTGAAGCCTTGGTCACAAAGATCAAGGCTCTTATTTATGCTCGTGTTTCAACTGACGGACAAGTTGACAACTATTCAATAGAGTCTCAGATCGAGAGATGTATGGATTTAGCCAAGCAAAAAGGTATTACCGAAGATGAAGTAGTGGTTCTAGTTGAAGATGGTGAAAGTGGAGACAATCCTAATCGTCCAATGATTAATTACGCTTTATTTTTGCTTGAATATGGGATTGGAGACCACGTGATTTTTTTACATCCCAATAGAATGAGTCGTTTCCTGCATTTACAAACCCAACTGTCTAATCGTATATGGGGTATGGGAAAAGACTTCTGGTTTGTGGAGTTCGAATTTGATAAATCGAGTCCCGAATCAATGTTGAACTTTAACATTCAAGGTAGTATTGCTGAATATAATAAAGCAAAAATTTTAGCAGATACCAAACGTGGAAGAATTACTAAAGTCAAAAATGGACTTATACCGGGATTAAATAGAATTTATGGGTATACTTACGATACAGAACTAGACACACTTGTTGAGAATCCAGAAGAAAAAGAAATTTATTTAAAAATGGTTGATAAGCTCCTACATAATGATTATAGCTGTTCTAGGATTGCTGAGGAATTATCTCTACATAACGTAGCAGCCCCTAAAAAAGATAGATGGTATCAAGTTACGATTAGTAGAATATTTAAAAATGAAACGTATACAGGAAACTATTATTTTGGCAAATCTAAAGTAATTCGTAATGCCGATGGAACAAAGAAGCAAGTTCCACAACCAAGGGAAGAATGGAGACGTATACCTGTACCTGCATACATTACAATGGAGACATATCATAAAATTCAAAAGAGACTTGATGAACTAAACAAAAACAAATCTGGTAGACCAACAGAAGATTATCTTTTGCAAGGTATTTGTCGATGTGGAAGATGTGGCGCGGCAGTATCGTCGGGTGTGACTACGAAGACTAAAAGTGGGCTGCTGAAATATTACGTTTGTCAACATAAAACGAAAAAATCATGGGAAGTTGGAACAGGAGAGTCCAATCCGATCTGTGAGGGACGTAATTGGAGAGTTGATTACGTAGATAAGATTGTTTGGGAGTACATTAAAAATATTATATCTGAACCAACAGAATTTTTTGAACGTATAATTAAACAGCAATCAGAAAACTCAAACACTGATGAATTGCTTAAACAAAAAAAGAAATTAGAAAAGTCCCTACAGGAAAAAGAAGCGTCTCGCGAACGTTATACAGAGATGTATGCGGCTGGAATAATCAAATCAATGAAGGATTTAGAGGACAAGGTATCAGCGGTGGATTTGCAGGTACAAGACATAAAAGAGGAATTACAAGTAATAGAAAAAAGCTTATCAACTGTGTTTAATAAGCAAAACCATATTGAAATGGTACAAAAATCACTACGATCTTTTAAATATTTGCTCGATAATGACCATATAGATATGGAGACCAAGAGAAAAGTGACGCGACTGTTTGTGAAAAAAGTTATACTTACTGAAGACAATAAAATAAATGTTTATTTACATCTGGGCTTTGTTGATTATGAGAAGAAAGAATCCGATAATAAACATATAAATGCAAACAGTCGCCAAGTCCATGGAAGATCAAAAAAATCAATTTATTTTGATTCTCGCTGGATACTCGGGGGAAATGGACTTTTTTTTACGAACGAATCCTGGTCTTCCTTCTCGCTTTCCAATCCAGTTGGATTTTCCTGATTATACTGTGGATCAGCTCATCCAAATTTCCGAGATGATGGCCAAGGAGCGGGATTATATTCTCATGCCTCAGTCCATAATTAAAATGAAGGAGCATTTGCTAAACGAGCGTAATGACAGTCTTCATGCATTTAGTAATGCACGCTATGTTCGTAATGTGATTGAAAAAGCGATTCGGCACCAAGCTGTCAGGTTGCTTAATCAGTACAGGAGCGGGCAACCCGGCAAACAGGAATTGATGACGCTGCGTCCAGAGGATTTGAAAATGGATAAAAGATAGGCGATAATAGGAATCTGAATCACATCGAATGCTATGACATCGAACGGGGGCCGGCCTGAACATCAGGTCGGTCTCTGTTCGAGAGTTGACATGAAAATAAAGGAGCAAACAATATGGCGAACTCCACTCATGATACACAAACCGAAATGCAGGACAAGGCGGTTCTGGTCAGTCTGATTACGGATGAAGTCAAACGATCTGGTATTAATACGGAATACTCGTTGGATGAGTTAGTGAAACTGGCTGAGACAGCGGGAGTTGAGGTACTGAGCGTCCTGACACAGAATAAGGAAGCCAAGGACTCAAAATGGTTTATTGGTAAAGGAAAAGTAGAGGAATTACGTGCAGTTGCTGAAGAATTGGGAGCGAATACAGCAATTTTTGATCAGGAGCTCTCGGGGGCCCAAGTACGGAATCTGGAAGAAAGTCTGGATCTCAAAATTATTGACCGTACACAGTTGATTCTGGACATTTTTGCTCAACGTGCAAAAACCCGGGAAGGTATTATTCAGGTTGAACTGGCGCAGTTGTCATATTTACTCCCCCGTTTGTCTGGACATGGCAAAAACCTCTCGCGTCTTGGCGGTGGAATCGGAACACGTGGTCCTGGTGAAAGCAAGCTGGAGACAGACCGTCGTCATATCCGTGACCGAATCAGTGATCTGAAACGCCAATTGGAGGAAGTGACCCGTCACCGGTATTTGCACAGGGAGCGCAGACAAAAGAGCGGTATTGTTCAGGTTGCACTTGTTGGCTATACCAATGCGGGCAAATCGACGCTGTTGAAGCAACTGACAGCAGCCGATGTATATATTGAGAACCAACTGTTTGCGACGCTGGATCCTACCTCCAGAACAATGGAACTTCCGAGTGGAAAAGAAGTTATTCTTACGGATACGGTCGGTTTTATTCAAAATCTTCCTCATGATTTGGTGGCTTCCTTCCGGGCTACTTTGGAGGAGGCGAATGAGGCACATCTCATTTTGCATGTCGTGGATGCGTCTTCGGATATGCGAGACGAACAGATGAAAGTTGTAGAGACGATCTTGCAGCAGCTAGGGGCTGCGGACAAGCCTCAGATCGTATTATTTAACAAAAAAGATGCCTGTACTCCTGAGCAACTCGAAATGCTTCCTTCCGGGGAGGGTTATTTGAAAATCAGCGCTTTTGATGAAGGGGATTTGCTGGGCATTCGCGAACTGATTCAAGAGCATCTGAGTGGTGATACGCTGAGATTTCGTATTCCTGCGGAACGTGGAGATTTAACATCGGTGCTTTATCGAATTGGAGATGTACTACTGACAGAGTATGATGGCAATGATGTCATTTATGAAGTTGAAATTCAAAGAGGCGAGTACGAAAAGTATGGTCATGCGCTCAGCGAGTTCACAGAAGGTTAACATCTAATGATGTTTTTGGGTCAATAAAATGATAATGCTCATCGTTCAAAGTGAACAATAATATAACATGAATAGCCTAAGGCTGCGTAAGAGAGAGGGTCAAGAAAGTAAATGGTAGTTTTTAGTCCAGAAATACAGCAAATTCAGGAAACGGCAGAACATAAAATACAAGAACGTATACAGCACATAGATCATATTGTAGATTCAAATCAGTGGAAGGTAATTCAGGCATTCCAGCGGAAGCAAGTGAGCGATTTCCACTTTGCGGGTTCGACGGGATATGCTTACAATGACCGGGGACGTGAGGTGCTGGAAGAAGTCTATGCGGAAGTGTTCGGTGCGGAGGCAGCGTTGGTGCGTCCGCATTTTGCTTCGGGTACTCATACAATTGCCACTGCTTTATTTGGTGTGCTGCGTCCAGGGGATGAACTGTTGTACATTACTGGGAGGCCTTATGATACCCTGCATAAAGTGATTGGTAAGCCCGGCGACGGAACAGGATCATTGCAGGATTTTGGCGTTACTTATGGAGAAACCTCACTGACAGCGGAAGGTAAAGTGGACTGGGAAGCAGTGAAGGCTGCGATCCATGACAATACCAAAGTAATCGGTATTCAGCGCTCACGCGGTTATGATTGGAGAGCTTCCTTTAGTGTAGCAGATATTGAAGAAATGACAGCACGTGTGAAGGAAATAAAACCTGACGTTATTGTCTTTGTTGACAATTGCTACGGTGAATTTACCGAGAAGCTGGAACCTACTCAAGTCGGTGTCGATTTGATGGCAGGTTCGTTAATTAAAAATCCCGGTGGTGGCATTGCAGAAACGGGTGGATATATCTGCGGCAAACAAAAGTTTGTAGAGCTGGCATCGTACCGATTAACTGCACCTGGAATTGGTGGAGAAGTAGGAGCCATGCTAGGTACTACACGAGGCATATTTCAGGGACTATTCCTTGCTCCAACACTGGTTGGGCAAGCGGTTAAAGGGAGCGTATTCGCAGCTGCGGTCTTTGAAGAGATGGGATTTGAGACCAAACCTGCCTGGCATGAAGAGCGTACGGATTTGATTCAGGCTATTTCTTTTAGTGGACCAGAGCATCTAATTGCTTTTGTACAGGGCATTCAGCGTGCGGCTGCCGTGGATAGCCATGTGGTGCCGGAACCGTGGGATATGCCGGGTTATGAGCATCCAGTTATCATGGCTGCAGGTACGTTCATACAAGGGGGAAGTTTGGAACTATCCGCAGATGCTCCTATTCGTGAGCCTTATATTGGTTACATGCAAGGGGGGTTAACCTACTCTCATGTTAAATTTGGAGTGCTTATGGCACTGCAAACGATGAAAGAACGTAAATTATTGTGAGTTTTTCTAACATGTCATTGACACTTTGCATCAGCTAAATGTACAATAAGGTGTATAATAGATCACTGGAAGGTTGATGACAAATGGGCGACGAAATTCGCAGAAATATGGCCTTATTTCCAATAGGTATTGTCATGAAGCTAACGGACTTGTCAGCGCGTCAGATTCGTTATTATGAACAGCATAACTTGATAGTTCCTGCCCGTACATCGGGAAACCAACGTCTTTTTTCTTTTAATGACGTAGAGCGTCTGCTTGAAATTAAGGCGTTGATCGAGAAGGGTGTTAACATTGCGGGAATTAAACAAGTCATGAATCCGGTTACCAAGGAATCGGAGGAAGCTACGGTTATTACTGCAGATACGGAAGTTAAACGCCGTGAAATGTCTGATACTCAGCTTCACCGCTTGCTGAAACAACAACTTGTTGCAGGCAAAAGGCCAGGACAGGTATCCCTGATCCAAGGTGAATTATCACGGTTCTTCAATAAGAGATAATGTCTTGACTTACCTCTTGGTATAAGGTTGCCTTACTTTAAAACCTGGTCTCATCATTTAAGTAATTTATTGAACAACTGATTCGTATATAGTCATTACAGAAAGGGAGAGGTTAGAGTGAGTTATAGCAGAGAAGATATCCTTCGGATTGCGAAAGAGGAAAATGTTCGTTTTATTCGTTTGCAATTCACAGATTTGCTGGGTACTATTAAGAACGTTGAAATTCCGGTTAGTCAACTGGAAAAAGCATTGGATAATAAAATGATGTTTGACGGATCTTCTATAGAAGGTTATGTGCGTATTGAAGAATCTGATATGTATTTATATCCGGATTTGGACACTTGGGTTGTATTCCCTTGGGTAACCTCAGATCGTGTAGCTCGTTTGATCTGCGATATTTACAAGCCGGATGGAGTCCCATTTGCAGGTGACCCACGGGGCATCTTGAAACGTGTACTTAAGGAAGCCGAAGAGCTGGGATACACTTCGATGAATGTCGGACCCGAGCCTGAATTCTTTTTGTTCAAAACGGATGAAAAAGGCGAGCCGACTACAGAACTGAATGACCAGGGCGGGTATTTTGACCTGGCTCCGATGGATCTGGGTGAAAACTGCCGTCGTGAAATTGTACTTAAGCTTGAAGAGATGGGCTTCGAAATTGAAGCATCCCATCATGAAGTTGCACCTGGTCAGCATGAGATTGACTTTAAATATGCAGACGCGATTAAAGCTGCGGACCAGATTCAAACGTTCAAGCTCGTTGTTAAGACGATTGCTCGTCAGCATGGTTTGCATGCTACCTTTATGCCAAAACCTTTGTTTGGTGTAAATGGTTCTGGTATGCACTGCAATCAATCGTTGTTTAAGGACAATGAAAACGTATTTTATGATGAAACGGACGAACTCGGA